TTCCCGCTAAGTTGTTTTCAAATGTATAGCTACCAGTTTTATCATTTCTGATTGTAATCTCAGAAAACACTGGCTCGATTCCTGATGAACATCCCGCAATTAAACTTATTGTTCCTGTTGGAGCAATCGTTATAATAGTAATGTTTCTGCGAGGCTTAAACAACTTAGAACATTCGGCTGGAATACCTAATTCTTTACCGCGTTTTTCTGATTCGTCTAAGGCAATATTATAAATAAAATCAAGTATTTTTTCTAATTCTTCAATGGCTTTTTCAGAACCATAGGCGGTTTGAGTCATTAAAAGATAATCTGCATATCCCATTATTCCTGGGCCAATAGGTCTATTGTCAAAACTCCATTTTTCGATTTCTTTCGTTGGATATGTGGTTTTGTCAATAACATTATCTAAGAATTCAACAGCCAGTCTTGTTGCAAGATCTAATTTATCCCAATCAATTTCTTTATTTTTATTTAGAAATTTACTTATATCCAACGAACCTAAATTGCAGACTCCATTAGGAGGAAGTGGTTGTTCCAATCTGTAATCTCTTATTGCTAAGAGTGTCGGACTATATCATAACTCATTTAGAGTTTTCGGCGCTATTTGACGGATTATTGATTAAGCTTCTCACCATCTAGTCTCTGAACCTTCACGATACTTTTATGCTATTTATCGTGCTTGGCTGCTGATTGTCCACTTGGGATTTCCAGCAATTCACCGAATTTTTAACGTGATCCAAACTATCACCTAGAACACGGATTTGTTCCAAATATTTCTTGTCCAACTTCATTATATGGAGATTTATCTATCGCTCCTTTAAAAAGAAAAGCTGGTTCTCCATTTCTCCATGCACCATCAATAATTAAATCATATACTGTTCGTGCGTCATATTCTTGATATTTTACTCCATCAAATTCCGTCCAGAATTTTTCTCCATTTTTTACTGCATTCATAAACTTATCATCAACTACTACAGACATATTGGCATTAGAAATACGTTTTTCTTCAGCCTCTTCATTTTCACCATGTTTGGCATTAATGAATTTTATAACATCTGGATGATATACGGAAATGGTAAACATAATTGCCATGCTACGGAATCCTGCCTGAGTCATAGCTTCTGCGTCATGTGAAATGGTATCTGCGAATCTAATTGGGCCACCAGCATATCCATGAGTACTACCTGCTACAGAATTCCCTTCTGGTCTAATTTTAGTTAGACTAGTTCCACATCCACCACCTTTTCTAGCAATAAGAGCAAAATCAAGTTTTGTTTTAAAAATACCCTCAATTGTATCTGGGAAATCAACTACATAGCAAGCACTTAATCCTGCACCTCTTTTGCCAGCGTTAACCAAACAAGGAGAGTTGGGCACAAAGTATGTATTTAAAATCATTTCTCTTGATAATTCTTTATTTTTACTATCAGGGATTACATTATTAATTACCCTGTCTACCAATTCTTCCCATGAACTTTCACCCACATCTTTATTATAGTATCTTTGTTTTAAAATATTTTCTGCTGTTTTTGATAATTTTCTTACATTTGGAAATGTTTCTGTCAACGTCTACCTCCTTCTATAAATTTATTTTTCTAAAAATGGTACAATACGATTTACTTCTATTTTTAAATTATCTATTCCGCTTTCTGATTTAATTTTATAATCAAATTTGAAGTGATCTAAATCAATTTCTGACGAATGTTGTTTTTGTTCTGCACTTAATCCATTATCAAAATGTAGTCTTTCTACTCTAATGGATATTACTTTATCTGGGAATCTTGCTTGGGGAAGATAAATTTCATTTCGGAACCGGCAATCACAAATTATGAAATAGTCAAAGTCGTTTGATAATATATCAATAATATCGCAACTTCTTTCAACCCAAAATAAAGGATGTTTTAATTCTTCCCTTACTCTTTCTGTTCCAAGTCTCTGTAACAGAGTTCTAGATTTTTCATCTTTTATACCGTTCCATCCAAGATATTCTTTCGCTATATATTTTAAATAGTCAGCATTGTGAAGAATCAATGTTCTTCCTTGTAACTTTTCTTTTAATATTTGCCCAACGGAGTCTTTTCCATTTTGTGCTTTTCCAGATACAAGTATAACTTTCATATATTATATCACTCCATATTCTTCGAACAAATGTTTTTGAGGAGCAAATTCTTTAAAATATTCTTTTTCTGCTTTAAGTCTTGCAGTAATAGCATTTTCTATTTTATTAAAAACACCCAAATGAATACCTTCTCCATTCACTTGAATTCTAGCCCTATATTTACATCTACTTTTCATCCAGTCAACACCAATTACTCCGCTAGAATTTCTTATGGATAATGAACAATTTTGTAAATTTTGTGTGTCAGTTGCAATTCTTAAATTGTTTTTTCTGTTATCTGATGGTGTTTTGTTGTCATGATCAATTTTTATATTTTTGTCATCTATGCCCATAATTAGACGATGTAAATATATCATTTTATGAGAAAAATCTCCCATAGAATATGCCTTTACATACTCCTCCGCCACAATCCAACAATATTTTTTTATTTTATCATAATCTTCTTTGTCGAATAAGAAAGAATCTCCTTTATGGTCATATCCAACTCCAAATTCTCCAGTTAGATCATAAGTATTATATTTTTTTATACTTTCAAACAAACGTTCTTTATTGAGACAGCCGCATGACTGGGTATCTCCGTTTCTTAAAGATTTTGTTGTGATCTTTACAATTTTGCCATCACAGTCACATTTGCAAAGCCAGCAAGTTCTTCCATAATAATTATTTTCACATCGTTCTAAAACTAATAATCTACCAAAACGTTGACCTTTAAGATCAATAGTTCCTTTATTCATTTATAGACCATCCCTCAATAATACCAATAACCTCTTGCCAATTATTCGCCCTTGGAAACCAATCAATATTTTTATTGTGTGGTTGGGTAAATAAAATACCAATACCATCAATATTTAATAAATTTTTAGGATTATCGTCAACTAAAAACTGGCACTTTATGAGGGACTTATCTGTTGCGATTACAACATCATCATCACTTTCTATAAAGCCATATTTCTTAAGCCATCTATTTTTTACGTTATCTGGATTATTTACAGATATAAAAATTATACGATATCCTTGTGATTTCAAATAAGAAAGAGCATGTGCTGATCCGCAAATTGGTTTTGATTTTTCAAATACTTCTGGACGATTTACATATTCTAAAATGGCATCTCGTGCTTCAGACTTAACAAAGTCTTGGATTCCCCATGACGTAATTTTATCTACTGTAAGATTGTCGTTAAAATCTTTGTTATACATCCTCAACCAAGATTCCATGGTGTCGCTCGTGACCATATCGTAATCAAACGCTATTATCATACCACACCCCTAACTCCATCAAATACTAACACTCTCTTCCACTTCAACTTTAACCCCAAATCCCTAAACTTATTCTCTAATCCTAACCTTCTCACCCACCTCTTAACAATAAACATATCACTAAAATCCATCGCCTCAACCCAACTATCGCACCATGAAATGTCACATTCATTGGATAGTGATTCAACGTATTCTTTAGTTTCGGGGTTATACAGAAATATTAATGTTTTGGATTTCATCTTTTTTCTTCTTTCTTTTAATAGATTTATTTGCCTTATCTACGACCCAATTTAAAAAATTATCAATAGTTAAGTTCTCCTTTGCGATGTGTTTTTCTTCCATACATTGTGAAACTAGTCGAACTAATTTTTCTGCCAAATCAGTTTCTTCATCTGGTGTCATTTTGTCTCCGGTGGTTTGATAAATTCAGGATGTTGTAAGTCTTTGAAAATTTCATCAAAGAAGTAATGCCATTGTGGGAGTCGATGATTTTTCCTTTGGTTATAAACATTTTGTAACACTCTATAGTTTATTACCCAAATTCTACGTTGGAGAAATCCTTCTGGCAATAAGCATTTAATATTATCTATTGGAATTTCTTTATGTTCAATTAATCCATTTAAGAAATCTAAATAATTTTGGAATCCTACAAATTCTGTATAAATACTTTCTTCAAAATTTTCTTCTGATAGTTTTGCTTTCATTAATGTATGCATTGTTGAAGCGCTTTGTTTTGTAGTCAACCTATAAGTATCAGCTTCTTGCCACCAATATCTAGGGGCGGTAACATCCAACCAAATATAAATACTTTCTAGAAATTTTGTTTCTCCAGATTTTCCCCAAGCATATTTGGGTAAAATTTCTTTTGCTCTTTCAATGCTAGTGTTATAACTTAAAGAGAAGCCAAGTGCGGCTTCTTCATAACCATGTTCAGATAATAATTTAACATTCAATTTCGGATTCTCCTTCGCCTTTACTTAAATATTCTTGTAACAATTTTTGTAGAATTACATAAGTAATTCTACTATTCTCATCTTCATTATTTTGTAAAAAATAACCTCTATCATTAACAAAATCAATAAACCCTAAAACTTCCATCTCAACTAATTTCTTAAATTCACTCTTACTCATAATATTCTCCTCCTTCACACCACTTACAACTATAACAATCTTTCTTTCCTTCGATTAATCCTTCCCATAATTCATCACATCCAAATAAACCACAGATTGCATTTTGATGTAAACACCACTCAGGTTGAGGATATTTTTTAGCAGTTTTATACCATGGGATTCTATTGTTATAGATATCACATTTCTCTTCTATTGTTAGTCCATGAAAATATTTTGTCATTTTGATTTTTTAGTCTTTTAGTCAATATACCATCTAATAAAACAACGGTCAATAATTTGAAATGTTAATTTTAATTCGTCTTCAGTAAGTGGAAATTTATTGATAGTTTTTGATATAAAAGTATCAACGGTATCTTTAATACTATACATGTCTACTAATTCACTTATTTCATTTCTATTTAAGATCTCCATGGGAACCTCCCTTCTTTGTAATTTTGTAATTCGTGTTAATCGTATAGTTTACGAGAATTTGATGTTCGCATGAAAGTGATTTTCATTGGGTAAGCTTATCTAATCTTTGTTTCGCTAATCCGAAAACAACCTCATCGTATTCTATACCAATATAATTTCTATTATTTTTGATTGACCATTCGCCCAAACTACCACTACCCATAAACGGATCAAATATTAAATCTTTTTCGTCAGTAAAAGGCGCAACAATCCTATCAAATAATCTTAAGGGCTTCTGCCATCTAATTAAATGCCCATCTTCTTTTTTGATTCTTTCTTTTGATGTTGTAGTTAGACAAATATCGTCTATCCATGCTGTTGCTTGTTTGGTTTGTCTACCTGAAGGATTTAATCCTTTATTTTTTGTAACCTTGTCTACTTGAATTCTTTCTGGATAAAATTTCCAATCTTTACCATTGCAGAAAACTATAATGTCGTCATAGCATTGATGAAATTTATTTTTTGGGTGGTTTCCCCATTCATTCTTTTGAACCAAATGGTTTACAAATGTTGCTTGACGTATATTCTCAAGGGCATCTCTCACTAAATAATTTGTATGAAAATCTGTTTGAACGATAAAAATTCCATTAGGTTTAAGCAAATCGAAAAAATCATAAATCCATGAAAGGTCTTCATTTTCATAGATCATATCTGCATATACTAAATCTACTTTTGGTAAACTACAGACTTTTGTATTATCTTGATTGTATATTTTATACAAATTCTATCTCCATGAATTATCTATTTTATTAAACATTTTCTCTATAATATACTGATGTGATATATCCGCATCTTTCACATTTTGCATATTCACTACCAGAATATTTTTCAAAATCGTGAGCATAAATTAAAGCACAAAATAATTGTTTTAATAATTTAATCATTTTTCTCCTAGTGAAATATTCATTTTATTAATTTAACAGCTTGTTTTTTTACGCCTTCAAGTTCTTCGTCGTTTTTAACAAGCCAATATTTTACAACAAAACTGCTATCAAAATATTCACTAGCGCCCATAGAATCTACAACCCAAGGGTTCTTGGTAATTAATTCGCCATTTGTGTGCAAATAAACATAAAAAGGATAATCTCTCATTACGCTTCAACCTTATCCATAACATTCTCCAACGCCTTAAACGACTGCCACACAGTAATAGCAGTATTCATATCAATTCTATTACTCCCATCAAATGATCTAATTGGACTATGTATAGCTTCTTCAATGAATTCATTAACAGTTCTATGTTTCAAGAATAATTCTGCTAATGTTTGAAAATCGTTTTCTTTATAAATAAGATTTACATGCATTTTTATTTATCCTTTCTATTTTATTCCCATGAAATTATCGTTTTATGGTGCATATACCCATCCACAAGAACGATCAGGATAAGTCTTTGTCTTATGTTGTGATTTCCCAAATGGAGCGCCACATGCGCCACAAGTTCCTTCTCTATAAACTGACTCACTATATGATCCGCAATATTCACAGAAATGTTTTTCTTTTTATTCTTTTCTAGAAACAATAGTATGATCGTAATTAAGCCAAGTATCGCCCCAACTTATATAACTTGCAGAACATATGGCTCCAGAATTAGAAAATGTCACATCTTATCCTCACTCATTCCATGAAATTAATTTCTTATTGTAATTAAAAGTATTTCTTTTCAGAACTACAAACTTGACACGCATCCCAATCACTATACCCATGAGGACAATTGCCTTCTTTGGGATTTTTATTTAAGAATTTAAGTTCTTGTAAAATATCCCACAAAAACTTAATAATAATCCCAGCCACACAAAAAGCTAATACAGAAAATATTGTCCAATACACCCAGTATGCCATATTAATCTCCATTAGTCAATCTTAATCAAAAAATCACCATATAAAGACCATCTTGTATCCTCTTCTATTCCCCACATAATTCCATATTTATTTCTTGCGAAAAGTGTAAAAATAGTTTCTTTATTGTCTTCCAAAAATTGCCAAAAAGTATCAGTGAGAGATCCTTGTTCTCTTTGCCAACGATATTTTTCAATATCAATTTTTACTTTATCACCTTCTTTTAATTGGTTGGTTATTTTTACATCGTATTTTCCCATTTTACTATTTCCTTTTAGTTTTTTTAGTTTTAATTTTTTTAGTTTTTTTGATTTTATTTTCTTTTGTTTTAGGTTGTTCTTCAATAGTTTCTTTTATTTGTTTTGCCTTATTTTCTACAATTTGTTTAGATCCATTTGCAATAAAATCAAAAACTCTTTCTTTATTTTCTTCTAAATATTGGAAAATATCTTTTATAGTTCGATAACATTTTTCTTTATGAAAAGGGATATTACCATATTTTGTGGGGTAAGACCCATCTATTGGTTCAAACCAACATGTGTCTTTTTCAGTAATTTCTTTATTGCAATAAAAACATATATTGCCCAATGTGCGCTCCTATAATTATAAAATAAGTTTACCACAGAAATGTAAATTTGTCAAGGTTTCTGGTAAAATTAGTTTTATTCAACACATTCTTTCCCAAGTAATGCATATGCTGCAAGCTCATCAATTACCGCGCGATGTTCTCCAATTGTTTCAGCAGTATCATAATTTTGTGCAATTTCAAAAATCCAATATAACGCAGAATCTTTACTCGTTACAACGCCTTCCTCTTTCAATAAATCATAACTTCTTTGGATTTGTTCTTGCTGTAATTTCTTTCCTTCGTCTGTCATTTTTATTATTTCTCCTTTGATTTTGTAATATTATTAAATTGTTCTTCTAGGTTATTATAATCTAATCCTAAATATTTATAAGCTTCATCTGTGGTTATTTCCTGCCAGTGACGTAATTCAAGTACACAATAATGTTTTAATCCATCAGATATTCCTTTTCTTCTAAGGATGTAAAACAATTTGGTAATGTGGGTATTGCTGTGAATCCCTCGTGCCATAGTATGCCTCTATTCTTTTTTAGGTAGGTTTTCGCTTATCATAACTTGGCCTTCTAAACAAGATGCCAAAGTTATCCAATCTATAATTTCTCTTAGTTTTTGTTTATTAACGTATTCATATCCTTTGGAAGCAGAAACTATAAATTGTAATAATTCGGTTGTTGCTTTTTCTTTGGAGAATTCTAATGCTTCTTTTGGTGTGGTCATTATCCTCCTTTCGATTAAATCAATGAAATTTGCATTTCATGGGGTAAATCTTAAAAATAGTTATTATTTTTGATATATGTTTCTATTTCGATTTTTCTACTAAACATTCTAAAAGTCGGTTTTTACCAATTTCAAAATATTTTTCATCTAATTCATACCCAATAAACTTGCGATTTGTGTTTATACAAGCAACTCCTGTTGATGCCACACCCATAGTATTATCTAAAATAACTTCTTTTTCTTTTGTATATGTTTTTATCAGATATTCTAATAATTCAACCGGTTTTTGAGTCGGATGCAATCTTTTCGAACTATGATCTTTATTAAAACGCAAAATATTTTTTGGATAACTTTCTTCATATATCTTATGTAATGCCACCATATTATTTTTATGCAAAATATCACTTACAGAAGGATTGCCACCTGATTTTGTTGGCTTATCTCTTTTCGTCATAATTGGGAAATATCTCATATTTTCTTTTGCGCCATTAGCAGTTTTTGAAAGAGAGAACACACAAATATCCTCTAGTACATTTAATGGCTGAAGTTTTGCTAATTGAAAATTACCACCTTGTTCTTTTCCCCATGTCCATTTATATCTATAATTATTTAAATTGCTCATTATTAGCATTGATGTGAATGGTTCTACTCCGAACAAAACTATTGCACCATCTTTTTTTATAATTCTATTATATTGAACCCATAATTTATCTAAAGGTATAATAATATCCCATTTTGCACCAGTTTTTTCAAAAGGTAAATCGCATAAAATCATATCAACATAATTGTCTGGAATTCTTTGCATTATATCCATACAATCACATTGTTTAATAACTATATCATCGTTTAATCTCAATATTTACCTCCATGGAATATATGTTTTATTGATTATTTTCTTGAATAGATAATTCTTCACCAAATGGATCGGTACCAAGTTTTTGTGCTTTAATTTTAAATGAATCCACTAATTCTTCAATGCAATTTTCACACAAATCAAATTTCCATCTTTCCATATCATGGGAAGAGCCATACCCAAAATCTACTTTAAAAGCATGAATGGTGTCCCATTGCCATTCTTCATATCCTTGTGGCATTTCTGGATCAAATGTTTCATTATCATAAATCATGCCACATTTATTGCAAGTAACTTTTGCCTCTACTAATTTATCTACTTTGACTGCTGTATATTCTCTCATTTTTACTCCTCTAATGAAATGGTCGTTTTATTAGGCAATGGTATTCCTAATTTTATGATTTCTTTTTCTAGTGCCTCATATTCATTACCATAGCTTTCACAAACATCAGATATATAAATTAATAATTTCTGAATTATTTGTATTAAGTCATCTCTGTCAGAAGCATAAAAAATACTGCCTTGTTGGTCTTTAAATGTTTCCATTGTTTTACCTCATGAAATAATAGTTTTATGTGGTTGGAATTCTACACAAACAATTCTGCTAACCCAACACTCACCTTCTCCAGCTTCTTCAAAATCAACTTCTACACAATAATTTTTAAGTTCGTATGTAGAATAGTTTTCTCCCCAAAAAGTAACGTCTCCAAACAATTCACTTCCAATAAATTCACCAACTTTTGAAATAAAACCGATGACTTCATTCTTTTCAGGTGTTTCGCAATATTCAATGGGAACATCGTTGTTTTTAAACAATGTAATTATGGATTCATCTGTATTTAATATTTTGATATTTGGGTTATTTTTATCAAATATTTTTATATTATGGGCATAACTTAGTTTTCTTTTTATATTCATTTTATCTCCTTTAGCTACCCGAATATTCTTCTGGATCATGTTGAACAAACCAAATCATAATTTTTCGTCCTGTTTCAGAATAAGGTAATTTAAATAATAATCTATTTACAAGACCACCAAATAAATTATAAATTAAGTCAGTAAACCAATTTCTGTCTTCGGCAAATACGCCTCTAAATTTTTTCATCTTGATCCAATAAAATTGCGCTTTCATGGGGAAGAACATATTCTACCCATTCTGAATCTTCTGGCAATTCCATTTCGCCTGTTGCTCCAGAGTAGTATTGTTCGCCAATCTTTTCATAAAGACTAGCGTTTTCGTAATCACCCCATTCATTGTAATCATCATCGAAATATTCACCAGTAACAATGTCTCGAATCATAAAAAGTTTTTGCATTTTTATCCTTCTTCCGTTTCTCTATAATCCTCATAAAACTCTCGTAGTCTTTCGGCAAGATGAGAATCTAAAGTATAACATTCTGCTTCTGTTGGATTTTTGCCAACATAATTCCAACTAGATTCTATGCCTTCATTTTCTAAACATAAATTAATTTGCTTGTTTTCATTTCGAAAACAAAGCCATAAACAACCGTCGTCACCATAATATATAATTGGATTTTTCATAAAATCTCCATTTCATTCAAGCGTTCTAATCGTCTTTGTAAAACTAGTTTTTTCCTTTCAATATCCGAATGAAAACACCAAGCGGGGAAATGTTCTTTACTACCAAAAAACATATTTAAGGCATCTTGATTGCTAATATTTATATATTTGTCTCGAACAACATCTAAAGCATACAACATAGATTCGGAATCTATTTGCAAAATATTAGATAATTCATATGCTAAATTATGAATCACTCCTTGTCCACAAGCTCTATGCATAATAATAGAAATATCTTTTAATGTAACGTCTGTATAATTTTCTTTTCTATATTTTTCATTAGCATCAATAATATTCAATTTCTCAGTTCTAAGTTTGACAGTTGATTTATCTTCCATTTTTATAATCTCCTAGATTATTTATATCATACTTTCTTTATCTTGTCAATACCCAAATCCCCATGAAACTTCAATTTCATTGGGAAATTTTTTCTTCCTGGTTCATGTTAGCCAACAATTTAACCCCATCCTCTTTAAATCTATACCCATACTCGCCGGTTTTTGGATCTGGGACAAATTCTGCAAATCCTAATTCTACTAAATAATCCAAATCTTTTACTAAATGTTGCATCCCTTTATATTTCAGGCTTATTTTCTTGTTTCTCATTGATCATTTTCTCCTATGTATTATTTACCATATCTTCCACTTGATCTCGTGGAGGATATTTTGTTTTATTAAAATCAAAAAATGTTTCTGTAACTTTGTATGAATGTTCAATATACCCTGATAAATATTTATCTTTATCTTTTTTAAAATGATTATAAGCGTCTTCAAAGTTTTCGAAATCTTTTATTTCTACGGAATTTTCTTTTCTTCGGCAAACCGTGTAGTTTTCTTCAGTTATCATATATCACCTTTCTTAAATAGACTCAATTGATTCAACGCTAATAATTTCTCCACCATCTTCTACTAAACCAAAAATACCCTCTTCTGAAATTAGGTTTCTAACCATTTCTTCAAAAGTCATCCCCATACTTTCTAAATCTTCAGGGTTGCATAAATTTAATAATTTAAATTTTACCGTAATTATTGCGTTCATTCTTTTCCTTTTTGTATTTTACAAATTTTGTAAAGTGTATACATAAACCAATCTTTTATTTCTTGTTTTGTAAGCCACCACCATCCAGACAAAGATTCTTTATAATTTTTTCTCAAATCTGAGGATCTGCTATCTTCTAAATTCCAAGGATAACAATTTCTACAAATCAGGGGAGACGCTTCAATAGGGTCGTCTGGTCTATCTTTTTTATAAAGACTATTTATTAATTTATTTCCATAAATGCAGCAAGTACAATACACATGATGTCTTTCCATTTTTACCTTTCTAGTCCATGAAACATTTATTTCATGGTAATATATTTAATGCATTGAAAAACTGGGATTATCATCTTCGCTTTCTAAATAATAATCTTTTATTCCAGTGCATCTTTCACAATTACATATTGGGTGCAATTCTTTATTTAGTCTATCAATTTCATTTAATAGATCTGTAATAATGTTTTCTTTTCCTTGATTATCTCGACGTAAGGCTTTATACATTTTTTGTGTAAACATAATTATCCTTTCTCAACCCCATGAAAACTTCATTTCATTAAAAACTGATTAATTTTTTTATTATAAATTGAAGCTGTGAACATTTCTGAGAGTTCATCCAAAGTATAATTGGAAATAAACTCATGACTTAAATGTTTTACATATTCTTCAATATTATCGCTATTTACTATTTTATTGAAATTTTCTTTTATATTTTCTTTTATTAATTCTGACAATTTCATTTTATCTCCTTTTTATTTTTTGTGCCATCCAATGAAAATACCACTTTGTGGGGGTTAATTAGCTAAAATTGATGCTAAAAACAGCAAGCCCACAATCAAAAACCATTGTTTTTTAGTGATTTCGTTTACATTCATAATTATCTCCTTATTTTATATAATAAGTTATTATTCGTCGTCTGTCAAGGGTATTCTATTATCAGTTTTATAAAAACCTTTTCCATTAAAGACAGCAGGTGTAGCAAAGAAAATTCTTTCCAAGTGTTCACTCCTACATTTTGGACAATAAACTTCCCATGATTCTGACATTGGACGAAAGATAGAAAATTTGGTGGAACATAAGGTACATCGGTATTGGTATTCGGGCATAGGGTCTCCTTTGACTAAATTATTCCGTATTCTTTAAATAGATGACGTTGTGAAGAAAATTCTAATCCAAAATATTCCAACTCAGCTTTTAATCTAGCTTTTATTGCATCTTCCATATCACCAAATTCTCCTAAAGTAATCCATCTATGATTATATGTTATATATGCTCTATATTTTCCACTTCTATCAGACCAACAAACTCCCATTACTCCGCTAGAATTATTACTTGGTCTAGTTCTGTTTCTAGAATTTTGTTTAGGAGAAGCGATTCTTAAATTAAATTTTCTATTATCATTTCTGTGTCTATCAATATGATCAACTTGAATAGATGGATCTTCTAATCCGAGAATCATTCTGTGCATTAATACTTCTAATCTTGGATGATAATATCCTGGAATATTTGTTGATAAATAATTATCTTGATGCATATACCAACAATAGTCTTTGATTTTATCATAATCTTCTAAATCAAAATAAAATTCTTCACCTTTTAGGGTATAACCTATTCCGTATTCTCCAGACAAATTATATTCATTATATTTCTTTTGTCGCGTAGAAGCCATTAAATTTCTATAACACCCACAAGAATGTTGTTTTTTTATATTTCCTGCTCTTACGGCCACCGGATCACTTTTACAATCACATTGACACAACCAAAATGTTCCAGTTTTTACCCCTTCTGGTCTTTCAGTCCTATGAAGAACTACCAACATTCCAAATCTTTTTCCAGTCAAATCTATTAAAGACAATTTAAAATCCTTTCATCCATGTTTTTCTTATACCAGCATTTTCTTCTTTCAATGCTTGGTTATATGCAAATGGCTCTGCAAGCAATAAAACTCTTTCTTTCCCGCGCGTGATGAGTGTGTAGAGCATAGGACGTGATAATAAAAGAAAGCCATTATTATCAATGATCCCTATAATTACTTTGGATTCACTCCCCTGGAATCGGTGTGTGCTGAGGCAATAAGACAATTCTAATTTCTTTAAATCTCCTTTATAATATGTTGTAGTTTTTTCAGGGTAAGTAACTTCTAAGAAATCTCCACCTTCGTCCTTACCAAAACTTGTAATTGTTCCCATATCGCCATTAAAAGTTTGAGTATCGTAATCATTGAAGGTGTGGATTACCCTTGCACCCAATTTGAATGTTTTATTATCTCCATATTTCATCATTGCTACATCATCGCCAATCAAAATATCTTGTATTTTTTTACTAATTTCACGACTACTATTAACACATCCTTCTCGTCTCGTAGTCAAAATATAACAATTATCTATACCAACATCTTTGATTGTTTTTAAATATGTTTCAATAGCAATTCTATTCAACTCATCCCTATCACTACGGAACATAAAAACCATATCTCCGTTCAATCCGTGAGCTTCTTTAAATGAGGGTGTTTTGATGGGCGATATTCCGTCTCTAATTTTATTTGCATCTACAACAATTCCAGAATCCTCGCTTTGCCTTAATATTTTTGTAAGTTTATTTACATCAAAAATATCTTTTTCAAGTATATCCGAAAAAACCGCTCCTGCTCCTATCGCTGGAATTTGAAATGGATCTCCGCATAGAATAAGTTTAGAACCAATCCTCATTGCGGAAATAAAATCATAAAACAAAGAATTATTCGTCATCGACATTTCTTCTACTAAGTTTACTTCATATGGCATTCTGAAATCTTTATTGTAAACAAAGGAATTAAGTCCCTTCGCTCCCAAGGCTCGGTGGATTGTACTGCTGGCGAATCCCGTGATCTCATTTATTCTCTTTGCAGCCTTTGCTGATAATGCCACACAAACCATAGAATGATTTTTATAAATATTTAATAGTCCTCTTGTGAGACTTGTCTTCCCTGTACCTGCCTTTCCTGTAATTAAAGTAAGATTTGATTTGGTACAATTTATTAAAATTTCTCGTTGTTCTTCGGTATAATTAAATCCCAATTCTTTCTCAGCATTTGAAATTCCATTATCAATTTCTTCTTGCGTTAATACAATTGGTTCGCTATCATTTATCTCTTTTAGGATTCTATAAATTTCTTTTTCGACATACCAACAATAATTTAAACCAATCTTATCTCCTTCAATATGTAAAAATGTTTCATATTCTTCTTGCTCAGACAAAACCTCTTCAAACAATTCTTCACATTCAGAAATAGTATTATTTATCTTTTCAGACAACTCATTTTTATAAATAAAAGTATGCCCATCGCTTTCACCAACTTCTCTTAAATGATTTTTGATAAAAGAAATAATTCTCTTTTTTGAAGTCCTAAATTCAGGATTCATCCCAACTGCGATACCGTCTACTACCTTAAATGAAATTCCAGGAATGTCACTCAATAAATAAGGATCATCCAAAATCTTTTCCTTCAATATAGTAGGGTTAGGTTCACCGCCTAACAACTTCCTAATTTTTGAGAAGGAGATCCCAAGCGGAACCAAAAGACTAAGGATGTCCGAAATCGCATAATTATCCAACACCTTACTCTTAATATTCTCAAAAGTAATTTCCTTAATCCCCTTCGTCTTACCTAAATCAATTTCTCCTTCTCTACCATCCACAATCATTTGAACAACATCAGGGTATTGTTCTAAAAGTGTTTCTGCTTGCAAAGGTGTACAAACAGACTGAAGGAATTTTTTCTGATCATCAAGACTTTTTGGCATCGGCTGAGTGACAGAAATGGGAACATAATTATAATTTTTATATTTTTTTGAAAACTCTAATTTTGCCTTAACCTCATACTCCGTACCCATATTCAATCTTTGGGTACGGCCAGCAAGCATTCCTTCAAACTTCATCTCTGTTTTATTTGAGTCAAAGTCATAAGCTTCGGTTTGCTTAATTTCTGGGAGATATGAATCTAGCGTTCGAAATTTGTAGACTCCGTAAAAATTGTCTTCGTTGTAATAGAGTTCTACAATTGGAGTTATTTTGAATTCGTAGATTGTTGTAGTGTCCAAGTTTTTGTCCTTTTGGTTTAGTTTTTTATATCTATTTATATTACCACATATCTTGTAATCTGTCAAGGGATATGTGGTAATATGTTTTATATTTATTTTTATTTTTTAAGTTTTCTATCTTCCAACCATTTGTCGTATGTTTTAAAGGATTCGGCAATCAATCTCTCATCATTTTTCTTGCACAACACAGCGATCTGTTGTCCCTTCTTTATAAGGTCTGCAAACTCATTTAATTGTGTATGCCAAACAGTAATATCCAAAAGTCCAAATGGAGAATATAAATTCACAAAAGCAAATTGTTTCCCATGATGATCTTTCTTTTTGGTAATATCTGAAATAACACCTATCACCACACACTTACCATTATCACTGCAATCTTCAATTGGGGCAATATATTTGTAAGCATTTTCGAAAGGATTATCTTTCAAGAATATAGATAGTGTTTCAAATTCCCACAACTCCTTATTTTGCAAATATTTTTCTTGAAACTCTTGAATGAACTTATTTCTTTTTTGAATTTGTTGCTTATTATATTCTACTTTTCGGACGTTATTATATCTAGATAGTTTTTCTTCTTTGTCAGATATTTTATCGAGGTTCAAATTATATTTTTCTTTCAAAATTGAAGTAGATGGTAATGATTTTACAGGTGAATATTCTTTTGATTCTATTAATGATTCTGCATAGTTTACCAAATATTCATATTTATTTTTGCAAGGAACTGCACCTGATTTTACTAATGCAACAATTTGTGAAATTGATGGTTGGGTTCGTATGACAAAATCTTTTAAATTTAGGAATTTACCATTATTGGTTTTTTCTTCAATAATTGTGTCAACAAGTTTACCGCCGATTCCTTTAATAGCTTCAAGTCCAAAAATAATTTTATTATCTTTAACAGAGAAGTTCCTATCAGAGTCATTTATGTTTGGGGTTACAATTTCTACATTCATTTTTTGTGCGTCAATGATGTATTTATTTAAAGTTCCATAATCATTTTTGTTTTGGTTGAAAAGAGCCTTAAAAAAATATACAGGGTAATGGGCTTTGAGATAGGCAGTTTGTAGGGTTAAAATACCATAAAGTTCCGAATGCGATTTGTTGAACATATATGATCCTTTAGAGGACAAATATTCACTAATTTTTTTCGCCAATTGTTTGCCATACCCATTATTAATAATTTCTTCTTCTAGTTTCTTTGCTTCTTTTTTAACTAATTTTATATCTTTCTTACCGATGGCCTTCCTGAAAAGATCGGCACCACCCATTGTCCTGCCCCCAAATTTCCTAACAAGAGCCATCAATTCCTCTTGGTAAATTATACAGCCATAAGTATCTTTTACAATAGGTAACATATCATCATGCCAAACATCTATTTCAGAAGGATTATGTTTGTATTTAATGTAATCGTCCAAGAACTCCATGGAATCTGGGCGATAAAGTGCTAAAACTGCACTTATGTCATTAATATTATCTGGTTCAAGGCGTACTAATAAATCTTTCATACCTTGAGATTCTACTTGAAAGACACCATTAGTATTCGCACTTCTCAAAATATCATACATCTTTTCATCAGATAAAAATATATCGTTGTTTGGGTCAATTTCCCATGGATCTATTTTGGTTTCTTCAAGAATGTCTTTAATAACAGATAATGTAGAAACGCCAAGAATATCAAATTTAATAATCCCAATATCTTCGGCTTTCTTTTTATCTACTTGAATTACATGTTCACCTTTTGCTCCTAATTTCATACCCATGAAGTTATAAACATTGGTATCAACAATTCCAACACCACCTGCATGTACGGAAGCATGACGAACTTTCCCTGATAATTTTGACGCTATTTTAAACAAATCTGTATATTCTGAATATTTATCTAATAGATCTTTATTATTTTCAATACATTCATCAAAAGTTTCATAAGTAAATTTTTTGGAGATTTGCTCTGATATTAAATATGGTATTCCCAATGTACGAGCAACATCTTTAATCGCTAATAATGGAGTAATATAGCTAAAATTAATAATTTGAAAAACTTTATCTTCACCATATTTCTCAGTAATATATTGAACAACTTTTTCCCGATTGTCAAAATCTAGATCAACATCAGGTTCCGAAATTCTTTCAGGATTTATAAAGCGTTCAAAAATCAAATTATATTTAATTGGATCAAGTTCACTAATTCCAAGAAGATAGCAAACAATTGAGCCACCGGCAGAACCACGACCTGGGCCGACGTACACTCCATTTGATTTAGACCAATTAATAAAATCCCATACAATCAAAAAATACCCATCAAAATCCATTTGATGAATCATTTTTAATTCATATTCGATACGTTCTTTTCGTATATTTTGTTCTTCTTCAGAAAGTTTATTAAAATTTCTTTTCGACCAACCTTCATAAGCAAGTTCTTTTAAATATTCTTCATTGGTATCAATACCTTCTGGTAACGGATAGTGAGGAAGTTTTGATGATTGAAAAGGCATCTTTACATCTTCGGCAATATCAAGTATTTTATTAGTATTTAATAACCCTAAATTTACATTATCAACACCAATTTGTGAATCCAAAATTTCATGAATTTCATAATCACTCATTAAATAACAATCTTGATAAACTTCTGTCATTGTTTCTTCATCACGAGCAATTTGTACTAATCGACCTTGATAGTACAAATCTTCTTTTGTGGCTGAATGGCTATCACAAGTAATAATAAAATCAGTATTGGTGTCTTTTGATAATTGAATAAGTTTTTGGTTATATTCAATTTGATCAGGAGTATTATGAGGCATTATTTCAAGATAAAAATGTGGGAATATAGATTTGTATTCTTCAATATATTCAATACATTTTTGATAGTCTTGTTCTCTTGAAATTTTGGAAGCTAAACACGCGGTAGATACAATAAATAGGTCTCCATATGGTTTTAACATATTCAAATCAACTCTAGGACGATAATAAAATCCTTCTAAATTTGATTTTGAAACAATTTCGTTTAAGGCTATACGAGATTTTTCATTAATACAAGTTAGAAGTAAATGAAAATATTTACTATCTTTATCCTTTATATTAATGTCAAAAGCCTCATACGCTTCAACCCCATACAAAAGACGTATCTCTGGATATTCTTTTTGGATTTCCGCATAATAAATCCAAGAATACTCATTGCCATGCTCATGTATTCCAAATCCTTTTAATCCTATTTCTTTTGCACGTTCTAAATAGTCTCTTGGGGTTGAAAAGGCATCCAAGAGGCTGTACATGCTATGGTTATGTAATGCGGTATAAGTCATATATTATCCTTTTTTAATCAAATTATAATCCTGAATGACTGATTGCGGTGAAAGAATTTGGTTGAATGAGTTCATGTTTACTTTCACAACAGCTTCTAATTCTATCCATGTCCCTAATGGTTCTTCTTCTTTTAGTTTAAGTATAGGGTCGTCTGTATTTCTCTTAAATCCCATACATTGGACTCCATCCTCATTTAATCTAAATTTGAAACTGTCTTGTTCCTTACCCATCAACTCAATATCATTAGTATTAACCCTAACACCCTTAACCAAAATACAAGGTTCTTCAATTGTACCACACCAAATACCCTTTAATTTATCTAATTCTTGCACAAAATCAAGAGTAATTTCTTCTGGAGACATAATAAAATCAACTCTATAAAATTTATCAAAATCAACATCTTTCAATTTTTCATTCATAAAATCAATTGCTTTTTTGATATTTTGTTTTTTCAGACCGACCCCACTGGCTCCCATATGCCCTTGTACGAAATCAAATAATTTCGTCTCTTCAATAAATTGTTTGAAGTTTTCAATAGGGCTATTATTATAATTTCTCATAGAACCAGTATAATAATCTGCACTTCTTTCTGATTCATGGATAAGGATACAGGGTTTGGAATATTGTGATGCGAGCTTCATCGCTACAAGCCCCACGTAATTGCTATCCAATCCATTACAATTTGCAAATAAAACCTTATTATTATTTCGATTATATTTTTCAATATCTTGATTAATAATTTCTAGTCCTTTATCAATCTCACGATTTTGTTTTGCACGTAAATTTGTAGCGACTCTTGCTACTCTTGTATAAATATCTTCTTTGACGGTTTCAGTTTTACTATTCTTAGTATAGTCAAAATCTTGATCAATTTGGCAAAAGGCTTCGAAGAGATTCTTTTTATCTTCCATTTCTCCTGCGCGAATTGTGCTATTAATCAATGGCGTTATATAAAACATCACGTTGATAATATTAACGTCTCCACCAATAGAATAATTTTGTTTATTAATAATTGACAAAAATGCTTTATTTTTAATATTAGAAAGACCTAATTCTACCAATCTACGGCATTCTTTTTCACGCAAATCCATAGAATCTGAGATTAAGGACAATGCAACCAAATCTAAATATTTATTGGCATTATCACCCCACAACTCTGAATCAAGCGCCTGTAAAAACTTATAAGTTACTGCTCCTCCAGAAAGATTAAAATTAGGATAGTTTTTGCTACAATATGGATTTACAATAATAGCATAAGGATTCTCGACGTTTTTAATGTGATGGTCTAATGAAACTACATCAACACCATTTTCTTTTAATTTTTTACAGGGTTTGACATCATTTGTGGATGCATCCGGTGTCAAAAGTAATTGAATATTTTCTGGCAATTTTGTTTTATCACTAAGTCCATGTTGTTTCCCATCTTGCATAGTATATTGTAAATGAATAGATGGAAAAGCTTCTTTCAAATATTGATATAGCATTGCTGCCGAGCAAACGCCATCTCCGTCACAATCGACCAGAATACAAATATTATCATTGTTTTCAATATGTGTCAATAGGCATTTTACCGCTTCATCCATATTATCTAAAAGTTGATATGGATATAAGTCGGCATCTGTGGTTTTTAAATAGTGCTTTGGTTCAGATACCCCTCTATTTATTAGGATTCTATCAACCAAATTGTAACTATTATCATTACTAAAATTTATATTATTTTCAATTAATTTATATTTCATTTATTATTTTCCATTCTATTATTTAATTTTATAAACATTATTCTTACTCAAAATTTCCCACTTGCTTTTATTATCCATAGGCGATTCCTTCTCCCCCAAAATCCCATCTGTATCAATAATAGCATAAATAGGAATTCCATCTACAAACATATTTGCTTTTTCTTCCAATTCTTTCTGAGTCACGTCTTTATCAAACGCAAAACAAATCTTAGCATTAAGACGTGAAAGCATGTCTATCTGGCGCTTACCAATCTTTTTCCCGCCTATCCCTACACTATTCTTAACCCCATAAGACCATAATTGTAAAACGCTCTTCTCTGATTCTCCAACAAAGATTTTACCACTTTCCTTAATATAATCATGTGTTTTATTTAGACCAAAAAGTATTTTATTTCTAGGGCATTTATAAAGATAAATATATTTTTGGTCATATTCAGAAAGTTCTTCTTTGAATAGTCTTGCTTTAATCGAGACGAGTGAATTTATTTCATCAAATATCGGAATCGTTAGCCTATTACTTTCTTCGTCGTAACCTATTAAAAATTCCTTCTGACAGTCATAGCTTATTCCATCCTTTAAAAACATATCGTTTACGCAGGGAGTTTTGTAATATTTTAAAATGTTCTTATCCAAAACCCTAATAGGTGTATCATCCTCTTCCTCATCATTAATTTTCATCTTCATCAACATCTTTGTAATCCTAAGACTCTCAGGTAACTCTAATGTCGGCTCATGATAATAATCTAAACCTAACACATTACAACACCACAACATCGACTCAAAGAAATTACATTGATTTATAAATCCAATAAGAGAAAAAATGTCAGTTCTTTCTCCCATGTCTTTAGTATAATTTACAACATTTAAAAATTCGTTATTGTATAGGGTTATTGCTTGAGGATTATCAGAAGGAGGTGGATTACCACAAGTCCAATAACCAGAGTGTAGTTTTATATGTTGACAACCCAACTCTTGTAGAATAAATTCTACTTTATTATTTTCAATGATATATTCTTTAAGTTGATATGAATCCATGGTTGTTGGGTGTCCTTTCTATAGGGTTATTGTTTTTGTGTATTATTATATTATACCATATTGCTCGTACAAATGTTGTTGTGGGGCGAATTCGCCAAAATAAAATTTTTCTGCCTTTAGTCTTGCCTTAATTGCTTCTTCAAAGTCATCAAATCTTCCAAGATTAATTCCTTTTCTATTTATGGTAATCCGAGATGTCCATTTGTTATTTTTTAAATCCCAAGAAATTCCAATTATCCCAGATTTATTATTTTTAGATAAATTTGAATTTTTGCGTTGTCTCCATTCTTACAAATACGTAGATTATTTTTTCTATTATCTAATTTATTTCTATTTATATGATCTGCAACAAAACCTTTTGGAATATTTAGTATTATTTGATGTAAATATCCATTTTTACTATCGGGATTATTGGTATATGTATATCCATGAGGATCTATATTCCAATAATGTTTTTCTATTAAATGAAAATCTTCTTTATCAAAATAAAATTCTCTACCATCGTCCACATATCCTATTCCATATTCGCCAGATAAATTATATTTATTATATTTTTTATGTGCGTCACCAATTAATTTCGCCACATGTTTTTTCATACAATCCTTGCAACCAATTGTCTTTCCTCGTATCAAATATGAACTTCTTATATTTTCTATTGTTTTATTTTCACAAGAACATTGACATTCCCAAATAACTCCTTTATTTTTATCTCTACCATTTTCTCTTATAACAGTTAAATTTCCAAAAGTCATTCCAGTTAAATCTTTAAAATTATGAGGTATTTTATTTGTCATAATTATTTCCTAAATAATTCCCCGTCCTCCGACCATTTATTGAGATTGAGGTCAAGACTAAAGAGCAAGTTTTTCTTTGCACCACTACGAAGTTTGTCCGTTACAAAACAATAATATCTTTTGTTCAAATCCAAACTTCTTTGACATTCCTCTCCCCAATCCCCATTATTAGATTCATAATTAATATAATAATATTTGTGAAAATCCTTAGATTCAATTTCTTTACATAAGAATAAAGTATCAAGAATATTTTTAATTCCTTTTGAGGCAGCTATCGTCATAGAATTTAATTCCATGGGTTGCATCATATGGGCATCTGGTGTAAGCTGAATACTGCCATAAATATAAATATTTAGTTGATTTGCCAATTCTTTTAATTTAGTAGTTGTGGCAATTAAGCTTGCCCACTCACCAAGAGCATTTGTATCATTCTTTAAAGTATCATAGAAAAAATAATCAATTGAATTGGTCATATGTGCTTTAGTAATTTCAAAATTTAAACTCTTATCATCATATGCCATAGAAACATCTTTTGCATAAATCAATCCTTCGGTTTCTTTTTCAATCCATTTTGCCACTTTCATAACTTTTCTATATTCAACAGACTCAACCATTAATCTTTCTTCAAAATCTTCCAAAGATTCTATATTATTTCCGTTTTCGTCTCTTTTTCGATAAATAAATTCCCCATCTTCTGACTTAAATAAACCAAGTGTGATTTCCTTCTCTTTTTTTTCAATTTTAACACCAGTTAATTTTTGAAAGCATTCATTGTTTAAAATTGTGACAAGAAGACAATATCGCATCTCAGAAATGCTCATCTCGTTAAGAAGAATAAAAACTTTTTTCTTCAATATAAGCGCAATATATGCAATGATTGTAAACATAAAACGTGATTTGCCAGCATTACTAAGCATACCAACACACATTGCTTGTTTTAGCCTAATGCCCCTAAGCATATCGGTTACGAGAGGGTACTGCAAAGGAAGTCCCATGTCGGGGTTATCAAGACAGTTCATAATGACACTTGACATGTTCTCGTTCAAAATTTCTATATCGTTATCTTTCATAATCACTGTGCGTACTTTGTCTACGCGAGTTCTGATCAGGCGATAAATATCCTCTGGTGAGAAAATATTGAATTTTGAGTGATCTAAAATTTTCTCAATAGCGTACCCGTTCCTATGATACTCGCGGCACAATGAAAATTTCTTCATTGTATCAAAGTAATTTTTAAAATCATCAACAGATGCTAATTTCATCCATTCTTCAACAGTTTTCCAACCACCATATTTTTTATACGTTTCGAATCTTTCTTTATCTTCCATCATGTATAAATCAATGTTTGATTGATTGTTGAACGCATCAGGCATTTTCTTAAAAATAATTTCAGCATGATCGTAAAAAAATTTACACGAGGGGTCGCTTATGTCGTACTTACTTTTTATATAAAAAGCATATTCTACAAGTAATTCTGGTTGCTTATAAATTGAACCTATCACCAAAATCTCATTAGGTACATTCTTGATTCTTTCTTCGATGTCACTCAAATTTAAATCTCCTCAAGTATATTTTCTATGTTATTTTTTTCTTTATTTGTATTATATATTTTCATATAATCTATTTTTAATTTATTTTCTTCAATAATATTTTCTTTGGTGCGAGTATTTACTTCTTGCATTTCTTTCCACTTCTTATAACTACTATACTTGCTTAAAAGCACTGAAATATCATAAAACATCCTATTCAAACCTTCCATCCCTTCGCCTTTGCCAACCTTCCATTGATTAGTTCTATCCAAATAACCTTCTTTCCTTATCCACATATCTAATAAATCACCTGGAGAAATGGGTTCGGTTATATTTTTATAATGACCATTAAAAATTTCTTCAAATTTAATGAAGAAGTGTTTGGGTTTATAGGTTAATTCATATCGTCTTACAACATACGCAAAGAGATGGTTCTTGTCAATGATATTTTTCACTTTATCACGATTTTTTTCTTGTGATTCTGTAATCATTTTTGATATTTCCTCTTGCGATAATTTTTTACTTTTACTATTCATGTGTTCTATAAAACAATCATAATGATAATAATCATCTTTATTGAAAGGAACAAATTTATCCATTTCTAGGACGATTAGGTTTTTACATTTTTTACATTTTCGAGTTGTTTTTATTTCCATAATTAACTCTCTTTTGTTCCTTTAATTCCTTTACAATAATGGGTAGGACAAACCTTTATATGCCCTACCCATTTTTTATAACAATAATCCTATAACACTACTTGCTTGAAACAACCTTTAAAATGGTCTTGAGAACTTCAATGTCAGTAAGTTCCTTGTATTTGGTAGGAACATTATGTTCTTTGAGTTCTTCCTGTTTTTGACGCTTGCCCTCTTTGTCCAATGAAGCAATCTCTTTATCAATCAAATTAATGTAGTCTTCCGCAGACTTAAGACTATCGGCATTCTCAACACTTCCCGTCTTTGCTTTTGCAACATACTTTGCGGCATCTGCATCACGTTTGGCGATTTCTTCCTTGCGTAATCTTTCAATCTCCTTTTGATCAACAGGCTTCCCAAAAGAAGAAATTACGCCTTGGTTGAATGCTTCAAGATAATTCTTCGCAGACATTTCAACCTTTTCTGGCATATTATTGAAACGAGATCCAGCATCAACGAAACCATCATTACGGAAGAAAATATAGCGAGAAGTACCTTCAAGCTTATTATCTTTAACGTTTTTAACAGTCATAAAGGTTGCAATCACATCAGCCTTGTCAGCGAAGATCTTATCAAATCGACTTTCCATATTAGAAGTCAATTGACTATAAGTATCCTCTTCGGTTTTGCCCTTGATTTCTTTAATCTTAGTATGACTAATAAAAACAAGTCCGTAACCAGCAAGTTCAAGTCTACGAATTTGATCATTAATCAAATCTTGAACCATAATATGCCCTTGCCCAAAACCGCCCAATGCAGCATTAAGAGTAAAAGCCTTTTCATTTTTACGTGCAAAATGAACCTTGAGAACCTTGTCTGAGGCGATTGAAACTAATTCGTCTACAGTGTCAATTGCTACAAGCTTAAATTCATTGTCTTCTTTATTCTCAACAAGATCGTCAACAGTTTCTACAAAGTCTTCCCATGTTGGAGTTTCGTGAGCAACGATATCACTAAGCGCCTTATAGCCCGTTTCATTTCCTGGAGATAACAACAATCCAAATTTTGTATCACCATAACTTTCTACGAGTAAGTCCCTGAAAAGCGTTGTCTTTCCAATTTTAGGGATTCCACGCCAGTAATGTCTAAAATTTGAAATGTCAACCTTAAGTACGTTCTTTGCATATTTCATATGTTAGTTCTCCTTCAAAATACCATCAATTTGAGATTGCGAATAATCTGCCTTTTCAAGCAAATTCCTAAAACACAATACAATCATATCTAACTCGTCCTCATCAGGATGGTCTTTCATTTTGATTGACGATGACACCTCGTCTTCTTTAGACTGAATTTTCATTACAATTTTATTCATAACTAGCTCCAAGCCTCGTCATCATCTTCTTTCTTTTCACCACTAATCTTGCTATCTCCGCCCCAATCTTCTTCTCCTTCTCCAAAATCTTTCTTAGCATTTTCGTTAGCAGCCATAGTTTCAATAGCCTTATCTAGTAATGCCTCGGTATATGTTTCACGATCAAGAGACTCTTTGTCTGCACCCATAATAATAAGCGTTTTGCGATATTGACCAGTTACACGATCCATGGCATTCTTTTCGCCCCAACCATCATCTGAAGTAGTTTCTTCAACAACTTCAGTATTTTTTACAGTGCGAATATCGCCCCATGTTTTCATAGCAGTGTATGGCTTGACATTTTTCTTGAAATTGGTTGCAATTTTTTCATTTTCGATAATAAATTCTGCATCTTCAACAGTAGCATAATTCACAACTTTGCCTTCTGCTACAAAAACTGAATCTTCCTTACGAACCCCCATAAACACAAAAGGTTGAGTGAATTGAGCGTCAGGTTTGAAATCAGTCGCTTCGAAATCTACAGGCTTGCATAATGAGATTTGAGTAATAACCAACTTTGAATTATGTTGTAATTCACCCTCTTTATTTGCATAATGTGAAAATTCAATATTTCCACGAATATAAACTGAAACACCATCTTGAAGATTTTCAGAAATATACTGGCACGCATCAAAAGGAGTTAAATGTTGAATATCATTAACTTCTGTACCTTTGTCATTTGTGGTTTTCTTCAAACCACAATTCACACCAATAAGAGAGAATCCTTCTTTCTTGAAGGTGCGACGATCTTTCCAAGGCACCGGCATAGTGGTGGGCTTTTCACCCTTTTCTCCGCGTTTGGAGAAATAAACATTATCCATGGGCATACCAGTAAGAGTAACGAATAATGTTTGATTTTTGTCAAATGTAACACCGAAATTCAAGGCACGAAAATCCTTACCTGTCTTTGTCTTTGTTTCCTTATAGAAATTTTCCTTAGATACGCCAGTAACGATACCCTTAATCTCAAAATTCCCACGTTGCTGCGGAAGTTCTAATCCTTTAGTTTTTGCCATTTTTATTTTTTCCTTTTCTTTTATATAATTTTATTTTTTGATTTTTATTTTAGATTTTTTATTTTTATTTTTTTATTTATTTTATATTATATAACTCCTTTTAAAATTACCATGAAATAACACTTTCATTGGGTTGTGTAGATGGTTCACCTCCTTAATTAGATTCTATAATAATGATACCAAATAGGGCAATGAGACGAAAGAAATTTACTTGCTAATAATCTTGACTGATGGTTTTACTGGCTCTTTGAAAGTAAGAGTCATAGTCATAAAACCATTTTCCATATCCCATTCAAGGGTTTCCATGGGTTTTCCTACAAGGAATGACATATTGATGCTAAATTCTTTATCAAAATCCTCGTTTTTTGTTGTACCATTAATAACAATTAATTCTTTGTTTTCTGACGTGTTTTTAACATCAACAGAAATGTCATCCTTTGCTACACCCAATACATTCAAAAGAACAAGAATTTTACCATCTTTTTCAATAGTAAAATAACCTTCTCGTTCTAGCATTGGACGATGGAACCTGTAGGCTCGTGGATCAAAAGAAAGTGTTTCGAAAAAAGTAGTTGGGAACATAATAATTTACCTCCTGTGAAATAAAAGAAATAGGTTGCCTCATTGCCCTAGTGTACCCTACAGGACTTGAACCTGTGACCCAGCGGTTATGAGCCGCTTGCTCTAACCAACTGAGCTAAGGGTACGATTCGGCATTTTTGGCAAGATGCCGTAAACTTTAATGACGATAAGCTATGCCTTCGTCAATGCTACCTAAGTCTACCACACAAACCCAAATTTGTCAAGGGTTTTAGTGATACCAATTTTATTAATATTACTAATAATTAATGACGCTTCCGTTCCTTCTGTTTCTCTCGATGTGTCTTTGGTTGCTTTGCCTTTTCTGAACGTAATTTTGCCATAGCTTCGTTGTGTTCATTCATTTGTTTGATTTGTTCGTCGGTCATAGGGTTCTCCTTTTTGAATTTATTTGATTAAATTTACTAATTCTTCTTTTGTAAGTTGTTCCATTTTAAAGTTATAAAATGTTTGACCATCTTCAGAAATTGTTGGGTTAAAGGGTGACATAACTACAACCCAATCATCTCCAAGCTTTTCTTTTACCATAGAAACAAATTTACTTGCTGCTTCTGCTGATACCCCAAAAGCATCTCGTACTGGTGCTTTTGTATCCATCATCGGAATTTGTAAATGTAAAATTTTATTTGACATATAATATCCTTTCTATAGATTTAAGTTTCTAATGAAACTCTTGTTTCATGGGGTAGTATTAATTTCTCTAATCTTATCCATAAGTTTTAAAGTTTCTTCTACAACATATTTTTCAGAAACCGTAATACTAATACTTAGTCCAGGTCTGATCAATGGGGAAGTCGCCGTGACTATCCAAGAAGTATTTCTTTTCTTTGCTTCAATTTTCTCTTCCATCTCTTATTCTCCTTTCTATAAATTTTATTTCACATGAAATTTTCGTTTTATGAGGTAATTGTCATATACTTGTGTTTTAAAACAGTCCTTGTGGTATTTATCTCTACTAATTCAATATTTTCAAATTGATTAAAATATTCTGAAAATAAAGATTCGGCTTCACCTTGCGTTTCAATATTTTGAGTTTGCCCTTTATATTTAGAATCATTATTCCACATTACAATTACATAATCTTTATATTCGTTTTCCATTTTATTCCTTTTTATAATAAGTAATAACTTACACTTTAACCTTTGTTTTATACCATAACAAGCAATATATTACCTTTTAACGCCCCATAAAATATCTGTTTCATGGGTTATCCCCAACTCCAATTATATACTCTTCCATTTTCTACACTAACCTTGACTCTATTCCCATTCACATTATAAATTATTTTTTCTCCAGTAAAGTTAGACGGGATTTGTCTATACATATATCTTAAATTATCATCTGGGTCTTTCTTTTCTTCAAATGTTCCTGGTGAAAATTTGAAATTTCCTTCCCAATTTCCACTTTTATACGCTCCAGCACTCATTATATTTTCTCCTTTTTATTTTTAATTTTATTTTAATTTATTCTAATGAAATGGCAGTTTCATTGACTATAGTTGTTTGTCGTGATAATCAAAGTCTGGATCAATTTCATCCATTTTGATTTGTACTAATTTACGAAAATTTTCATTGTCTTCTTTATCCAATATCCATAAGACCCTGTCAGCTACATTAGACGCTTCACTGGGATTGGCACTTTCCCATTCTCTATCTAACTCCAAACAAGCATAAATTTCTACGCACATTTCGTAAAGTAATTCCATTTGTGTTTTTATACTTTTTGCCATTTTTATATTCTCCTTTTATTTTTATAGACCTAATGAAATGACGCTTTCATGGAATTATTTTTGTAGTAACTCATAACTATTTTCAAAAATATCAGGCTTACAAGGATACAATTCGCCTTTAATTCCCTTAATAATATAATCACCTTGACCGGCAGTCATTTCTCCTTCAAGAGTTTTTATTTTCATAAAAACCAATCCAGAATTATGATTGACAAAATAAACATCTCCTCTTTTGATTGCGTTAACAATCCATAACGGATCTTCAGTTTGGTCTTGGTCTCCTGTCCATTTGAATGCTTCAATCTCTACTGGCAACTTTCTATATAAACTCATTTTACTCTAACTCCTTATACTCTTCATTACCACAATAGGCATCAATTTCCCAACCACATCCACTAGTTCCTGTTTCGGCACTACCGTCACCATAAGCACATGTCTTGAATTCATGATCTTCTGGTTCAACTTCCAAATCATAGAAAGCATCACTTTTTGGATCAAGACATTCAACATCTGCACCGGCAGTCATGTCGAAATGGATAGGGCTATACATATTTGCGTGCCATCCAGAAATTTGTCCAAATTCTTTTTGACGTTCAAAGAATGGATGTTTGGGGCAATAAACACAATAGCATTTTGTTTTCATATTATTCTTCCGTTTCAGCGCAATCTCTCAAAGCGTCTTCATACTCTTCCATGGCTTCTGAATATCCACTCCAATTATCTACACCATAATCTTGTAGAATACCCAACAACATGTCTGCATTAACTAATTTATTCCATTTAGCCTTACTAATTGTAACAGTCTCTTCCATTATATTCTCCTTGTTTAATATTTTATTTTTTATATATTTCCATGAATCGGGCATTTCATTGGACTAAATTAGGTGGCAACCTAACTTTAATTAATTATATTTTTCCCATTGCGATATCTGTGGGATAAGTTACTTGATTTGGAACTTTTATAATTAAGTATGCTGGACGATTTGGGAATTCCTTGTCTCCAGTCTCTTGATCAAAACCAGGAAGAATAATAATATTTCTTGATTCTCCCATAGTCTCCATAATTCGTAAAAACGGATTAAGGGCTTGAGGATATAAAACAAATCCTGCATATTTATCACTAGGATACATTACTTCAGATCCTAATCTCAAATAAAATTTTACAGCACTTTTTATATCATTCCCAAATAAATTGCCATAACTTCTTTCATAGTCAATGTGGTATGGTTGACTACCATTTGAAAATATATTATTTAAGGCGTCGTTCATTTTATCAAAATTCTTTACATTTTCCATATGTATTCACCTTTTCCTTTTCCGTTGCCACCCAATTTAACCTAATGAAATTATTATTTTATTGAAAATCCAAAAACGAAGAAATCTTTCTCCACTCACCACTCATTAATTTACGAGTGTATACTTTCTTTTCTTCTTCCGAAAAGAATGTGGCATCAGAGAAAGAACGAGAATAACATTGTGCCCTTTCATTCCAATATTGTCTCCATACTCCGCAAGAAAGCCTAGTGATAATGTATGCACTTCTTTTCTTCATGTTTTCTTTTATATCACTAATTTCTTTTTCAAGAATTTCTATTCTTTTTTCTAGTTCATTTTCTTTACTCATTTTCATCTCCTATTTTTATATTTTACTTCCCCATAAAACTACTGTTTCATTGAAACTTATTCTTCTCAAACTCTGTAATTTGCCCCTCAAACAAAGTAGGCTTTTCAAAAGCTTCCAATGATTTTTCCAAATACCATTTCAATCCATTTGGTGTGTCAGAACAAGGAGGTTGTGGATTTGCGCTATATGATACTGGATTAGAATCATCCTCACTTTTATAATGTACTTCCCTAATAGAATATTCTGCTTCCCCAGAAGGATAAACTTTTAAAACAATTCTATGATTCCAATGAGACATCTTTGACCTCATTTTGTTTCACAAACTCTTTCCAATTTTCTTTATAATTTCTATCATGTAATGGATCAAAACTTTTCATTTGCTTGAAAGAAAATTGAATATTATTATCATAACCATATTTTATTACTTTACTAATAATTTTTTCTCTTTCCTGAAAATATACACTTCTAGTATCATAAATATCTTGATCTGGATATTCTTTTCTACCAAACACAACCATAACCTTATCCCAAAAACTACAACTATCCCAAAACAATAATTGATTTAAACTAAACTTATACTCTTCGGCTTTTTGAAATTGCTTCCAAGTAATCTTATCATCAGACCAAGCATTTTGTAATTCGCGGTATCTCGCATCATCCTTCCCTGTATCAAACGATTGCATCTTCATCCTCATTTTCTTCATCTTCTGCTTCAAGAGCTTTCATTAATTCTTCCATGCTGTTGAATGGCCCAAACTCCTCATTCCATTCTTCACCACCATCATTAAACTCAACCTCACCATCTACCAAAACAGGCTGATCCAAAGCCTTCAAACATCTCATAAGATATTCTCGCAACGAATCTAATGATTCTCCACGAGTTTCCATAGGGTTTTCGGTGTAGGCGTAGATTGTTCCATCATCATTATAGAAGACTTCTCGAATAGAGTATTCTGTGTACACCTCTGCACTTTCAGGATATTCTTTCTTTACTACACGGTGATTCCAATGTGTCATACTAATCTCCCCACCAATTATATTTTTCACGCAAGGTGTCGAATAATTGGTGTTTATATTTTTCTTGATATTCATCAATTAATTTTGTCATTTCATCAAACTCTATTTTTTCTTGTTCGCCCATATTCTTCCAAACTGTATGCCTAAGTCCTTTTTCGTCAACGTAACGTTCATATTTAATTGGGTATTTATCATAATGTTTTATTGCCAAATCACTTTCAAAATCATTTGATATCAAGTTTCTACATGCTTCTAAACAAGAATTGATCTGGTCAATATCTTCTTTAGCCGATTCTTTGCAAACAAAAGTATCAACTTCCATATACTGCTTCATTCTCTTTAATTTATACTCGATAATTTCAAGAAGAAAATCACCACTCCAATCGAAATTATTCCAGAGTACTTTTGACCAATCAAAAATATTTTTGATGTTAAAGGGTAGATTTTTTATTTCTGTAATTAAGTCGTAGTGTTGTGACATATTATTTTCCCTTTCCATATTTTACAGCAAAGAAACAAGTTTCTCTACCATCCACTATAAAATGGCCAGACATAAATCCATTCAATTTATTTCCAAAAAAACTATTATTCCCCCATTTTTCTACGTCTTTACAAGGAATAATTTCTTTACCCAAATAATCTTCTCTAATTTCATAAAGACCATCTTCGTCACTAATTTCTGTAATAATAGGTTTACTCATAATTTATCTTTCTTCAACCGAATGAAATCTCTATTTCATGGTGTAATAATCATCTTTAATAATTGGTAAAATTTCTGTTATTCTTGCATCTTTCCAAAATTTACCAGATTCGCTTTCTTGCCATTCTTTATAATACTCATCATTTTCAAATTGCATAAGATAAAAATCACAATCTTTTTGAATTAAAAATGTTCGTCTTTGATAACAAGATCCCCAAACACTAACACATCCATAAACATCATTATCGACATTTAAGAAAACTTTCTCACTATTTCTTGCTGTAAGTTGATGAACCGTAACATGTGTCATTATGGCAACTCCCCTGTCGATTTATTATAATATTTTGAATCAATAGTCAAACTAATAAAAAACATTAACACAAGGAACAGAATTATCAACATATTAAAAATATTCATTTTTTATCCTTTTAATTAGTAACCGTGGTTACACTTACAAATTTTTCCCATGGTGTCCCCACTAACCATTCTTCCAAAATAAAACATCGCTCTGGAATATTTTGACGAAATCCAACCAACTTACCAGTATTTCTATCTACTACGTTTACTCCGGTTAAATTTGGATACCATCCATACTCACCATATTTTTCTTCATGGTAGGTTAAAAATCTTTCCCATTCTAGTTTAGATAATTCGATTTCCATGTTATTCTCCTATACCATCAAAACTGACATATCGGGCATTGGTTGTGAATCAAAAGCTGCATCAACTGCCTCAGATCCTTTTAACGCTTCCAAATAGATATCAGTTGTAACTTGTCGTTGATGCCTAAGCATCTCTTTGACTACAGTACTTGGAACACCCCTAAGTACAGCATTACAAGCAGTACTTCGTCTCATTGTATGTGGGGTAACTAATTTCATTTTTTCGGCATCAATTCCAGCTTTTCTTCCGGCAGATTTGATCCTTTCATAAATAGAATTGGTATTTGTAATTTGATGTTGCCCAACTTTTGAAACGATAAGATATTCAGAATTATTATTTCTGGTTTTCAAATATTCATTTACCAAAAACTTTACAGCAGGAGGCATTTTTCTTTCTTCGTATGTACCGCCTTTCCCTGGAATCCCTAAGAAATCTCCATGAACATCTGTGATAGTCAAACCAACAAGTTCTTCTCTGCGAAGTCCCATATACCCCATAAGGGCAATAGCTAATTTAGAATTTATATTTTTTGACACAGCAATCATTTTTTGAATTTCATTATCTGTAAGATATAACTTTTCTTTCGCTCGTCTTTTCTTATCATATTCTTTATCGCCAGTAACTGCGTTTACCTTAGTCAATTTAATTGGTTGGAGGATATCTTCTTGAATTTTATCATGCTTCTTTAACCAAGACGAGAAAACCTTTAGAGAGCGAAGGTGTTGATTATACGAGGCATCTTTGATTGGTAAAGAATTAAGATAATCTTCGAAATTAGACAATGTGAGTTTTTGATAATCTTCTATCGTTTCAATATTATAATGATCAAACAATTGTCCAATGCAATTTTTGTATGACTTCCTAGTATGCTCAGACTTAATAGACTTGCGATGCAAGAATTTATCTAATTCTTTTTTCTCAATTATTTTGAGTTCTTTTTTATTTTTTTCAGTAACCATGTGATGCCTCCTTTTCTATAAGATAAGTTTACTACATTATTCGCTATCTGTCAAGGGTTTTTCGTATCAATATCAATACCAACTTGATTCAAAAACGCCGTAACACCAATAGTATCATTAAAGTAATCTGTGAGCCAGTTGTCATCTTCTAATTCTAAGAGTTTCTTTGCATAATAATACATACGGTTAGACATACGTTCCAATTGATCTTGTTGCGATTTTAAAAAAGTAAGTAATTCGTATTCGTTTTGTGTAATACTAGTCTTCATATCGCAACTCTTCTTCTGCACAATGTTTATGGTAAGGTGCTTCATCAATGAAAACTGCCTTCATTAAGTCTACTGGCTTTAAGCAAGAAATACAAGTCACTTCCGACCAGTCTTCTAAAATTTTATTCTTGGTTTCTGCTTCTTCTTCGATGTGGAGTTCTTTCATCATTTCTTGTAATTCTGCGTCGGTTGGTTCAAAGTCGTCTATTGCATTTGTTGTATTCTCGTCACTATTAATATCGCCTTTCATACTTTCAATATCTAAATTTTTCATACCTTTATTGCTACTCATAATATTTTCTCCTTAATGTAAATTCAATTTTAATAAGTTTATCATACTTTGATGTACTTGTCAAGATACCAATTTAATCAAGTTCATGAAATGGTTCTTTCGTGGGGTTATAATAATTCTCTTTGCAGTCTATTCCATCTCAAAGTAACATCCATTTTAGAATTCCCAATAGCTTTAATGCGCTCTCCATCTTCAAAAACTATTTCAGCGAACCATTTTTCACTAGTTACATCCTCATAAATTTCTGGTTGTTTTTCTCTGTACTCTTCTGGCTCAACATAAAATTCAATTTCTTTTCCGCATTTTGGGCATATGCACCAATCACTACAAGTGTGCTCTGATATATGTTGATCCGTACATCCCTGAGCAAAATATACACCCCATTTTTCATATATACATTTATTTTTTGTCATTTTTTATCCTTTTTACCACATGAAATACCGGTTTCATGAATTATACCAACTAATATAAATATCATCACTAATATAATCCATTTCAACTTTATAGCCAAAATTTTCTAGTTTTTTTCTAATTTCATTGATTATTTTTGTGTCTATTAAATTTTTATCAAAATTAATAGGATCAATTTTTGCAGAATAAAATCCATTTGACGCTTTATATTTTATTTCTTTTTCTACATATTCAATAAAATCATTGATTTTTTCCAAAATTGTTTTTTCTTTTTTAATACTACCTTCTTTAGTAATAATTCTTAATTTTTCAGCATCAATCATTTTTATTTCCTTCCGGTTTCTCCAACCCATCCCAACACTTCTTACAAATTTCAACACCCTCTTGCTTCACCACAGTATCACCATATCGTTTGATGGCTTCTTGTTCGAGAATTTTGTCATTCCATTTTTTAGTATAGTGGAATGGGGTTTGGCAACAAGTACAAATTTTATAGATAGGGTTAGTTTTCTCTGCCATTTTTGTTTTCTTCACTTTCTTTAATTTTATCACAAGTCATTTTGCTTTCACATCCAAAATAATATTGCCTGTCATCCAATTCATAAATTAATTTCAAAAATTTACATCCTTTACAATAACTATCAGCCGGTTGATCAGTCATATTTTTCACCAATTTTCTTTATCCATTTTATCATCCATCATTCTATCATATTCATAATCAACCTCATCCCAAAATGCTTCTTCTTTTTCATCAGAATAGTTTTGATATGATTCTTCGTCACGAGTATCTTCTAGGTCTCTATCTAGGGGCATTTTATTTTATCCTTAATCATATAGTCTAATAGAATTTCCACATTGAGTACATTTGTATAATAAAATATTTTCATCAAATCCATTCATATAATGAAATTCAGTATGACAATGTGGGCAAGTAAGTTGACATTCTTTTTTAGTATATTGTTTTTCTGTGATTACTAATTTTGCTTTTTTAGATTTTTTCATTTATTTTCCTTTTTTTGCGCATGAAACAGTCGTTTTATGGGGTTTCATATAAACTAAAATCTACATCGGTAGGTGGTTGAGGAACTATAATGGGCATCCATCTTGCCGTACCTTTTTTGAATCCCTCAGACATGTAATAATATTTTCTAATGATACACCATCCGTCGTCCCAAATATAAGCATAAATCCAAATCTCACCATCTTTTGTAGGTGGATTGAGAATGGATCGCCAGTCTTGATATTCGTTGTTCATATTTTCTCCTTAAATAATTTGAGCAAATAATATATTTGCTACTTTTTATTTGTTATGTAACAAAAGAACACTTCCGTTATTTTTGGCAATAGCCAAATTTTTTCTAATAAGAAACCACCAGTCTTTAAACTAGGTTGATAACGTCAACTTCTACTACTCACTATTTCTAGATTTGTAGATATACCTTGTTTTTATACATTTTTAAATCAGTATCTGTATTAAAATTCAATATATTTATTGCACCTACAATATCTCTGTGTTGAATGTATCCACACTTACAAGAATAGTTTCTACTTCCCGTCTTTTTTCTATTGCCACAATTTGGGCAAGTTTGGCTTGTATATGCTTCACTTATTTCTTCCATTACAATACCATATTGAAAAAGTTTATATTGAAGTTGTTTAATTAATATACCAAATCTCCACATACTTAATTTATGATTTATTTTTTGACTTTTCTTGCCTTTGCTGTTTCTAGTAGTGGTATCTAAATCTCCATAATAAACTTTCGAAATTTTATGACTTCTACACCATTTGACGTATAAATTTGTTTGTTTGTGAAGCGCATCCAAAATTTTGTTATCAAACTCATATTTAATATCATAAATTGCTTTTGTATATTTTTTAGATTGTTTGCTTCCTTTGACGCATTTTGATCTTAAAGATTGTAATTCGCCTTGTCTTTTATCTTTTAATCTAATTAAACTACGAATCTTTCTATTAGTAACTATAACACAATTCCCAAATTTGTCAATGCTTGTAATTGCATGAATTTCTCCAAGGTCAATACTAGCAATATTATCCGATTGAATTAAATTTGTATCATTTTCTTCTTTATATTTGATAGATAAATAATATTCGTCTTTATAGACCAATTCAATCTCTGCGATATTGTTGGGTATTGATTTAACTTTGCAAACAATTTGTCCTCTACCCAAAATGCAAGTAAGCCTAATTTTATTATTGTCATATTCTGGATGTATTGCCTGTGAATCCCAACCAGTGGGCATATATTCTTTTAATCTATATGGTAAGGTTATTTTATTTCCATTGTCTTTATTCTTTTTAATAACTTCCCACATTGACTTCCTTGCATTCAAATATTTAAAAACAATATGATGTATTCCTTTTGCATGTAATGGAAATTTATTTTTAGTCATAAATTCTAATTGCGATAAAGTTAATTTTTGACCATTTTCTTTGTCTATTTCAACACAATAATTCCACACATTTGCAGAAATTTTATTTAAAGTTTTTATGTATTCAAAATCTTTTTTATTGCATTTCACTGGAACAAAAATCGTTTTATATATAATGTATTCCTCCTTCCTTTTGAAATTCAAATATTCTTAAATAACTTATAAACTATAAACACCCAAATCAGGATCATATTCCACATCATTATCAGGGACTTTCATCCATGAAAAATATTCACCCATATCGCAGACTTGACCAATTTCTTTTATAAGAGTACCTTGCAAATGAGTAAAGATCATCTGGCCAGAAGACCACGCAGTAAACTGAACAACTTCCTTAAAGATATATTCTTTATTTAGCCCTTCTGGAACTGGCATATGATAAATACACCCCATAATTTTTTCGTCAAACATTCCTTCTGTCATTTCATATTTTTCGACAGAAAGAGCGTTTTTGATATAGGTTCTAGCAAGATTGTTTAGTCCGATGTATTGAGTTGATCTAGTCATTTTTTTATTCTCCTTTTTTCTTATTTGTGCAAGAAGTTTATCATTAAATATAAATCTTGTCAAGGGTTAAAACAAAACTCGTTACATTAAATTACCACCAAATACTAATCTCAAATTCACCTGTCAAATTACATCGTTTTACCTTACACGATATTCCTTGACTATTATAATAATTTATAATAACATCTTCTATACTTCCAACGTTTGTATCTTCAATAACCATAGATAGAATAAAAAGCGAGTTTTTGAGGCTCGCTTTTTTGAGTTGTATTTCTGTGTTGAGATAGGTTAGGGTTTCGGGGATGTTCATTTATAATTTTCCTTTGGGAAATTTGTTTTAGCATTCTCGCCATATAATTCAATAGCTTTTTTATCATAAGCTTTAGCTGCATTTATTTCATCATTAAAAAAGCCTAAATTATAAACCTGTTTTCTAAAAGTGATAGAAGATCTCCATTCACATGTTGCATCTGAAAAAGAAACTCCAACATAAGTACTCGTATGTTCTCCGCTATTTTTTATTCCCTGTCTTCCTCTAGAAATTAAGTCCAATTCCTCTTCTGTGTATTGCCAATTAAACCTAGGGCTTTTCTCTCCTCTTTGAGCCTCTGCAATTTTCTCTTTTGTATCTTCTGGTAAATGTTTATTAAACCACGGATGATTTTCACCAGATAAAGATTCTGATAAATGCTTTTTATGTTCTTCTGTAAATATTTTTACTTTTCCGGCATCTGACATTTTCTTTTTTGTTTCTTCACTTCTTTTTGCTCCTAAATGTGGATTGTCTTCGCTGGACATGAAATCAGATATTTTCTTTTTTGTTTCTTCGGACATTGTTTTTCCCTTTTGGGCTTCTCTATTTCTCTCCCTCGTAGTATTTGATGGGCAAAAATTTGGAGAACCATATGTCAAATTATATCCTTTCCCACAATCAACAAAAGAATCGTAATACACAATCCAATATGTTTCCATAAATTTTAGTAATTCTTTGTCTGACGGTAGCAATTGAACAATTGTATATTCGTATGCGTTTTCACCATAAATATTATATTCTTCTTGAAATAAAAAATTCCAATGTTTGTTGTGCTTTAAATATCTTTTATGCTTATCCCATCTTTTCTTAATATCTGTAGATGCACCAATATATCTCATATTTGTAATAATATTTCTTATGGAATAAATTGCAGATATTCTTTCAATCATTGTGGGTCATCTCTATCAGGAGAACTTATAATCTGTTGGTACACAGCGATCAATTTATCAATATTCTTTTCATAGGTTTGTTCTTTGGCAAACTCATAAGCTTTACCATTCGCTAACTCACGATACTTATCAATATTTTCAATTGCATCACTCATAGCCTTCTTCCAATTGTCAACCCCATTTTCAATAAGATGCCCATATTCACCCAATTCCTCATATGTTTCAAAATTACTGGCGATCCATGGAATTTTCAAAAGCATATATTCTAATACTTTGATATGTGATCTGCGACGATCAAAAGATGACGTAAGTGGGGCAATACCAATATCTACACTTTTTTGTAACGATGCCCATTGTTCATCTGGAACATATGATGAAAATATTTTTCTTGTATTCGGAAGATTAATTTTATCATAAATCCTTTTGTCTCCACCTGTCATAATTCTAACATTGTCATATTTTCTACCGATATAAGTTAAAGCAGGAATAATTCCACTTTCAGTAAAAGATGATACATGAGAAAGAGATCCACACCAACCAATAGTAATTCCATTGAAAGGCAACAATGGTTTAGAATCTTCAGGATAACGTTCCAAATCTAAATAATTATAAATGCGATAAGAATCAGTATATTTACTCCAATCTTCTGCAAGTAATCTAGATGGCCCAATATATGCTTTTGCCAATCTAGCTGCTTTACGAAGTTGTGTAATATTATGCGGAAATATTTTTATATTTTCTAATACTCCTTTTTCATTTTGACGTTGAACAAGACTATCGTGCCAGAACGAAAAACTAGCGTTCTCCTCGCAAATATTTTCATAAGAATCATCCCATATTAATGCGACAGGTTTATTTTGTAAAAAAAGTTGCATCTCTCGAATGAGTGCATCGCCAAATAAATTTCTTTCAATCAATACTAAATCTGCTTTTTCAATTGACTCTACAACTTCTGGAGTCCATTGATTTAATTGATTAATATTAAAAGTGTCAGCAGAATGAATTCCTGGATATTTTTCATTAATATATTTTGCTGGATAAATAATATTATAAAGGCTGCAATTCAACGAGCCAATGTCGTCTGAATAAAACATTGCGAAACGGGTCAATTTATTCTCTCCTATAGTCCAAAGTCAGAAGGATTAATCCCTCGTGCTAATAATGATTTGTTTTGATTCTCAACTACCCAAGATAAGTTCTTTGCTGTCGAACGCCATCTTTTATAAATCTTTGCTTGATCTATTGCAAAATTGCGGCTACCGGTCATTTGGTTATTGTCTGTCCGAAAACTACAACTACAGTCAATAATTTTAGTTTCATAAAACGGATAATGTCTTGACATAGCAATTGAATGCGACCAATCTTCTCCTGCTTTTAATTCGGTATCAAACAATCCTCCTACTTCTTGCGCTTTCCTAGAATACATTATTCCATTGCAAGGGCTAACATTTTGCAAAAGTATCAAATCTGGGTCATAAATGCTGTCCCAATAAAGCTTTTCTCCAATATATTGATAACCATTATCTCGTTTTTCGTAATAACATTGCAAAACCCTAGAATAAACTATTTCTGCATTTAATTTATGTGCTCTCCATAATCTAAATTCAATGGCTTCTGGAAAAAGTTGATCATCATCGTCAAGCATAATAAACCAATCACCAGTTGCTTTTTCTGTTGCCACATTGCGCGTACCCGACAAATCCAAATTAACGGGGTTTGTATAATATTTTATTCTATTATCGTCAAGATTTTTTATAATATTACCAACATCCATACCAGCATCATTTACCACGATACATTCCCAATTAGTATAGGTTTGTGCAATTAATGATTTCAATGTTAATACTAACCAGTCTGGACGGTTGTATGTGGGGGTTAAGATACTTACTAGATCATTTGCCATATGTGTCCACCAAATTTATACTTTCTGGAATCTCATGTGCTCCATTACTAATATAACCATCAAATTGCTTATTTTCAAATCTTCCACCCTTTTCATAAATTAATCTAAGAGTGTCAGGATTGAAATCTCCACTCCTATTTGGGTGTGATGTTTGAACCTTATTCATCGGATAACTGAAGGATGCCGATTTTTCAAACATTAAAAGGTTTGGTTTGTCCTTATAAAAACACGAACTCATAATTGATTCGAGGTGGTTGGGTGAGTCATAATCGCAAATCTCAAACATCTCTATAAGGTCGTTTACCCTGTAAACGCTTGCAGATAACTCTAAACAATAATTGAAGTCATACTCTGCTTCTTGCCAATTATATTTTACAACATTCTTTGAAACTTTTTCTGTCTTTGGAATTGCTTGCTCACAATCATAAGGGAAACATCGTACACAATTTTTGCCAAGACGTAAACTAAACCCTATACAATCCTGATTTTCAACAAGTGTTGAAATAACTTCTTTCATTGAAAAATCTTCGGTGAAAATCTGATCATCGACAACAAAAGTGACAAAACCTTCATTTTTACCCCATGAAATGTTGCTTTCATGTGGTAGCAAAGAAAGCAGGTCTTTTTTGAAATTTTCCTCCTTTTTGAACGATATTTGGGGAAATTCCAACATTAAATTGTCAAAAGACTGCCGATATTCCTCATCATTTCTGTATAAAACTGTAATGTTTGATTGTTGTAAAATGTCCGTACAATGATTTAATAATGTTTTAAGGCATAAGGTTAATTGAAGAGGACGATTGCGAGAGAATATAATTGTTTTACACTTTTTCATTTTTCACCAAATAATGCCAATATCTTTTAACCGGCAAATCATAAGTTACTTCTCTATTTTCAATAGTTGAAAAATCCGAACGTTGTCTTGCGATTATGGGCATAATAATATAAGCTTTACAATTAGGAATAAGATAGTCTGCATATAATTGATCAATTGCCAATCCTGTTTTTTGAGTAGAATTATTTTCAAGAAAATTTATAATTGTTGATAAAAAATTTCGATGAATACTATAACAATGGGTTGATTGGCAATGGCTTAATCTTGCCCAATGTTTTGTGACTTGGAAAAATGGACGGAGAATATTCCCACCGAAATAAGCCATATCAAAATTTAAATCACAAAGTTCGTCTAGAGACGCTTCCAATACTTGTCTGCAATCTTCATCAAACTCTACATCATCCTCCATTATTAAAACATTTTTATTTTCTCTTTGTGCTTTTTTTAATATTTCTAAATGACTAAGAAAGCATCCAACTCTACCTACTTCATTTTTAATTGCTTCAAATCGTTGTGGATAATAATTGATTTTATAGAACTCATGATCGCATAATTCCCAACGATCAACTCTTTCTTTTAAATTGATTAAATATCCTAATTCAAAAATTTGGTCTAATTTCACCTTATCCTCCTAACCCAATATATTTCTATTACTATAACACATAAACTAAAATCTGTCAAGGGTTAAAACAAATTAACTTTTATAAATATATTTACTATATTCATTTAAATGATCAACTAAATATTTAGGATGAGTCTCTAAAGTTATATCAATGGGACTAATTCTGAAATTTGGTCTGAAAAATGGATCTCGTAAAGCATCAATATTATTTTGAACATTATCATTAATAACAGGTACATTAAGTTCTTGATGGCCGTAAGAATCTATTTTATATTTAATATTCTCAGCGCCTCCTAAGAATGAAAAGTGCCAACCACCTTTATTAATATATTCTTTTTTAAATAATTGATTCTGGAAGAAATACCCATCGTATGCTCTAAAAGCATCAAAAGAATGATTTTTTAATAAACCATAGGAGCTATAACGGCTCCCTCTCCAAATGGCAGTTGGGTCTACAGTATTTTCCCAAAGGCAATTTAGATAGTAATAATATACCGATTGGTATAGAATATATAAAGTGTCATCTTTAAAATTATCAAAATTGATATTGGAAGGGTTCCAGATTTCGTCAGCATCGGAATAGAAAATTATATCTTCATCATTGGCGACACCTTCAAGAGCTTTCATCGCTCCATTTTTATGTTCTCTATCCCTATCCCATTGATCCCAACCTTGTTTTTCTTCGTCAAAAACATTGTAGATAATTTTGTTTGAAAATTTTGCAAACTTATCACGATTCTCCCAGAAATATAAAGGTTTAGGTTTGCCACTAAAAGTTAACGGTGCCTCGTTAACTACAAAATAATCTACTGAATCATTCAAGACCTCGAAACGGAGCATCCATGTATCAATTTCATTAAAGACTGTTTGAACGTCATAGACTTTTGACATAATATTATTTATCCTTTAATTTGAAGAGCCAGTCTTGGTGTGTTTGAGGCCATTGAGGGTCGTCCACTAAATTAAAATCAGAAATATTTCCAACACAGTCATATCCTTTACTTTTCATAAATGGAAATAATTCATCTTCCCCTTCGTTCCATTCAATCAATGCCCATTTTGGTGCCCATTTATCAAAGTTTAAATCTTTCAATACCCAGTATTCTAGCCCTTCGATATCCAAACTTAGAAAATCAATTTTATCAACGTTATATTTTTCCAAAACTTCATTCATAGTATAAGCGGGAACTTCAATAACAGAATTACCTGCATTATTTAATCTTTTACCACCAATACTATTCATAGGATGACCAAAGAAATCCCCCATAATAGTAGGTTTACCATAATCGGCAGAAACTAATGCTCCATGAATAATAATATTTTTTTCTTGGCTTCTATTTTTCAAGCAATCACTATATGCTTTTGGAGATGGTTCCACAAGTATACCTGTCCAATTTTTTGCTCTTTCTAAAATGACTGTGTTCGACTGAAATTCGCCATTTTGCGCGCCTGCGTCAAAGTACACCCCATCATTAAAATCTAAATATTTAAGTACTTCAATAGCAATATCTTTACTCATAATTCTCCTTTTAATAATTTAATCCATGGAACAAAAGGTGACATTTCAAGCCCAATATGTGCAGAATATCCAGGGATAGGATTGATTAATTTTCTGTTTTTTTGCGTAACCAATTCTCTAAACATCAAAAAATCCATGGGATGCTGTGCGCCATTAGGACAATATTTTGTAATTACACCATAATCTTCTCGCAACGTTTTTATTTTTGAAGCAAAACTCATAGTCGTAGCATTTGTAATTTTCCAATGACAAGTATCTGTAATCATCACTCTCGTATCTTCCCCTCCATTATGAATAAAGGGATTATATCCTCCTTTATCAGTATCTTTGTATTTGTCCATGCTGTCATATAAGGATACATAATCCCCAATTTCTAGCCCTTCCCTAATTATTGTTTCGGCATTATAATTGTGAGCATAGTCATCTTCTAAAAAGTAAACAATGCCATCCTCATCTAATTCACTAACTGCTCGATCTAAAATATATCTAAAACTAAGAGTATTCCCAAAATATGTTCTATCAATATTTTTTATTCCTTTAGATTGTAAAAATGATATTACATCATCGTCAGCATTATCTGCAATCACTATTAAATTCTCTGTACCAAAAACTCTTAATAAATTATTAAAACAATCTTGTCTAGTAATTCCATCTAATTCAGTACCAGAAAGTTCTGTGCGTCCAAGTGGATTGCCCTTGCTAGAAATTCTAAAATAAATTTTAAAATTATTCATTATTCTCATCCTCTTCTATAATATTTAATCTAGCGGTTGTCCCATAAAGCTCTAATGCTTTATTATTATATGCTCTTGCCGCATCTTTTTCATCGTCAAATTCTCCCAAATAATAAATCTTTTTCTTATAAACTATTTGGGATTTCCACTTTTTTCTTCTTCCTTTTTGAACACCTATATATTTGGATGCCCCTCCACGAATTTTGCCTTGAGAATTTCTCCGCATAATTTCTTTTAATTCTTCAGGTTTAGGTATCCCCGCTTGAGGATGACCAAATTTTTCTATATTCTCTTTGCATGTTTTTGATATTTTCACTTTACTTTCTTCTGTTTGTCTTATTCCAAGATGTGCATCTGATAATATTTTTTTAGACTCTTCAGATAACCTAACCCCTTTTCTTCCTTCAGATATTCTTTTTGCAACTCTTCCAGTAGGATCTATTGTACCGAATCCTCCTATAGAAATATTATATCCTATATTTATATCCGTCGCATGAAAATATTCTATCCAATAAATTTCTCTATCATTTAATGTTTTTATATCAACAATACCGTCTTCTAAAATTTCTCTTTTAAAATTTTTCTTTCCATATTTTTTTATAGCTTTTGTAAACAATACTCCAGAACCTAAATAATCAAAACTAATGTCGTGCTGAGATTGCCCTATATAAATTTTACCATTAACTAAGTTTGTCGTTTTATAAATAAACATACTCCGCCCTTATGCAACTCATTTGTCATACAACTCTCCATCCCTATCCATAAAATTAAAACAATCCCAACTTCTCATATTCGAATTTGCCCACTCCTCATTCTCACCGTAGTTATGATTCGCCCATAAATAAGGGGCGATAACATATGGATTATTTTTATTAGTCCAAATCGGAAATATTCCAAACCCAGAATTTGAAGCGATAATATTTTTTGCATTATTAAGAATATAGTAATCAGTATGAATATTAAAATGATAAACAGGTACATCAAAAAATGTTTTATAAAATTCTGGATCTTCCGTAACAACAATAAATTTAAAGTTAGGATTTTTTTGTTTCATAAAAGCAATTGCTTTGTCCCAATAATTATGTGTTAAAAATAAAGATGGAACTGATTTATATTCTCCACCACGACAATTAATCACACAAGTATTTTCATTTAATTCAATTTCTGATCCTTCTAATAACCTTTTAGATTCTTCCGCATATTCATCTTTAATCTCTAACCATTTCGAAACTTTTTCTTTATCCAGATAGAATGCATCTTGTCCACAATAAACTATCAATTTAGTATTAGGTGTAACATCAAAAATATCTGGTTGGAAAGGATGAAAATTATATCCTTGATAAAACTCTCTTTTTTCTTCCCAAACATTGTCTGTGTTTGGGGGCAATTGACTAAAGGGTGTATTGTTAGGTTCACCATAATCAATACCCTTAAAAAAATATAATTGTCCTTTTCCATTATAATAATCATTACTAGTAATTGAATTTATCCCATACCTATAATTGTTTTTTTCAGCTACACTTCTGCAAATACAGTAGCGTAGGATTTGGTCTCCGCAGTTACCGGTTAAATCAATACTCAACATTATTTATACTCCAATACAAAAACATGGTTGCCATCAGGATAATGAGTCCAATTATCTTTTATCCCTTTTAAATGTGGAAAATGATTTATAACTTTCCAACCATTCATTTCAAAAAAACAATACCAGAATGACTCGTTTTCTCGTATGACGTGGCTCTGATCACATTCATATTCTGGGATTCGATATTTACCATTGCTTCCAATTGGAACAACACATATCATTTTATTTGAAACTTTTGAAAAATTATTTAAAGATATTCCCAATTGTTCTTTATTCAAGTGTTCCAACATATCTTTGATAATTATATTTGTGTATCCAAAATTAGCATGGTTATCCCAAGAAGAATCATTCGAGCAATTCCAACATCCTTCCGGTGCAAACGACAAGGCATAATTGCTGATATCTGCACCATCTACTTTAATTTCTAATTCTCTTAATGCACGAATAAGAAAACCTTTCGCACAGCCAATTTCTAGAACATAAGAATTTTCATTGAGTTGCAAACAGTCAATAAAAGCTAACGCTTCTCTAAAACTTCTTTGAGGCATCCAATGATAATTTTCATAGAAACTTTTATTGGTTTGTTTCCCATTTTCAAAATAATCTTTATCAAAAAAATTCCCATCAATATTATACAAAATCCACATCCTCTATATCTTGAAGCATCCCATACACAAAATCATTTGTGTCTTTACCACAATTGCAGAATTTACAACGATGTCCTAAATCGTGTACAGGGTTATTTAAAATCCATTCTTCCAATTCCGACACTTTGCATAATTTAAAATTATCAGGAATATATCCAGCACATTCTGGTGTCAATTCAATTGATGGGCAAGGAAGAAAATTACCTTCCCAATCTAATGCTGCTCTTATCCAAGCCATGTAGCATCCGTTAGGAGTTTCATTAGATTTTTCAAAAAACAAAAATGGGTGTCCTAAATTTTCTGCTTTATCTTTTACTTTATTTGCCCAACTTTTGTCGCAAGGTCTATTTGGTGCAATCCTAATAAGAATATTTTTTTCTTTTGCAAATTCATGTATTTTATCCAATTCATTAAAAGATTTTTCATCGTGAACAATAAATGACATACTTCTTTTTATATTATTTGGAATTTTACTCAAATCTATTTTTCTTGCATATGCTTCTGATTGTATTGAAACTCGTATCCAAGAAAATAAAGATAAAGTTTTTGATGACATGTGACCTAATTCCAATCCATTAGTGACTAGTGATAATTTCAAACCTTTGTTATATGCATATTCTGTTGCCTTATCAAAATGAGACCATAAAAGAGGATCACCACCACCTGATTGTTCCATAGCTTTCAACCCATACTTTACTAAAACATCAATTGCTTTGCTAAAATCTTCAAAAGATAATTCTGTGTTATTTCTTTTTACTTTTCTAAATCCACAATAAGGACATTCTAATTGGCAAAAATTTGTAGGGAAAACAGATAAATGTAAAGGGGAGGATGGTTCTCTGTTTTGTAATTTTTTTAAATGATCTAAATGATGAACCAATTTATGTAAACCTGGTTTGTATTGTGAAAAATTATCCATAAAAATCCTTTCTCAAATTATAATCACCATTAAGAATATAATATAAACTTCTTTCTACGATGTGCGCTTCAGTTGAATTTTTTGTTGTCAATTCTTCCATCAAGCATTTCCAAAATGTTTTTGGATATTGTAAAATTTCTTTTGGTGTAATGATATATTGTGAACCTGGAGCAAAACGAATAAAATCTAAATGTTGGTAGTCTTCAAAATATTTATTCATAAACTGATCAAAAGATTCATATCTGCAAGTTAAATTATAAGTTGAATTATGTGCAGAAATGTACCAATTATTATTCGTCTCAAGGAACCCTCCAAATTCATCTCTTTGTTCCCATCCATTTGCCGGAATACTTCCATAATATTCCAAAGGGGTAAATGTTGTATTTTGGATTAGGTTGTCAAAAATATCTTTTTTACAATGATCCCAAACAAACGACTGAATAAATATCATAATATCTGGTAAATTATTATAATTTTCAAAAGCAAATTTGGATATGTCTCGTTGATTTCCACCAATATTTTCGGTATTGATAACGTGAGAATCATCTAAAATTAGATCACCTTTATTATAAATAAGATAATTTTTAGTATATTCTTTTATCCAAGAATAATCTTCATTATATCGACTAATTATAAAAAGTTTATTCAATATTATCTCCTAGGCATATTTCTATGATATCCGAAAAATTCTTTAATATTCATATTCTCTGGGGTATCTTTTTCATAAGAAAAAACAGATGCAACTTCAATAGGGGCATATTTTATTCCATTTTTTAACATATCTTTGCGCCAATAAACACACACTTGTCCATCTTCATTTTTCCAGCCTTGTTCTTCTTTCAAATACCACCCTTTTTCTTTAGGCAAATTTAAAATTTGAGAACTGCGAAGTGAAAATCCCCCATTGCCCTGTCGAACATGTTCACCCGTTTCATGACAAACATAAGCATCAGGCATCCAATTCCATCCAGCCCCAATATAATCGTATTCTAACCACTCATCACGCCAAATCTGAGGCGAAATAACAAACCCATGATCCTGTACATACAAACAATGTGAACTATCTATGTGTTTCCCTAACTCTAAGAACATATACAAATTAAAATCATTAATATGATTAATGTGTGGAGCATATTCCAATTTAATATTTTCAGGTAAATTATCAGGCATTATATCTGTCAACAACTTAACCTCATAAAAATCTAATCCCTCACAACATTTTTGTAGTGCCCAAATAGTCCCTTCAATTTTATCTGGGCGAGTATCATATGCAAGGAGAGTAACATCTTTTAAATATTTTTTCAACCCAACTCTCCTACATACTTATCATTAATATATGCAACTTCAGTATTAACAATTTCTTGAGTAATTCCTTGAGTCGTTTGTCCTTCCCATAATAACTGAACAAAAATTAATTCTTTCAAAATCTTAGGTTCGCCCCATTTTTTGAATAACCGATAATAATGGTCACAATCAACATACCATTTTAAATTTTCATCCAATAAAGGAACGTCTTTATCGTTCAAAAATGACAAACAAGAAGGTGTGCCCAAAGTATTATCCAAACAAATCTTAGGATTCCATTTGGGAATTTGTTGATTGAATAACCCTAGCCTGTCTTTTGTATGCATATACATACTACACATCCAACCCTTACCCCTATCAAAATTATCTACAATTTTTTGTAAAGAATCTTTATTGTAAAAATAATCATCTTGACACATTACTTGAAGAATTTCTCCAGTTGCATTTTTAATGGCATTATTCATATTGCCAGCAATACTATGCATCCCTTCATTTTTTACATATTTTATTTCTAGGTCTTTGATCCCACTTACATAAGTTTTAATTGTTTCATCTTCTGAATCATCAGAAATAAGAACGCTAAAATCTTTAAAACGCTGCAACTTAAGTTGTTTAAAACTGTATGCAAGCATTTCCAGTCCCTTACCTTGCATATTATAAACCGGTATTAAGATTTCTAATAAACTCATTATACTTCTCCATATTCATTGTAATATTTGTAGGCATTGATTCATTTAAAATATCATCACAAGGTACAACATCTTTATTTGTTTCTAAAGCCATTTCGTAAATAGTCCATGGTGTATTATGTCCAACATTGTAAACACCGATTGCATTATTGTTTATTAAGTTAATTATTTTTTCAACAATTTTATCTGTATAATCAAAATTACCTTTTTGCGTAGTGATTGCTTTTGGATAAGGAAATGGATTGGACTTGAACGATGTTCTTATTAATAAATAATTTTCACAAAAGCTTTGTATATATCCATCTATTAAAAGTTTTGAATAAGAATACCAATTTCTTGCATGGACAGGAATATCTTCTTCTGAAGCATTTTCTACTGACCCATCATAAATGTAATCCGTTCCTATTTGGATTAACTTCTTATTATACAAATTTGAGAATTCTATTAGGTTCACAACTGCTTTGAAGTTAGTATCGATCATTGATTGTTTGTCGTCAGAATAAGTATATGTGTTTGCTATACAATTTATTATTGTGTCATAATTGTAAAGATATTTATTGTAAGAATTTATATTGTTGAAATCAAAATTATTTTTTTCTCGGCTAATATAATCCCAACCAGATTGTTTAACAATTTCTTGTCCTAACTTTCCGTATCCTAATGCTAATATTTTCATTGCATTTCCATAAATCTTTCAATAGTATTAATACTATATTCAATTTGTTCTTCGAACAATCCATGCCATAAACCAATATAAAATGAATTATCTGTGATGAGATCAGAATTTTCTAATATCCCACCATACTTAAATTTTATATTTAAATATGCAGGTTGTCTCTTTAAATTTCCACCCATGATAGGTCTTGAAGCAACACCTTCATTATTAAGAAATTCTACCATATCTCGTCTTGAAATTTTTGATTCTCTTTTGACGGTAATAGGAAATGCAAACCATGGAGTATCTGGTAAAACTGTTTTTGGAAGAATAAAGCTATCAGAAAATTTAGACAATCCTTCATATAATTTCTTAAAATTATTTTTTCTAGTTTCAAGAAAATAAGGAAGTTTTTTCAATTGTTCAATTCCCATTGCAGCAGCCATTTCAGTATTGGCTAAATTATATCCAATATTGGTATAAATATATTTATGATCATACCCATAAGGCATTTCTCCAAATTGATGTTCAAATCTTTTACCACAAGTATTGTCGCTACCAAGAGGGCACCAGCAATCCTTACCCCAATGCATAATTGAACGCATCAACTTATATAATTCAGGATTATCTGTAGTGACCATTCCCCCTTCGCCGGTACACAAAAAATGTGCGGGGAAGAAAGAAAAGGTTTGTATCTCTCCCTTGTAATGACCTGGAAGCATGGCGTCACAACTGTCCTCTATATTTGACAAATCCGCATAATTCCCTAATGTATGCACACCATGTTTTTCTGGGCTTTTTGCTTGCAGAGTTTCAACTTCTACGTCTATTAATTTTATAGTAAAATTATTTTGGAGATAGGGATTCAAGGTAGTAGGAAACATTAAAGCAGGAAGAGTACATTCCAATGCTTTTGTTTCTTTTTCATGATATTTCGCCCAAGCAGTTGTCGCTAATAAATTAGCAGAAGATCCACTATTTACAAATAAACCATATCTTTTTTTAACAAATTTTGCAAAATCATGCTCAAATTGCTCAACTTTTTTATTAGGAGCATATTGCTTTGATTTTGCAACTTCTATAATTGCTTCAGTTTCTTCATCGCCTGTAACTTGCCCAGTAACTGGAACTTTCAACGTATTACCTTTTTGCATCAATTCTCCTCACTATTAATAAAATTTAATTTACTATCTTTTTCAGACAATATAGGCAATTCTCCATCTTGTATAGGCCAATTAATTCCAACACTCGGATCATCCCACCTAATACCTCTTTCATTTTCTTTGCTATAATAATTTGTACAACGATATTCTATTTCGGCAATATCGCTTAAAGTAAAAAACCCGTGAGCAAATCCAGGTGGAATCCAAACCATTTTTTTGTTTTTATCTGATAATAAAACAGATACATATTTTTTATAAGTGGGCGAATTTTTTCTAATATCCACAGCCACATCAAATATTTCACCATTAATACAAGATACCAATTTGCCTTGCTCTTTTTGTAATTGATAATGAAGTCCACGTAAAGTATTCTTAATAGATTTTGAATAATTTTCTTGAACAAATAAATAATTCCCACATCTATTTTCAAATTCTTTATAAACAAATATCTCTGCAAAAAAACCTCTATTATCTCCATAAATAATGGGATTAAAAATAACAACTTCTGGGATTTCAGTTTCTATTATTTCCATTATACTCCAATATTTGTAATATTTTTTCTATTTTTGTTCTAGTATCTTGATGTAATATTAAGTTTTCTTTTTCCTTATTATACCAATCAATAACCTTAATATTTAGATTATAAGCTTTAGATGCACCTATCCAATCTGCAACCATTTCTTTTATATATTTATCGGGAATTATATTTGGATAAATTAATCCATCAGACCTAATAGTAATCCAATAGTTCCAATGATGCCTGTTTGTATGAGAATGATATAGCCACGCCACTTTAATATTGTTTGCTTCTTTAGTGTATTCTAATTCACCGTGTTTGTCTTTTACATCGGCATGAGATCCGTCTTTATTATAATAATATTTAGCATATGGAATAAATTCAGATAATTTAAATTTTGAAATATCGTGAAAAATTGCTAAATACAAAGGGACTTTTAATTTCAAACAAGCAAAAAAAACATAATATTTATGAAGCAAAATATTTTTTAAATGTACGAGATAACGCATCAATCTAATCTTCCACCACAAGTTCCACAAGTTTTTGATTCGTCTTCTGATTTTAATACTTTTTTATCGCCTTCACACCTTGGACACTTTTCATGTATTATAATTCCCGTATAACCTTTCCCTCTACATAATGGGCATTTCATATATTTATTATTTTTCTTTTTAAAACACATTTACGTCTCTCTTATCACATGAAATATTCGTTTTATGGGGAATTAAATAATCCACGAATTCTTATTTTCTTTCTTCATTTTCTTGGCTTCCTGCCAGGTCAAATCTTTACCTAAATCAATAATTTTTCTAGTAGGAGTGTCTTGGTTTTGAAACTTCTCCATAACCCATTGATTGGATTTAACTGTAAAACGTTTGCCGTTATCGGGAATGATTTTAGGTTCTAAGCCTTCGACAGAAGTTTCTTCTTTGGAGGTAGATAGAGGTGAAACAATAATGTTATTATTTTGTTTTGCGGGGATTCGAATTTTACTATGTGTTTTTCTATAATCTTTCAATTTTGTTTTTCTCCTTTATAAGTTTTTTTAATCCTAGTATTTTGTGAGTTTATTTCTAGGAATCTTATACATATTATTATATAATTAATCTCACCAAGATTTTTTGAAGCATATTCATACACTTTATTTTGCTTCTATCTTATGCTAAATTTCTTTTGGTTAGTCGCCCAGCAATCCCAACCGCGACCCCATCTCCTTCATCTCCAAAAGTATATCCGCGTACCAAGACTATACAAGTCTATCACATAATTTGATTTTTGTCAAGGGTAAATTGATACCAATTTTGAACTAGTTTCCATGAAGGTTATATTTCATGAAGTAATTATCCTACACTTGGATATATAATCATATGCCATTCACAATTTTCCGTTGAATTATATATACATCATATAGTGTGTCGTTACTTTTTATACCATCACATATAGTGGTATAAACAATTTAATATTTTTCTGTTGGGAATATTACCCAATAATCACCTATTTTCCAGATAGGAAGTGGTAGCCCCGTATTTTTAGGAGGATTATATACTGGCGTTTTTTCATAAGAAGTTATATATTTCACATTCTCTAAAAAGAAATCTGATAATTGTACAACAGGATACCTATTTACTTTTTCTGGTGGAACTTTTGATACAATAACTCCATCAACCCTGCCATTTACCAAAATATTATTTCCATTAACCACTTCCCACATCTCCCATCTTTTTGCTGTTTCAAAATCTAATTCAACAACTTGATTTTGATATACAATTTGACGATAAACATCAATTTGTCGAGACACATCTACTACTAAAAATGGGCCTTCCCAACCATAATTAGGATGATATATCCACACTTCATGCCCCACTTCTGACCAAAAAGAAACAGCGACGGTTCCAACATATTTTTCAATATCAAATCCCGCTTTATTTGCAGTGACTTCCATTAAATAAGGATCGTAAGTAACTGCCGAACCACCGGCAACCATTGGCATTCTAAGCATAAGAGTTTCATATGAGGGGACTCCTTTTATCCAATAGTTCCCTTCCCAATATCCATTATATTTATAATTATCATTGTTTATTTCAGAATGATCAAAAACCATAGGAGTCTTTTCTGGGAATGGGATTGAAGTAGGAGTTGAGAATACCGCAACAACACTAGACTGTTTTTGAAAAATAAAGAATATAAAAATTAACAAACAAATGGTAATAAAAAAATATTTCAAATTATAAATTTTTATTTTTTTGTTCAATAGAAAAAATCCTCCTATAATGTAATTAATAATACGATTAGTTTGTTTTGTGATAATTACTTATTTACAAACGGATTATTAAAATTAAACACATCCTGCCAAAAGCACCAAACCCTAACAGAGAATCCCATATCTACCCACCAAGATGGGATAGAATTTATAATTCGATTAATCTCTATACCATCTTCTCTCCATGCTTCTACTTCTTTAGGTGTAGCCTCAACAGGGAGTCCCCATTGCTTATACTTGCCTCTAACATCAATGCCATATACATATTTTTTAGATAAAGAAAATTTTATAGGGATGTATTGATAATGAATTTTGAGATTATCTGATGTGTAGTCAGAAAGATATTTTTCATTGATCTCGATTGGGATATCCCACTTTTGTTTGCTTCCTTCAATATTCAAAAACCATTGTTTTTTATTCATAATTTGTCCTTTCTCCCATGAAAGAGTCCTTTCATTGGGTTAATCACTATCAAGCATTACATCATATACTTCACTGCCACCCTTATCGTCATCAATTGCATCACTAGAAAAATCAATACGATCATAGCCTTCTTTTTCTGCAATATCCCACGCTTCATCTTCATTTTCAGCTTCAATTTTAATTTGAAAAGTTACAGGAACCATAATATTTACAAGATATTTACTCATTTTTATTCTCCTTATTTATGTTTTCTAATATTTTAAGATATTTTATCTTTTCTCTTAACATTTTTTTGGATCGTCTATTAGGCAAAAAATATTTTATTGAGATAGTGGCAAGAAACAACTTCCATAAAGAAACTAGATCATTTGCCCCAAATAAATAATATACCAAATTTTTAGTTTTCAAATGTTTATTCTCCATGAAATAGTTCTTTCATTGGGTATATAAACTTTCATAAACATACTCTGATCTTGATTTTCCGATAGTCCTTCTGAATGAAGAATTACCAGAACAAATCAATTTATGATTACTAAAAATATCCTTTGGAACTAAATCAGAATATTCTGTGCTTGTGGTTCTTCCATCAAAACTTAGTGCGACAAATCCTTTTTGAATCTTCACCCATTCCCATAATTTATTATAATCAATTACTCCATAATACATTCCTTTTGTCCCAGCATAAGGCGGGTCTAAATAAATCACATCTTCGCTATCTGAAACAATATTAATATAATCTTGACAAACAAATTCTACTTCATAATTATTTAATAAACTAGACCATTTATCAATCGTAGTTGTAAATTCTTTTGGATTAATACCATCTCTTGTAATATGAAAAGAATTATTAAATTCTCCTAATTTATTATATCTAGGCATACCATTGGTTGTAGTTCTCATAATAAACATAAAGTCATAAGGTGATTTTTCTTTATTGAATCTACTTCGAACATCGTAGAAATATTGTCTGCGATCTGCAATACTTAAAACTTGTAACTCATTCCACATTCTCGAATAATTATTAATAACTTGACTTGGATTAGATTTAATTGTATTCCACAAATCTATTAAATCATTATTGATATCTGAACAAACATATCGTTTTGCACCAAGTTTATTGCTATTCAATAAATAATACAGTACAGAACATCCGCCACAAAAAGGTTCATAATATGTTTCAATATTATCTGGAAATGATTCTACAATTTCTTTTGCAATAGGACGTTTACTTCCTGACCATTTGATTGCCGGTTGTAATTCTTTCAATAGATTTATCCTTTCTATGGTGTTTAGCACCATAAAATATTGATTTCATGTGACAAATAATTACAATGCGCCACTAGCTAAACCCGTCACAACAACAATAATTCCTAAAGCTACAATGATAATTAAATCTGATAAAAGACCTATTACCCATCCTGCTATAAAAATAGGGATTGACAAAAATCCCAACAATATTAAAATTCCCAAAACAATTCCAATAATTTGCTTTGTTTGCATGTTTAATCTCCTTCTTATCTAATTTTTATACCATGAAACAAATCTTTCATGGGGTAACTTCTACACAAGACTCTTTAATAATATCTTTTTCTGTTTTTTCCATTCTGGATTCAAAAGTATCTTTTGTATTTGTCCACCAATCTTCCAACTTTAATAATTGATCTTTTTTATCTTCTAATTCAGATTTTTCTAAAAATTCTTTTCTTTCATTATATGAGCTTTCATATATTGAAAGTCTATGCTTTGCGGTTTCGCCATGAGGAAGTGCCATACCAACTAAACCTTGAGCATTATCATACATTTCTAAATATTCTAAAAATACGGAATCTGCTGAAAGATAATGAATAATTCCCATAATAGAATCGGGATTAGATTCATAAAAGGACATCTGTTGCCTAACTTCCACTTTTGGGAAAATACCAAGATCACAAGCACTTCTTATTGTTTCATTTAATGTGCTTAATGCTTTTTCAAGAGCATTAATAGCTTCAATTTTATTCTCTGATGAATGAGACAATTCTTTTCCTTTTGTAATAATATTATTAGGATTACTATAGGCCATTTTAAATCTCCTTTTTTCTTTTATTTATAACACAGTTTTATAAATCTGTCAAGAGTAAATCAATATCAATTTCCAATGAAATGACACTTTTATGTGGTGACTTTCCAGTTTTCAGGCAAATATGAAAAAATATGAGCAATTACATCTACCGTCCAGGAATTACCAATTGCTTTGTATCGTTGAGTTTTGGATACGCCTTCCGTATAATTATCTGGAAACGTTTGTAATCTTTCACATTCAATATTTGAAATATACCTAATTCCACCTTTATCTCTTATGCCAAAACAACGTTGATTACTATACAATTTATAATGTGATGCCTCAACCATTTGCATTTTTTCTTCAGTATTTTTATCATAAATCTTAAATTTTGCTTTTCGTTCTTCTGACTTATTTATCCAATTAAATGATTTATCAGTATAATAAAAAACATCTTTGGCATCAGTTTCCTGAACGTCTTTCCAATAAATATCTTTACGAACAACGCTTGGAATATGACCTCTACCACTTGCAGTTCTTATTGTTGGAGATTTTTCTGTAAAAACTCTTGGTTTTGATTCTCCAAAACCACCATATAAATTATGTAATATGATAGGCTCTGCATCTTCTTCGGCAATATCTGCAATATAAATATTTTTATCCAAGGGGACTTCAACAGAATTAATATTTGTCCAGTATAAGCGTTTTCTATTTTGAGCAGAAACTAAAGATGAATTAATTTCAATAGGGCCAACACCCATATATTCACTAATAACATCTTGCCATTCTTTTTTCATTTTTACATTTTCTAACAAAAAATATTTAGGGTTATAATATTTGATAATATCAGAAAATGTGAAAAACAATTTGCTTCTTGGGTCTTCAAAATTTAATCCTTTCCCTGCATTGCTAAAGCCTTGACATGGACTACCGCCAATAACCAAATCAATTTTAGGCAAATCCCAGTCTTTATAATCATTAATACTTCCTAGTTGAATAGTATTAGGAAAATTCTTCTGTGTAATTTGAATTGCATATTTGTCAATTTCTGATGCAAAATAATTGTCTACTTTAATTCCTGCTCTTTGTAATGCCAATTGACCGGCAGAAATTCCATCAAAACATGAAAGTACGTTTATTCCCAAATTTATCTCCTTACACTATACTAATATTATCTTATTTGTAATACACCATGAAATTCTAGTTTCATGGTAAAATAATTTTTATTATTTGTAAAATTCCACCACCAAATAAAAATAATCCAATGGAACAAATTAATGCACTCGCTATAATCCATATTCCATCATTTTTATTAACATTTTTTATAAACAATATTATTGATGATATGCCAAAATATAAAAGCAACAATCCTACTACAATCGCAATAATCGCATCTATCATAAATTATCCTTTCTTCCCTAATGAAATACAAGTTTCATGATATAAACTTTTTCAAATAATATCCCCACCAAAAATCGGCTTCTTCAAATTCACATCCGGCAATAGTTTGTCCTCTTTGATTATCTAAATCAGCATCAATAATTAAGTTGCCAAATTCTTTTCTTATGGTCTCTAAAGTAAATTTGCCAATTACTAATTTCGGAACTGTTCCGAAATATGCCATATGTCTATGTATGTCTCCTACAATATTTGTTAACATTTTACTCCTTTATTTGTTCATGAAATCTGTGTTTCATGGTGTATTATTGTTCACTCCAATAACGAATCATATTTGTAAAGCTTTTTCCTTCAGTCAAAGGCGCATCATCTAAATTCACAATCTTTAATTTTTTATCAGTAGCAAACGCCATACCCAAATCAAATAAACTCCCAGTACTATTTTTGTCCCAAAAAATATGAATTTCTTTAGAATTTTTAATAGCATTTTTATTATCTGTACAAATCCTAAATCCAATAGTGTCATTTTGATCTGTATCTCTGGCGGGATAATAAATAGTTTTTCCTTGATTCTCTATTTCATTTATATATTGTTGCATTTTTTCTTTTTGATCTTCAGTAGCATTCCGAACTGGACAAATTAAAAAAACATCATATTTGAACATTTTTTATTCCTTCTCTCCATAAGTTTAAACTTGATTGAATGCGCTCTTGCTTTGTATGTCTTTTATTTAAAAATTCTTCCCAACTCATTTTTTTAAAAATATTTGGTTGATTACAGTAAGCCGCCAAATCAACATAGAACTCATTATTTTCACTTTCCCAACAAGATTTGTCTCGCATTACATAAGGCAAAACTTTATTTTTTCTACACCAATTTATTCTAAATAAAATATCACTAATATCATCTTTTGGATTGACATATAAATCAAATTTTAATTTCCAATCTTTATCAATATATTTTTTCAATATTTGTAATTTTTTATTTATAATTTCTTCATTTTCAATAAGATCAAAAGCAAAAGTATATTCTCCTAAATATTTTAGTTTAGATAATAGTTCAGCATTTTTATCATTAATAAGCCTAATATCTAATCCAGAATTAAACCAACAATATATTTTTTTATCTATTAATTCTTGTAAAATTTCTAAATGTTTATTGTATGCTAATATATTATTATCTAGGAAATCAACTTTTTTATGTTTGACAATTTGATTTATATCCCTATACTTATATATCAAACCTTCTTTTTTTCTGACAACACAAAAATAACAATCCCTAACACATCCTCTGGTTATAAACCCTACACTTGTATCGTTTTCAGGATAAATTGAATAATCGGGATCTAGATCATCTATAATGATTGGAAGTTTTTTCTCAATATCATATCCCGTACCACCAATTTCAATATTTTTACAATTTTTTATTTCATAACATTTTTGATTTGCAACAAACAACGTAGATGCATAAACGTTATCATACCCGAATGCATCTACTACAATATGTTTCTTCTTTGGATACCCATCCAATCCTATTTTCTTTAAGACAACATTATTGCCCAATTGTTTATGATATGTTGATATTTTCATTAATGCTAAATTGGGTATTTTGCTATCAACATCAACTAATAATATTTTCATTATTTTTATTTTGGGTGTGCAAATAAATTAGATAAAAAGAATGATCCTACAATAACCACTAATAAAAGAAAAACAATTGGAATGACTTTATCTAAAATATTCCAAATAGAATATTTTAGATGTTCCCTATCAATATCTTCTTGTTTAATGCTGTATGAACCATCATTTAATTGTACTGCTCCATCATCAATATCTGTTAATCCACTCATTTTATATCTCCTTTTTATTTTTTTATATAATAATATTATCACACTATTGTATTTTTGTCAAGCGAATTCCCCATGAAATCCCTCTTTCATGGAAACTATTCTTTATACAACGGACGCAAATGAATATCTAAATTCTCATAAGTAATATAAAAATCATATTGAGTTTCTTTACTATATTCATTATAATGTGATTTTTCAATTGCTTCACCAAATTCAAATCTACCACCATCTTTGATCAAATTAAAAAGTAAATCTTTTAATGTTAATATTGAATTTTCTTTTAATCTTTCAATATGATCTGGCATATCTTGTAAATTTTTTGAAACAGTAAAATGTGTTTCCAATAACATCATATTCTCCTTATCATTCCAGTATGTTCTTCACTCGTTCTCACAAACCCAAACCTACCATAAAATTTATATAATTTGTCTCTATAAATTTCCCTATTATCATCCGTAAGCCCTTCAATTCTGTTTGGACTAGCAGATGTAATATGTAAAACACAATTTCCAAAATGTTTAATAATATCAGACATCATTTGTATTGCATAACCATTTACCCTAAACTTAGGATTCAAATGAACTCTTGCAACATAACCATGGATATTATTGTTTTTCTCTTGTAGCCCAAAGATATAAATCCTACCAACATTTTTATTATTATGAATAAGGTTTTGACAAAACGCATTATTGGTTCTACGATATTGTATTGATATTTCGCCTAAATCTTTTTTATAAGATAAGAGGTGGTTGTATTTGTCCATGATTTGTTGATCTGCTATGTAACCTTTGTTCATTGTTTGCCTCATAAAAGTATCAATTTATGGGATAGAATCATCCCTTTGCTGTCTAGATTTCTAGCGCAACCGGCTGTAAACCACAACCTCTATCCCATTGCTTGAAAGCGTCTGGGAATACTTTTTTAATAATTTGAAATGCCGCATTAACATCAGAATTCAATTTTATACCATCATTAGATTTAAATACTCCTCTTTTGACTCTTCTCTTTATATTATAATTATCCTCTGTAGGAAGCTCATTATCCAAAAAACTTGTCCCTGATGTAAACTTTTCCTCTGTAACAACACAATTAATTCCAACATTCTCACACTTATATTGCAATTGTTGGATCAATTTCTCATGAGGGATTGATACAAAATTTTGATTATTTACGTGTCCAATATTTATACCATCTTTCCATTCTTTTGTCAAGCCAATTACCAAAGTACCCACGTCATATTTCTGGCAATATTCCACAATCCTTCGACTTACTAAATGCATATAGCTGTCCATCTTTCGCATATGTTTGTCAGTTAGTAAACGCATCCTCTTGTTCCAAATCATACCTGTCTCTATTGAAATATTCTTTCTCTCTTTATTATAGTATCTATTCATAGACTTAATAACCCCACCCTTAACAATAATTGGTTGAATACCAATATTGTTTGAAATAGTTGCAAGATTATTAACTCCTAGGTCTATTCCCATAATTCTATTAGTAAAATTTTTCACTTTTGGCACTTTAATTTGATAAACAATTTCCATTACATAAGTTGAACCCATGGGCACAAAACGAATTTGTTGTAATCCTCCTAATATACTAGTTTTAATACCTGTAAATTCTCGTAAAGGCTTCCAAGAAAAATAAATTTCTCCATTTTGTATCCTACACTGAATATTTTTAATTATTACAATACTGCGTCCATCTTTCTTTTTGTAATTAGGAAGAGATGGTTTGCCAAAATAACCTTTCCCGCTTTTCTTAGACCAGTCTTTAATTCCCTTAAAATATGATTTAAAGTTCTTGTCTACAAGTTGAATTGTTTTTTGTGATGCTTGCGAACCCAATTGTTTATAATTTTCACTACTTTGCAACAATTTATCTAGTTCGTGGTCTCTAATCCAACTTCCCGTTGCGAAAAATTCCTGTCTAACGGCATATGTGGCTTCGTTATACAAATTTTTAGCTAAAAAAGATTTTCGATCTATGATTTTCCACATAGCATCGGTGTTTTTAATAATATGTCTTTCGGTTCTATTTACAATCAAAGATTTTATCCTTTTATCAACATTATAAAATAACTTTCATGGCAATCTCTCAAAATAAAACTTTCCATCCCAATCTTTCCATACAAACATTCCATATTTCTCGGCTACTCTGAAAATATAAACCTTTGATAATTTTTTATACATTTCTATAATATATCTTCGAAACGTTTCTAAGTTATTGGCTCGTTTATAATGATTACACAATCTACATGATGGCATAAGATTTTGGTATTCGTCTGTTCCACCATATGCTTTTGACTTTTTATGATCTACTTGCATTGTCTTTAGTGTTATTCCACATCCGCAATAAGCGCAATGACCGTTATATTTATCTAAAACTTGTTGTCTATTTATTTTCATATTATTGTTCGTCCAAAGCAACTTTGTTCACTAGTCTAACATAATGATACATTTGTGATAATTTGAAAAACGTATCTCCTAAAAGCCTAGTATATTCTCCAAGATTACCATATTCTTTTTCTAATTCTAAACAAACATTTAAGTCTGTTATCTGAGGAATATCATTAATTTTATTTCTAATCTCTGTCACGTAAGTCATTAATTGATTGCTTTCAACAGATAAAGCATCAAACTCTTTACCAAAAGATTCATTTATGTTCATTTGTTTTGTCCCAAAAGATTTTCTGCTGATAAATTTAATTTATATTCGTTTTCACAGTTATCACAAGAAATTGTGCAAGACAGCGCATCTCCAGAATAGTCTATTTCATCATAATTATTAGATCCACATTTGGGGCATTTAATATAACCGCCATCTATAAATAATTCATGAAATTCTCCAAGCTCTCCAGAATCATACCATTCCCATCTTTCATCTCGGCTATCAATCAATTCTCTGCATCTTTCACATAAATAATAATCTTGAAATTCTCCGTCATATTTGCCATGTTCATGATAACACGAACTACTTTGCAAGATTTTACCATGGCAAAATTCACACACATGATCTTTTCTTGATTTTTTTATATAATCGCTATCCCAAAAATCTATCATCATTACTCCTTTTTAACCACATGAAAATGCTATTTCATGGTGCTATTATCAACCAACGCACACAATACCGATTTTACAAATTCTGGCGACATTGATTCTGAATCAATAAAAATCTTCCCATCTGCATTACCTTGATTGATCTCAATTTGCCCAAACCCAAATTTTGGATCTTCCCAATTTAAAGAAAATCCAATCATACCAGAGTTTCCATGTATGCCATAAAAAGATACTTCCATTTTATTTTCTCCTATTCAAAATAATCCATCCAAAATCTAGGAAACAATCTAGCAATAAGATTGCCTTCAAATAATTTATGTGAAGTTTTATATCCTGTACTTTCAATCCCCGCTTCGCATCTAGAGCAATCAGTTCCTCCAACATATTCATTTTCGTGCCAATATGTTTTATTGCATCCTTTAAAGAAACAAGTTAATCTTTTAAATATCCAGTCCATAATTTTCCTTACTCCATGAAACAGAGATTTCATTAGAGTAATTTCCTACTCTCATTAAACTTCTTAATACTTTCCTTAACATCATTCTTGCCCATATCCACTGCCTTCATAACTTCAGAATATGACCCTAAAAATTTCTTACAAATACATAACAATACACCTTTTTCTTCATCAAAAGGATCTGTATCGCAGTTTACTTCTGTGCGTGTTTTATCACTCCAACGAACAATAGTTTTAGGAGGAGTTATAGTTATTGAGGTGATGGTGATTTTATTTGTCATATTTTATCCTTTAACATCCTAATAAATTTTTATTTTGTGAATCTTCTACTTCATTCCAAACAGATTCTTCAACACCAAGTTTAACATAAGCTTCTTTAATAGTGTCAGTCAATTCTAGACCATATTTATCAATATCATTTTCAAAAGTAGCTTCTTCATTCAAATAATTTTCATCTGAGAAAAACTTTTTATAGTCTGTCATAACAGATTCATAACATTCGCGCATAGTTTGTAGTCCGTTTTCTTTTCCTAAATCCAACATCATTTTGCGTCCATTTTCTCTCCTTTTTACTAATAATTGATTGAAAAATCCCAATAAAAGGGTTATTTCATGGGGTTAAAAATCACCATCTGCTACTTGTAGACATGTCAGTCCTAAAGAACGCCATAATTTTACAACCTGTGTTCGATCATCTAAAACAAATTGAACATTATATTTCCCTAAGATATATTTCTCGTAAATTTCTTTTTTGACAATAGAATCTTTTCTATCATCCTCATCGCCTCGCATAAACAAAGAAATAAATTTAATATTATTGTTTTGCAAAAATTCTAATGTTTTATTTCTATATTTATTTTTACGTCCAGAAACGAAAAGTAAGTTTTTATTTTTGATAATATCATAAATAACATTATTTAATATATCATTTTCAAAATCTCTTTCGTATGGATTCTTATCACCGAATAATGATAGTGTACCATCCATGTCACAAATAATCACATCTGGAGCATCGTTTATATATTCTGGCTTAACCGGTTCTTTATACAACCATTGTTTATAGGTTTGACGAATAATCTTTTCTCCAACAGGATTAGCACGTTTAGTATCATTTTTGATACAAGTTTCAATATCAATGTCCGTGAAGTCTTTTATTTCTACTTCTGCCAAACCCTTTACTAATTCTTTGATATGGTTTTCGTGGACGACATTTAAATTAGTGTCGTCCACAATCACATGCTTTCCATCTTCTAATGCTTGTAAAATAATATGATCACGAAGTTTTAAAACAAACTTTTCATTTCCTTTGCTCCAAATAGAATTATCAAGCATGAGTCTAAGATCGTCCTTATTGACGCGCTTATACTGATTAGGAAAATCTGCTTGCATCTGTTTTGCCCAAGTTGTTTTCCCGCAACCTTGGAGTCCCTTAGTGAGAATAACTTTTTTCATTGGTATTCCGTCGCTCCCTTACGGGTCAAATAATCAGCACTAACACTCTTCAAAATTTTCCTCCCAATTATAGGATCATTTTCTTCATGAAGCATCTTGATTACAATTCCCTCACGAATTTGATATGGGCAAACCATAGAATTCCCATCAGTCAGTCTTAGGATTTCATTTGAAAATTCTCCTACATATAATTGTGGGACAGTCTTTAAATTCCATTGCTGGCATAAATCTTTTACAACTTCCCAATCTAAATATTGATTTTTATATTTAATATCAAATACTACTAAATCAACACTAGAAAGCCCATAGGTCAAATCTTGAATTCCTTGCCCATACACCTCACCATAAACAATATAATCTTGAGGAATAATATTTGCCAAATTATATTTCTTTGCAATACTCCCCCAAACATCTTCTCCATAGAAAGACTTTCTGTTTGAATGATAAGTAATTTGAACATTGTGTGAACCATATACAAATTCATGAGTATGTTTTAAAATATATTTTTTAATAAATGATTCAATCCTATCAAAGAATGGTTGGTTTTTATTGATAGAAATTTCAAGATTGGCGTAACGTGAATTCGCGCCATGGATCTTTTCGGTTATCGCAACAATATCACCATCTTTGAAAACATCATTATAATGTTTGATATTCTCAATATCAGTATATTTATCAAACAAAGGATTAATTTTCTTTTTAGAAGTTTTCTTTGTTTGATTTTGTGCAGAATATTTTGGTTCAGGAGGTTGCCATTTTGTAATACCCAAAACAGAAGATACATCATCTCCTAATTTGAATTTTCCTTTAGGTACATCTAACACAAGACCTTGAGACAAATACCCACGAAGTTTAACACTTTTGGTGCGACCATCGCTACGTAAATATTCCAACTTATGTTCTTCAATAAGGTTAGGAGGTATGATGCAATCTGGAGGGATAAATGTTACGAGGTCTCCATTTTTATATTGGTCTAATCCGATGATCACGTTCCAACCCTTCACTTGGGCTACCGATAATCGGTCAGCGTTAGGATGCTTCTGGACGTTTTCAATTTCGCAAATTTCTACAATCAATGTGCTCATATTATCTCCTTGGTTTATTTATTTTATACCATAACTATATCACATAAACTAATTCTTGTCAAGACTCAATGTACCTTTGCCAACCTTAAGAAATTCGCCATTATTTCGCATTTCTTGAAGACTTCTAGCATTAATCATTGTTCCAGTAGATCGCATATCCCAAGAAAATTCTTCCACAAAATCTTTTAGAGACATTTTCTTTTCAATAAACTTTTCAATTCCTTCAACAGATTTTACTTGTGTGTGACGCAAATCCTGTAACTTTCTTGAGGCCATACCGAAAATGGTATTCTCGGCTGGACTTTCATAAGTTTGTGCAAGGATACTGCCACACATAATTGCATCTGCTCCTGCTATAAATGCTTTTGTTGCATCACCAGCATTTCTAATTCCACCATCATTTACAATAAACACATCAGATTTAGATGAATCCATAACTGCTGAAAGTTGAGGAACCGCCACACCAGTTTTATTCCTAGTTGAGCAAAGACCGCCACCCCCAATTCCGCAGCGAACCATATCAACACCTGCTTTATAAAGATTTTCGGCTCCTTCATAACTTGCAATATTGCCAGCCATTAATAACGTACTAGGACTTTCCTTATCAATTAACTTTCGCAAACTTTTACAAAAATTAATAACAGAGTCGGTGTAGCCATTTGCGACATCTAATAAAATCACATGAGGATTAAATTTAAGAAAATCCATGGCAACTGCATAATCATTCATGCCAATAGACAAACCAAATATTTTTGCTTCAGATATTTTTTCTGCTTCTAGATACCATTCGTCTTTTGTGTCATAGAAACGATGAAGGATTCCACAACCTCCTAAATCAGCAAACAATTTACAAAAATCAGCGTTTACAATTGCCCTCATTGGGCTTGCAAAAACTGGAAATTTTAATGTGAATCTATCTAGCACATTAACAGAAATATCAACATCATCCCTTGATGGGATAGATGATGGTTTCGGTTTAATAACAAGATCGTCATAATCATAATATTCTTCAGTGTTAATTTTCATTCGATCCCATAATCCCTTTTTGCTTCTTCATATCCTTTTTTATATCCATCGTCATAAAATTCATCTTCTCTATCTTCGTTTGTAAAATAATCTTTAGCGTCACTATAGCCTTCGTCATAATCTTTTTCAGATCTAGAATTTTGACCATCGTCTAAACCAAAACTATATACTTCCTCTAGTCTTTGGTCTACCCAATTTAGTTGTTGTAAATTTAATTTAAATTCTTTTTCAAACTCTTTTAAAAATTCTTGTATCTCATCTCTGTAATCCATGAAATTCTCCTTTTATGGGGTTAAAACTCTTCAAAAATAATATCATACCACAAAACATTAATAGGATGGAAATGACCATTGATATTTGCGGTTTGAAATGCTATTAATTTATCTTCAGTAAACTTTTGACGAATTATCGCTTCGTCTTGGATTGATCTTTCTTTGGGATTATTATCATCAAATATTACTGCCCGTAAGAAAGTTCCATCTCGCAATAATACTGTCGCTATTGTACAAATATCTTTATACATTTTCATTCCTTCCATACTAATTATATATCTAAAATTCTATCAAACTGAAATTCATATGAGCCTTCATCTACACCTGACTCCCAATCAATTTCTTCTTCCCACCAAGCATCAACAAGAATTGGAATCTGTATTTTCTTATCATAGAGTCTATCATAATTTGTATTTTGCGAATATTCTCTTATTCTTTCTATAGCAATAGGATCAATAACTTCTTTTAAATAACCTTCATATAAATCTGAAAATCCAATAGATTCTATATACCAGTCTCCAGCAGAAGTATCGTTTCCAAAGAAACTGTAATCAGATAGTCCCCAATTTAAATTATCAAAACGATAAAATTCATCATCTTCATAATCTTCGGATGTTGGCTTAAAAACTAATTGTATTCCAAGTTTACCCATTAGATTCTTCGCTTTCATATTCACACATATCAATAATATTATCCAAATCATTAGCTCCCCAATGGCAATATTCTAAACCACCATCAATAAAAATTTCACCACATTTACAAGAAACAAAATTATGAACAGTTTTTGATTCAATAATATCGTTGCATTTTTTGCATTGAGCACGATTATGTAAAATTTTCTTTTCTTTTGTCACTTTACCACCACCTAAAACTTTCTCCAAAAGTAATTATAAGGAATAATATGATTCCTAGAATCCAAATTATTGTCTGTATGTTTTTATTTTTACTATTCATTTGTACTCCATGAATTGCTCATTTTATGTGTAATAGTTTCTTGAAAAATTTGACAATTTTCATAACATAAAACCATCGAAAATATTCGTCAAAATTAATAATCAAATCCGGTTCATCTGATGCCTCTTCTTTATCCTCATAAAAATCACCAAACTTATCAACGTGCCCGTAAACCTTTTTATAATCCATTATTTCTCCTTAATTTTATCCATGAAAGCACTATTTCATTAAACTACCATCTTTTATAGCAGCATCAATTTCCTCAAATAATTCTCTATTATCCCAAGCATGATGAACAATTAATAAATTAGCCCTTATAACTTCAATTCTCGGATTGCAGGGGCAAGTTGCATCTTCGATATGCGATTTTATATCACCAACGGGCAATACATTTATATCATTATTCATCTTTTTAATATTTATCCACCATTTCTTTTCCATAAAATTACACATTCATGGGGTTGTAACTTACTAAAACTGTTTTATTTTTCAAATCACTACAACCAATAATGTCATAGGTTTCATGAGGCATATATGTATCCATTCTGTAATATGTATAAGAATTTTCATTACTTTTGTCTACAATTCCAACAATTCCATTTTTCGCCTTATGACTAAGCCGTGTAAACCCATTTGAATCAAAATATAAACATTCATCCATCCATACAACCTTATTATATGTTTGTTTTTTGATATTATTTTGCATATAATTTTCATTTGGGGCACCACATCTTGTACAATTTTTGTCTTCTGCATCAATTCCACTTCCGCAATGTGAACAACAATTCTCATTATGAATAGTTGGTCTTGATGTTGGAGGTAGTGTAGTTGGTTCTGGTCTTTCATAAACAGCCATAGGTGTCCTTTCTGGTTCTGGTCTACACATAATTTATCCTTTCCGTCATTCTAATAAAACTGGCATTTCATGGTAATGACATTTCAATTAAATAATGATTGGGCGGGTACTTCAAAACAAGTTTCTCAAATCTTTCTAAAAACTCATCATTCAAAGCCTCCCACTCATCTCCATAAAAATCAAGTAATCCAAGCCTAGTCTGATAATCGTCAAAAGCTTCTAGAGAGATTTCTGGAATAAAATAGTTGTGATCGTCATGGTCTTTCCTGAATTTGCCTTTCATATTATTTCTCCTTTTCGTTACACTCATTACATAAAGTTGACATCCAACCTCTGTCTCTTAATTCCCCTGGTTTACCACAAATTTCACAAGTTTCAAAAGACTTCGCTTCAGCATCATCCACCAATTCTTCAATCTTAGGATAATAATAAGTTAAATATACCCTTAACCCACCCCATTTTTCTTTCACTTGTGTAAATTCTAAGTCCTTATAAGCTTCAGGATCAGAATCAATTTCTGCTTGAATTTTCTCACACAGTTCTCGCATGATAGGAATCCAACCGTCACCAATTTCAAACCCAAAAGCCATAAGATTGTTTCGTAGGGTTGGATCTGGATTGATGAATTTATATTTTTGAAATTCTGCAAGTCTTTTTGCCATTTTACTCCTTTTTTAGCCAACAAAATCAACGATTCATTGGGATTTACTTTGGCCCTTTGAATTTGGGGAATCGGGGCACATTGTACTCAGACATGCCAAAATAACACACTGTCGCCATTTTACCAATAAATTCTTCTGGATGGCTCCACATATAAGTTCGTTCCTGCTCACCCTGTCCTGAAGCTCCAGCATTAAAAGTATTTCCATCTTTATTCAACATAACAAACGCTCCAACAAAGCCTTTTCTCTTATCTTCCTCGAACCCAATTAATTCAAACTCTTCATCTTCAAACACCTTAACCTTAACCAATTGCCAACTACGTTTATGATCGTAAGGCATTCCAAGTTGCCGGATCATCAACCCTTCGTTCCCTGCGGCAAGGAATTGTTCAAGATATTTTTGAATATTTTCATCTGTTGCAATAATCTCAAAATTAGGGATTACTTCGATATTATCAGAGGCGAAGTTTTTAATAAAGTCATAACGCTTTTCATAACCTTCATCTGTCATAACGTCATACAAATGATACTTGATGTTTTTTCGTTCTTCAATATCCTCTTTTGATACCGTTTGACGTTTGATCAATCCATTTAATTTATTGAAAGAAAATTTGTTTGAAAACAATTCGCCATCTAAAATAAAAGATTCTACTTGAGTACGACCCTTAAGAACATCATCTAAAATATTTTTAAGCTGCACCGGCATAACATCGCCGCTTCTCGTGTACATAGTCGCTACACCATTTTCAACTTTAATTAGGCATCTATTCCCATCTAGCTTCGGCTGGCAGAATATCTTCTTCCCCAAAATACCCATCTGTGCTAAAGTTTTACTACTCTTTTGCGCACCAGTAGGATGATGTTTGTGGGCAAGCATCGGCGCAAGCACACCACTCCCCAAAACATCTTTACTCTGGATATTATCAAAATCCTTAACATATCCCTTTTTAAGTTGTGATTCAATTTTACTATTGGCTTCTAATATGGCCTGAGAATAATGATCTGTGCCATTGGACTTACCAATATTCTTTCCTTCTGTAATTTGAGTTACAGTTTTTACTTTAGCACCATCTAATAATCCTGTGCTAATAACAATATCGCTAGAATCAGAATGTTGAATAACCTCAATTTGCCAGGAACGAATTCTATCACTTGAATCTTTTTGGTATAGGGTTTGGTTCATTTGGATTCTCCTTTTTTAATTAATTATTACCAGCCCAATCTTTATAGTGATCTTGTCTCATTTCTTCGGCAAAAGCACCCGCTTTATCAACATCATCAAATCTACCTAAAGTTTTTTGCTTTCCATCTATTTGCAATGTTACAACATATTTGCCTTTTATAAAGCATACATTTCTGTATCCTGTTTTATTGTTTGCGTTTTTTGATTTCCTATTTTGATGATTTTGCCTTTTATCACTAATTCTCAAATTTGATTTTCTATTATCTAATGTATCACCATTAATGTGATCTATTCCTGATTTTTCAAAATAATTTAAAACAAACTGATGTAATGTAAAAGTTTTATGAACTCCGCCAAAATATGTGTTGCATTGAACATAATAATCATCTAAATATTTTCTATATCTGGCGCACCATCTATACTCTAAATCAATTAATTTTGGCAAATCTTCCGTATCTATAATTGCCCAAAGAATGTTTGGTTTATGATTCAATTTTATTATTGTAATATTACCTTCAGTTATATAATCATTAAATTCTATTGGTCTTGGCATGCCTAAACCTTTCTACCACATGAATTGGACATTTCATTGGGTAAATCTTTTATTTCCTTCTGACAACTCGTTATATAATCTTTCAGAAATTTCATTAATTTCGAATCTAGATGCTTCACCAAAACCACCATACTCATAATGATTAAATAACCTCTCTGATTTCTTTGTAATTTCATTTATTGCATTTCCAAGAGAATCAGATTCAATCAAATTTGAAAATCCAAAGCAATAAGCGCCAATCGCACCGTAATCATATTTGTAGTATTTCATTTTCTCTCCTTTAAATTTTCAATGAAACAACAGTTTCATGGGGTATTATCTAACTCAATTAATCTATTTTTGGTAACTTCACAATATTTCTTTTCTAATTCAACACCATAACATTTACGATTTAATTTTTTACTTGCTAATAAAGTAGTTCCAGATCCACAAGTAAAATCTAAAATTATATCACCTTCATTTGTATATGTTTTTATAAGATACTCTAATAGTTCAATTGGTTTCTGCGTTGGATGCAATTTATTTCCTCCAGCATTAGGAACACTTTTAAATTCTAAAACGCTTTCTGGCGTTTTTGTTTCGCTATCATATTGGACTTTCACAATATTCATTGGAACATGGTTGCTTGTTGTTTTCCCGCCACCTCTTACTGGATTTTTACATACCCTTTTACTTGCTTCGCTAAATCTTTCAGTTGGGATGGGGTTATATTTTATTTTGCCAATTGAAAATATTGATATAATTTCATGATATTTTAATGGTTGATATTTTGCCGTTGCAAACCCTGTCCCTGTATTTTTCCTCCAAATCCAATCATACTTGAATTCCTTCAGATTACTACATCTCAACAAGCTACTAAATGGCTCGCTTCCAAACAAAATAATTGGTGAATTATCTTTTCTTAAATTATTCAAACATTCCCACATTTTATCAAAAGGAATAATTGTATCCCATTTACAAGCAGTAGTTCCATAGGGAAGGTCTGTTATGATTGCATCAAATTTCAAACCCTTTTCTGCCATTTTCTGCATGCCTTCAAGACAATCACCTTGAAGTAAAGTGCAATATTCGTCTTTATAATATAGTTTCAATACTTACTCCTTCTAAAATTCCATGAAATCCCCATTTTATTAGACTCCATATTCTCTTAACTCAATTACTTGTTTGCCATATTCTTTGGCGAACTCAATATTTAAGCTGTTGCAACGAGGACACCACGACATTTTTTTAGGCAATTTCGCATCCATCCAAAACTCATGATAACAGTTTAAACATCGTACTCTTTTATCTTTACGCCAAATTTTCATAATATTTCTCAATCCTTTTCCTACACTCAACACACCTATCCATTAAATCCCTAATATTATAATCCATGTCAACTTTTGCATATCGTTCATTATCTGGCAAATATGATAAATCTGGTTGTTCATATGGACTTTGATGGTTGTATCCTCTACGAAGCATTTCTTGTGCCAGTTCATCATGTCGTTTCTGCATGTTTTCTGGCTCTATCAGTACAATTGGGCTGATACGCCCAGAAATACTATGATGTTTTTCAAAATTATGTTTATGCTTATGCAATTCTGAATGCTCCCCAAGCAAATGATTTCTGCAAAGCAAATTCGTTGGTAATTGCCACATCCTCATTAATGCCTCCTTATAACTAAGATAATACAAGTTTATCATAGTTATAAGAATTTGTCAAGATGGAATATAAATCTCATTAATCATAATCTGACAACCACACTTCACATAACAATCTTTTTAAATCTTCCCCTGAAAACTCTCTGCAACAATCCACATAAATTAAAAATCCTGCTTCTACATTATGAATTTCAATAGGATGTTTAGACATAACTTCGTCTAAAATTGACCCAGTATACGCCCAATCGCCACATGAGTCTGGATTATCAACATCATTAAATCTAGTAAAATCTAGTTTTAACAACTTGGCAATCATCATATTTATATCTGTATTTGAAAGACCAGAATATTTTAATGATTCGTTATCTGGCATAGAACTTCTCCTTTCTTATTACCATGAAACCTACATTTCATTAGGTATTATTTTACACAACCATTCATTGCATCAGACGTTGCTTTTACCATTTTTAATAATTGTGTTCGAGATGGAACATCTTCTAAGCATTTATTTAATTTTTCTGCATGGAACCCATAGTCACTAAATATATTTTTTGATAATCTTTTTGCAGAAAGCTCTATCCACCATTCGGCCGTTCTTGGGAATAAACAATGAAGGATTTCATGCCAAATAGTATCTTGTAATTCTAGTGTATCGGGATGATTTTTATTAATCCAAATAACATTAATAGAATTTGATGCCATACCAAAAGATCCCTTAAATCCCTTACCAACTTGTTCTTCAAAAAATTTTCTTGATACAAGTCTTAATGGAGGATCTCCAGCTTCTTTTAATATATTATTAAAACAATATTGCACATACCATTTGTCAAACATTTTATCACCTATTGTTCCCACGAAATTGTTATTTTATTGTAATCTTTTATTCCATCTTGAATATACTAATTGCCACCTACTGGAATCTAAATATTCACTATCTGCAAAATGAATATGTGGCAATATTCCTCCAATAGCTAAACAATATTGACATTGTAATGCCTTAAATTGATTGTTCTCATAATGTTTCAAAACATGACTGCCACACCAAGGGCAACCTTCGAGACCATCAATCTTTAATCCCAAATTTGAATTTTGTACCATTTTTATTCCTTTCTCAATTAATAATTTAGTTCACCTTGTTTATCTTCGCCAGAACCAGACCAAGTATTAATATCGTCATCAAATAATTTTTTGCTACACCATGGACAAAATCTAAAATATACAAACCCTGCTCCAAGTTGATGTCCATGAAGGAACGCATACATTGTCGAGTCATTTAATTTCGACATATTTTCAGTAAATTCTTTACAAGTACAAATCATTTTTGTCATTCTATATTATCCAATTCAATAAATTCAATCTTTTCAACTGACAACTTATCATAAACATATTTATTATTCGCTCCATTGGTAACAATTATAACAGAATCTCCATAAAATATATCTCTAGATTCATCGTCAATCGGATCAACCCAATCTTTAGTTCCATTTTTGAAATAAATTACTGCTTGTTTTCCCATGAAATCGTCCTTTCATTACCCCGTATTACTTACCAAGAACCCATTTTAAAATTTCTATTTCCTTCTTTAGCGACACTTCTTCTTCGCCACATTCTGGGTCGCCATAATCATATTTGTCCATATATTCTAAATTAAATTTTTCAAGAAGCAATTCAGCTTCTTTTAACTTTTGAGAAATATCTTTTGTAGATTTCATATCAATCCTTTCTGATCTTCCCATGAAAGCGCAGTTTCATGGAGTTAATGATATTGATACATTTGAACAATTGAATTTTCTGGAACATGAAATTCATACTCAAATGTTTCGTCACAAATAAATAACCAATGCAGATTATCTTTACAATCAGTCTCTTTTAAAACCAAAGTATTTTTACCATCTTCAATAAATACACTGTCACTCATTCTTGCTTCATGCTTTGATTTTACTCCATTTTGGTCTATCCAGAAATATACCATGTCGGTGTCATTAATTGATCCAGACCCCAAAAAGAAGTGCGCATTAATTTCTGAATTATTATATCCGGCATATAAGGGAATATTATTTTCCGAATATGTATCACAAGAAATAACTCCTAAAGTAATTTCTCCCGCAATGAGCAATACTCCCACTACTAAAGATAATATTCCTAACCATTTTTTATTCCAGCCTTCAAACGCCGCACAAGACAAAGCAATTGTACCAATAAGTGTTACAAATCCAACTACTACAATCATTTCATTCTCCTTTTATTATATTTATACTACACCATGAAAGCCAGATTTCATGTGGTAGTTAGTCTTTCTTTTCAACCTTTTGAGGTTGTACATAACCAGAATTGACTAGCCGTTTGAAATCATTCCTGCTATCAAATAACTTCTTCATAATACAACTCATCACACCAACTTCTTTTACAAATTGTTCATCTTCAGCGCAATGAACCATTTCTTTACTACCATCTTTAAAATAGCAAACAGTGGTTTTGTCATTGTAAATAATCTTTGTTGGAACCAAATCTGATTTCTTAAATTGTTGTGTAGATGTCCCATAACTATATAAAGTACTAAAAATCGGTGTGTATTCCATTTTTTTATAAATCTCCTTTTCTAATTCTAATTTGAAATTTGATTGTAATTCTTTTTGCCATTCATCATTTAATTGCTTTGCATAAATTGCTACATGATCTATATAACCATCCATTCATTATCCTCTCTTTTATACCACATGAAATAAGTTTTTCATGGGGATTAAAACTTAACACACTCAAAATCTTTACCTTCAGCGACATATCGACCAAGAATATAATCTGGTCTACGTCCATCTGGTTGAACACAGCAAGCAATAATTCTCCAACCTTGATTAACAATTTCTTGCAATTGCTCTGTACAATAATCAACAGCATAACCCAATTGATTAATATTTAATAGTCCTAAGTTGACAACATGTACATCACATTTTTGATTAAACTCAATTTGTTGATCAAACATTTTTAAAGCATTTTCAAATTTATCTTGAATACCAATAATTTGTTGAATCAAAGAAGAATAATCCTGTGTTGCATTTGGAGGAGTTCCACGTAATCCCACTTTTAATTCTGGATGTTTTGATAAAAATAAATCTAAATCAACGATATATTCTTTTGAAGAACCAATCTCATATAAATCAACAAAAGTTACTAACTTTTTCTTACCAGATTTTACTTCTTCGCTTTCGGGATCATCAGAATACCTCCATGTATTATAAGAGGTAATTCGTCCTTCTGGATCTTTGCACATTTGCGATTTATCTAATTGGTCTGCAATAGTTTTTTCAATTTCTTGAATTCTCTTTAATGTAAATTGTTGTCCATTATTGAATGTTATTCTCGCATACATAATATTTTCTCCTTTCTATATTTATACACCTATTCTTGATTTTTGTCAAGTGCCAATTTCACATGAAATGTTCCATTCATTGAAACTAATTCTTCCCTGCCCAATCACCGTAATATTTCAATCTCATCTCTTCCGCGAACCTGCCTGCTTCGTCTACATCGTCAAAAGTTCCTAACGTTTTCTGTTTTCCATCAACTTGTAATGTGACAATATATTTATCATGCGAAAAAGAAACATTCCGATACCCTGTTTTATTATTACTATTTCGTGACTTCCTGTTCCTATGATTTTGTCTATGATCGCTTATTCTTAAATTATTTTTTGTATTATTCAGACTATTGTTATCAATATGATCTATACCATATGGGTCAAAATAATTTAAAACAAATTGGTGCAATAAAACATTTTTATGTATTCCATCAAAATAAGTATTGCATTGGATGTAATAATTATTTAAATATTTTCTATATCTTGCATACCAATGATAACCTAAACTGATTAATTTCTGTAAATCTTCGGTGTCAATAATTGTCCACAATGTAAGTTGTTTATAACTAACTTTTATTTTAGTTGTGTCACCTTCGATCACATATTCATTAAATTCTTTTTTCTTTGCCATTTTCTCCTTTATTTAACAAACTCTAACCAACCAGCTTTATCACATTCCCATAACAAATAACCATCCATAAAATCATAATGCCAATATTGTTTATGTTTGCCAAAGAATTTGATAGCAATATGATCTTCGTCATAATTATCTAAGACATGCAACAAGCGTTCGCCATTTTGAACATTCCATCGGTTGATTCTAAATTTTACACCTGTTTTAAATTGATGACAGAAATCATAATATTCTTGTGGTAGTTCCATCTAATTCTCCTAATAACTCTTCAATTCGAATCCTGGTTTTTTCATGTAATATCAAATTACCTTTTTCTTTATCATACCATTCTTGCGGAGTAGATTTACTAGAATACGCCTTCCCTGCTCCAATCCAATCAGCAATCATTTCTCTCACATAAATATCTGGAATCTGCATCGGGCTTATGACACTATCATTCCCAATTATACACCAATATCCAAAATGATGTTTGTTATGATTTTGATGGTGTAACCAAGCGTATCTAAAACTGTCAGCTTGCTTTGCAGGATCGTATGATCCATGAGCATTTCTAATTTGATTAGACTCTCCTTTTTTATTATAAAAATATTTTGCGTAAGGAACAAATTCAACTGAACTAAATTTTGAAATGTCATGGAGTACCGCTAAATAAAACGGTACTCCTAAATTTAGACAAGCCAAAAACACAAACCATTTATGCGTCAATACTTTCTTAAGATATACAATATATCTTTTCAATGTGCCCTAACCCCAAAGATTATTTCTAATTTCTGCCAGAGTAAAATCTTTTGTCAACTTTCCATCCAAAAATACAGTTTTTAATTCGCCTTGTTTTTCTTCATCCCAAGTTACATTTTCTTTCAACACAAATTCTCTATTACCATCTTTTACAACTTCTAACAAACCAGTTGCAGAAAACTTGGTTCCATCGTCTGTAACAGGATGTTTAAAAATTGCCATACCAATATTTTTAATTTCAACATAAGTTGACTTCATTGCTGTTCCAAAAGTATCACGAGTATTGTATTGGTAAGTATAACTACCAATTCCTAAAACCGCCTGAGAAGCAAAACCTTTTTTCTCTAAACGTGAGCAAATTTCTTCACAACGTTCTCGTGTAATACTATCGCCATAAATGGTTCCAATATGAGAATCAAGCAGTTTATAGCCGGTAGAAGTAAGAGTTCCACCAAACACTTCCCAAAGAAGCTCAACAACACCTTTACGCTCTTCTTCAGTTTTTCCAGCAGGATTTCCACAAATAATTAAAACAGGATCTCCACTATCAGGACGAATAACAATTTTACCATCACGAGACATAATGTCATTCTTAAGCCTTGGCATAAAATCAGTTAATACATCCCAAAGATTCCAGGTGTCACTAACAATAGCAAGCATACCATTTGGATAGATTTCCGTAATCAATCGTTTGTATGTATCGAATTGATTTTCAAATCCACCGGCACTCATTACAGAATGCTCCGTAGCAGAAATACTAGCACCTACAAGTTCTTTTTCAACATTTGCATTATAGTACTGTTCAAGTCTTGCAATAGCAGGGATACCATCGGTTCCAGTAAAGGAAAGCAAATGAGCCATACCACTAGTCGCAGCACTTTCAGGACTGCTCATTCCACGAAATGAGAAATCATGTCCTTGCCATTGAACTGTATCTGGAGACATTCCTGTAATTGTGCCATACTTATTCAAAATCTTACGATATTCGTAAGCAATAGTGGCACTTGTACAGGGTTGCCAAATAACAGAAGAAATCAAAGATTCAATAAAATTAGTTAACCAATAAAATTCTGGTTTAGTATTTACAATCGTAAGAAAAGGAATACGCATAGAGACTGTTGATCCTTCTGGTAATGCTTTAATTTCGATTGGCAAAAATCCTAAATCATGGATTTTAGCAATATGTTCATAGGATGGCAAATCACCACCCAATGTATAAAAAATCATACGTTTGTATTCAGCCATAACTTCTTCTTTCGGACGATTGAAGAAATTCTCATTAAAATATTCTAATAAGTATCGTTTAATAAACCACTGAATACCAAAAACCACCATCTTATCAACACCTTTTAAGCGTGATTGCCTTGGTGTCATATTTGAATAAACAAGGGTAGTTCCTTTTGGATATTGAAACACATGTCCAACCTTATAGAAGTCGGTAAGTAAAAATGGATTAATTTCTTTCATATTATATTTCTCCTTTTCTTTTTTATTATGATACCCTGATCATTTTTAAATTTTTATATTTTTCTTGTAAGTCAAAACAGGCATAACTATTGGTAGTAATAATTTCATCAAAATATTCAAATAATATGTCTAACCCTTTTGAAAAAATTCCATGGGTCACAGCAAGCGTTAAATGATTTGGATTAATTTGTTCGGCTATTGCAATAAATGTTCCTCCTCCATCGCAAATGTCATCAACAATAATACAATTTCTACCCCACGCTTTTTCTGGAGTATTTACTTTGAGTGTAATTTTTCCTGTTGATAAATCCCTAGACTTTTCGCAATAAATCACTTCTACATCTTTTGGGACTCTGTTAATTGCTCCCTTGTCTGGGCAAATATATAAAGGGTTTTCTTTATCATATTTTTCTAATAAGTTAGGAACAATATTTTTAGAGTTTTTGATTAGTTTTGTTGCAACTTCAGAATGAACATCACATAACAAAACTTCTTCAAAATCGCAAAGATTAATTAATATCGCCATTACTTCCAAATCAAAACTATCACCTTCCAACATATGCCTATCTGATCTTGCGCACATAAGATATGGAATACTCAAACAAGTTCTTTTTGTTTTTAGGTATTGTAATGCATTTGACAATTCTAATAATTGCAAAAGTTTTGATGGTGATGTGATTGAACAAACTACCATAGCCTCATCTGGAGGATCAAAATCAATAACCTGGATATGAGGTTGTCCGTCTGGGAATGTGGTTAGTTTTAAATTTGCTCCATTATCTATTGCGAATATTTTCATAATGCTCCTTTTTTATAATATTATCATATTTATTGCAAAAAGTCAAGTAATTTCCCATGAAATACATAATTTATGGGGTGTTTTTCTGATATAATTCATCACAATGCAGAGCGAATTTATGATGATAGTCAATGTGACCCATGTTATATAGGTCAAGTCGTTTAATATCTTTGATTGTAGAATTGGGAATATTATTAGACAAATCCTTATACATTTCTAGAAGCCAATCTTCATTAGCGTTCAGAAATTTATGAGCATCTAAATGCTTTCCAATAATTTCAAAAAATACTTCATACATTTTTGTTTTCATTTTTTCTCCATGAAACCATTATTTTATGGTGTCAAAACTTCTTTTTTCAATAAATTTCCGTTTACAAAAGTAAATAATAATCGAACCATTAATTGTTTTTCTTCAACATATGCATGGCATTCTATTTCGCCAGTATAGTCAACCACAACAGTTTTATCTACTATTCGTTTTTGTGATCCTATTAATTTATAAAAATCATCTTTATCCCACTCCGGTTCTCCATAGAATGTTCTTTCTTGCTCTGGGACATCTTCATAATGACACAATTCTTTATAAATATGATCATTGTCAATATAATATTGATCCATATGTCTACCAAGGCTTTTTGTCTGCCACCAACCTTTTCTATATGGTTCAATATTTTCTGGCAAATTACATTCTAAACCAACACTATCAAACATTCCCATAAAATCCTCGTTTCATTGGGTTATTATTCCACATTATCCGAAGTACCATAAATATCTTCAGGCAACCACATATCTTCATCGGCATCTATATTTCTATTACTGTTAAGTAAGCTGTCCACACCATCCAACCAAACACGAAGGTTATGAATATCACCATTGAAAATATATGTGCCTTCAATAAAGATTGTGTTCTGACTTAATTCGACTGTTAAGTCGCCCTGTGTTGATATAAATTTTTTCATAACTGTCCTTTCCACCAACCACATGAATCTACTCTTTCATGGTAGATTTTTTAAAAGTTTCTTCTTCATCTATTCCACCATGAGTATTAATAAAATCTTCAACTAAACTACTAAGAATATAACCATAAACACTCCTTGTTGCATTATCTTCCAAAGAAAGAATATCTTTAATCTTCCACTTGCCTAATCCCTTCAAATTTTTCAAGGAATAGAAAATGTTAGACCTTTCTTTCCAAACTCTTTTAATCCATCCAATAATTCCTACTTGTTGCCATTCACCATCAAAATATTGTTTCCATGTTTCAGGTGGTCTTATTGATGGATATCCAACTTCTACTTCATAATAATTGGCATAATCATTAATGCGCGGTTGGCAATAATGTGTTTCGCTTCCTTGAACAGATAATGAAACACCATCCCGACAAATTATTCTAGGTCTAATTTCTTGAAAACGATAATGTGAATTTTCAAGATCAATAACTTTATTTGTTTTACTAAAAAAATCTTGTAAATTCATAATTATCCCCAACTTCTATGGGACTCATGAATTGATTCCATTCCGTCATATTCATCAATTTCATAATTAACACCATTAGGTATTTCTACAATCTCTAAAGACGCGCAAGCACCATTAGCTTTTTCACCTAAACTTTTCACAGTAGCTACCAAATCAGGATCATCTCTTTGATCAGGTCTTGAATCTGCCCACAAATCATTGTGGTTTTCAGGCCAATTATCAAATGAATCTCCAAGGTCTTCAAAGACACTATTGATAAAAAGTCCATCGTTCGTATTTTCATCAACTTTTACATAATGGTCTTTGCCGGTATTGAAACGATATTCCGTCTGTTTATAAAAATAAACTTTTTTCCCTTTTCTCCCGTAATACTCAATCATTCCTTTTGGAGATAAACTAAATCCACCAAAACATTTATTAATCACAACTTCCATTTTATTCTCCTTTTCTGTTATACAACCCAATGAAATTCAGGTTTCATGGGGTAAAACTGTATACAATACTTATAACCCCAAATAAAATTCCCAATAAATCCCATTTTGATTTAGTATACATATATAGGCGCAAACTTCTTATAGCATATGCCATTCCAAACAATCCAAGCAAAATACTTTTTTGAATATTTATATCCATTTAAATCTCCTTTTCTTTACTAATACTATCATATTTATTTCAAACTGTCAATACCCAATTACTTACAACCCGCAAACAAAATCAATATCACAATCCAGAAAAATAGCATTTAATCTCCTATAATGTAAATTTTAATTTGCCCAATCCCACGAAATACTAATTTCATGAAAACATCAGTTCAAAGCCAATGGCAATAAGGAAAATCGCCGTAAAAACTGTACTTAATGCTTTGGCATAAAGATCCCATCCAAGGGAAAATGACAAAAAGGTTAAAGTCCCTAAAACTACCAAAATTAGTAAACGCCCAAAAATCGCTTTCCAATTGATTTTCATCTTACCCTCCAACCACATATTTTGCAACATAGTCAGCATAACTAATACCCTGTGCCTTTGCACGAGCATGACGGATCTGGTCTTTGCGTGACATCGTGATCGACTTTTTGGTTGCTGTTACAACATCTTCTTTATAATTCTTCATAGCGTCCAGAGCAAGAGACTTATTGGTGAAGTGACCAGTCACAACCAAACCAGTGATTGTGTTAATGACGTTCCACTTACGTTGTGAATCCTGTGTGAGTTTTAAGTTTTTCATTTTTATATTCTCCTTTTGATTTAATAGATTAATGTTACTTTATCAGCACCAGTACCAGAAGTTTCTACTTCACTAATATCTGCGTTCCATGCTCTTTCTTCCAAAGTAATTTCATCGGTACAAGACTGTGGTAATACTACTTCCATATCACCATTATCAACGGCAATTTGTTCTAACTTCTCGATCAATTCTGTAATTTTCATATTAATCTCCTTTTTTATTTATCATGGTTCTATTAATATCGCTTCAACTACTTGACCATAACTATATTGTGGACTTGCTGTCAATTGGTCTATCCAATAAGCGTATCCATCATACGTTATAGCTCCACCACGATCCTTACATATCCATTCTATATTATCAACAATTATTTTTGATTCAAATGGTATTTCTGGAGGGCAAGCAATAGCCTTATTCATCCAATCCTGCCATCGTTCTCCATTTGACATTTTGCTAACACATTCACCATTTACAAAATTGAAACAATTAATTCCACCAACCCAAGGCGTATAGTGCGATATTCTCACTAATATTTTTGTGCCAGTTGAAACGTTTTCTTGTGATTGTTCTATGTTACTAGAAACCGGTTCAATTAATTGTTGCTCAACTGGCTGGTTGCTAAATTTGATTGTCCAGTGTTAATAATAACATCACCTTTTAAGATAAGGTCAAGAGTTCCATCACCATTTACGTCTGCAAAAACTTGTTCTACATGAGTCACGGTTTGTTGATTTAATGATCTACCATAAGACAAACCAATAACTCCCGCTCCAATAACAGCCATAACAACAATTATTACAATTACAACTTTTTGAGATTTAGACATTTTCTACCACCTTTCTTGATTTTTTAGGTTTCTCATCACACCTATTATCGAACCATAATTCCAATCCGTAATGGTACATCAGCACTTTGTAACCTGCGACCATATCCATGTAGTCGCTCCAATCCAATTTATATAATCGTAGTAGGTTATTTTGTTTTGCGTATTGCCTCATTGCGTTGTAGTCGTAGAAGTTTACCTTCTTTGATTTCTTTGCTTCTTCGTATTCTAGGAAAGCCTTTTTTGGTATTAGTTTGATTACTTCGGCATCTGTTAATGGCATTGTGTTATATCTCCTTTCAATAATTTTACCTAGCGCCCTTGGCGTGGCTCGAACACGCGACCTATTCTTTAGAAGAGAATTGCTCTTAATCCAACTGAGCTACAAGGGCAAAATTCTCAACGAAATGCGAATTTCATGGAAATTTTATAGCGGTGTAGCCAACCATAAACTAATGTAACAAGGAATTATTGCAAGGCAACAAACTGACCCAATGATTTTCAATATTACCAATCCTAACGTATTGTCAGTGTCAATCCATGCCTTCATCATACCATAAAATGCTAATAAAATTGCAAATCCAACAACAATATTTACAGAAACCATAAAAATTAACATATTTTCTCCTTTTATTCTAATAAAATAGTGATTTCATCGTGTTTTTATAAGTATTTCATCAATCTTTCTAAAAATATTTAGAATTAAGTCATCTTCTTCATGAGTCAGACCTAATTTGGTGGCATCTGATCTACTCATACTGCCCAATAATTTTACTAGAACTTTTAATTCTTCTAGTGTTATAGCAAAATTTAATCTAGATTTGATTAGTTCCATTTTATCCTACCTTTCTACTACATGAAATGAACGTTTTATTAGGAATTAATTCTCTGGTTCATGTTTTGTTAAAATAATCTTTCCTTCACTAAAAATTTCTTCCACAGGATCATAAACCTGATACATTTCATATTTATAAATTATACCAACTTTTATTACATTACCTTGATCGTCAATTTCAATATCGTTGGTCAACAAAGGCGCTTCTGTTAAAGCTCCAATATCTTCCGCATTAACCCAATCCCAACCGTTACACAAAAAGTCTTCAATAAGTTCCATAAATCTTTGGTCACTATGATAATCTTTTGTATCATCTAAAAATTCTTTTCTTGATTTTTTAGTGATATTTTTATTTAAAGAAATAACTAAATCCTTATCATTGTCAAGACTGAAAGTTACATATTCACCAGTTTCTTTCATTATTATCTCCTTTTTACGTGCTTTATTTAATTCCTTGTATATAGTATAGCACGATAAAATACGAAAGTCAAGCGTTTTGAGATTTTTTAAGGTTGGATATTATATTCCCAAAGTTTGATTATAGATCAATAAATTTACTGTGTTGATCATGCTTGCTATTTCAGGATTATTTGATATTAACCATTTATTATTTCCAATATATGTTTTGTCTTTATCGGTAACCCAATCACAACCGGCATCATCAAAACTATTATCAAGTTTCAATTTTTTACGCACTATGTCCATAAGAGCATAAGCCAATTCTCTTTCAGTAATTTCTACTTCAACTATTTGCTTTCCTTTTATTTTCATTTTATCCTTTCCACATGAAAGCGTTGTTTTATGGGGTTAAATTCGATTACCATAATCATCATAACGAGCATTTTCAAACGGCATACAAGTTCCTGCGCTGGCAATAACTTCATCCTCTAAAGTAATATCCACTTGAAGATCGCCATCATTGATAAAAACTGTCACGCCTAAGTTATTGCGTAAATATTCTTTCAATTCTTTTTTGTCCATTTCATTATCCTTTCTTTATTCCCATGAATGTCTCATTTCATGGGGATTATTTTTCATTTTTTAAATCATTTGATATTTGTTTTTCTAATAGTTCTATAAAATCTTTTCCAACATCTTCTTTTAATTCAAAATACTCTCTAGGCGAAATACTATAAATTGCTTCAAAAAGATACGCACGAGTACTTTTATTCTCTAAAGAGTCTTGTGTTCCTTCTTTTTGTAAATCCCACAAACCACCAGCATAATGATCGCCTACTGCGAAACGAGCGACTTTCCCATTATCCGTGACAACCCAATTATAACCCGAACCGTAACTTTTTTCCATTTTATCTCCTTCTTTGTATATTTAAAATTTTATTTACTACCCAATGAAAAACCTTATTTCATGGGAATTATGGACAAACATCTGCTAAACGTTCCTCTGTAATGCCCAATCTTTTTGCTAATGCCTCAAAAACATCTCCTGGTAATTGATTATATATTAGCCCCAATAAAACATTTACTTGTTCTTCGGGGTTATAATCACCCATATCAATAGTGTTTTCATGCCATTCTACACTATATGACTCACTTGACCACAATTTTAATGTTTTAATTTTATCTGTCATATTTCATCTCCTTTTCTAGCAATAGTATACCACGAGAAAAACACAATTACAATAGTTTTTTTAGAAATTTTAAGAATTCTAATGTTTTCAATAAAAGAGCAATTTCATGGGGTTATTTGTGTCGTCTTTTCAATAATTTTTAATTCGTGCATATAAGGAATCCACTTAACATCTGATTCAAAAAATACATTTTTACCAATTACGTTTAAAACTTTTCCTTCGCAATAATTATATGTGCCTCCACCTGTATCAATATGTTCCTTCCAAGACACAGTTTCCCCTATTAAATATTCATATTTGCTCATTTTTTCAACCTCTTTATTAAAAATCAAATGCCATTGATAGAAAACATAAAACCCATAAACCAATCATAATAAATACTCCTAATCCTCCACCTGCACTAAAGTCATTTATAATCATTCCTGTTGCTATTCCAAGAACGAGTGGACTTAAAAAAGATGCAAGCATTAACATAGGAACATGATCGCTTATTTTTGTTTCTGCATTTTTATTATACATATCTTTTTCTCCTTTTCTAATGAAACGGTAAATTCATGGGTACTATTTTTCTACCCATCTTATAATATTGGCTCTTGCATATTTTTTACCATTTTCTTCAAAGAAAGATTTTTGCGAAGTAAAACTGTCTCGTAATTCCCAAGTTTCAGGCATTTGTTGAATTGCAAAGTCATGAGCATCTTGTTTGGTAGGATAGTTAATTTCTTCAGGGAACTTTACAATTAATGTATCCATTTCCCTTGTTTTTCCAACGTTTTTTAAATCATGTGTTGTTATTTCACATTCCACATGAGCCAATCCAAGTAATGCTTCGGCAATTTCTTCCAGACTTAAATTAATTTCAGCAAAATCAATATTGGCATCTGTGTCTGTAATAGTAATACGAACTGGCCTTGGATTGTCATAATTGCCATAAGTTTTTGAAATAGTAATTTTACCTTTCATTTTTTCTCCTATTCTTTAAGTTTCATTATAAAAATGTTCAGTATCAATTTCATCTCTGATCAAATCTGTAAACACATTTAATTCATATTCCGTGATATTATATTTTTTAATTAGGTCTGCTTGAAAAATAAGTTTATCGTATTTAGCACGATACATATATGAATTTCCAGTAACTCCATCGTTATATTCTACCAAACAATTTAATAAATCCATATCATTAGGTTCTTTACCACGAAAGGGTGTAATATCTTGAATTTTTAAGATTTTCATTTTAATCCTTTCTTATAACACCATGAAATAGAACTTTCATGGGTGAATTAAGCTTCATGAAGTTCGGTTTTAAAAACAATAAATCCTGATTTTTCTAATTCTGTTTTTACATACTTTGCTAATTTTATAGCAAATTGTTTATTGAAAGTTCCAAAATCATGATCGTCTTTGTCGGTACAAAATCCAAATTCTTTGTAAACAGACATATCAAAATTAGAAATATACTCTGGATAGAAATAATTGTCAAATTCAGACAAATTTTCAGGATTGCCTTTTTCATCATAACCATCATATAATTTTATAGAAACGGTGTAAAAATTTCTGTTATAAAATTTTGGTGGGAAGTAATCTTCAACTTCATCCCAAGGCCATTTTGTTATTTGGATTGAACATTTTTGAATACATGGAAAAATCTGAGGATCAATAAATTGTAAAGGTTCCTCCCAGTTATTAGGCAAATAAGTAAAGGTACTCCAGTAACTATCACTTACAACCGTATAAGACCCATCTTCATTGTCTGTAATTTTTGATTCTCCGCATGATCTATTTAGAAAATCTTTTCTTTCAATAGCGTCACGCCAAGGATTAAAGGACTGTGTACATTGACCATATTTTTCATGAGTTATCATTTTTTATTCCTTTCTTATTTATTTATACTAATAGTATACAGTCCTAATTTTTTAATTACAATAGAACATTACCTTAAATTAATCTAAAATTATTTTCAATGAAACAATAGTTTCATGGTTGTAAACTGTTTACTCCTTTAAATTAAAAGCATTAAAAATTTGTGTTCATAAATCAAAAAGGCGCTCTTGGTTTTTGCCTTTTTGATTTTGATTGATTATTTATTAGTATTTATTTAACTACTTAGTAGTTATTAATACTTAGTAATTATTCGGGTTCAAACCGTGAACCACCCCTCCTTCACTATTTGAACTACCTAAACTCACTATTTGAACTAGGTGGGTCAAATAGTGAGTTTAGACAAGATTTTTTAGTCAAATCCATCCTCACTTATTGTATCTTTTGACCGTTTTACACTTCTAAATTCCTTCAATTTTACCATGTTTTCAATAAGGTTTTCAGGGTTTTCGTCCATATAATAAAGATTTGATCTATTCATTCCAGTCTCTTTATCATATATTTTTTCAATTTTAGAGATAAACCCTAATATATTTAATTCTTTGATACACTTCCTGATAGTGTTTTTAGATAGCCCAGTACCGGCTACAATGCTGTTTATAGACGGTTTGACATAATCATTGATGCGTTCACCCTTATCCTTCTTATTGAACCAATAGGTATTCAAACATAACCATACCAGGGTTGTTTGTGGGGATAGGTATTTGGCGCAATGGATATAGGTATCGTTTATGTTTACATATCTTGTAAGGTCATTCATAAGGTTAATATAGCTTTCATAATTATTTCCTTTTTATTATTTTTCATAAAACGAAGAATTTACGAAGCAAAAAATCACTTCTTTATTATCTAGATTACTAGCTTAATTGGGTGTAAATCACACCCTCTAATCCCTCTGCTAAACATTTCTGTAAAAGCGTTTGGGTATACTTTCTTAACAATTTGATATGCACCATTAACATCGGAATTAATAACTGCGCCATTGTTAGATTTAAATAAACCTCTTTTAATCCTACGCTTAATATTATAGTTTTCCTCAATAGGTAATTCATTATCAAGAAAACTTGTACCAGATGTAAAGTTTTCTTCATTCATAATAAATCTTATTCCAATGTTTTCACATTTATATTGTAACTGAAGAATAAATTTATCATAAGGAATACATACAAAATTTTGATTATTAACGTGTCCTAGATTAATTCCATCCTTCCATTCTTTAGTAAGCCCAACAATAAGTGTATCTATATTATTTTCTAAACAATATTCTATAATTCTTTTGCTAACTGTATGGGTGTAAGTATCTAATTTTTTCAAATGTTTATCTGTTAATCTCCTCATTCTATTATTCCAGACCATTCCAGTTGATCTAGATATTTCAGCACGTTCTTTATTATAATACTGATTCATAGATTTAATAATATTACCCTTAACAAAAATTGGTCTAAGACCGATATTGTTTACAATAGTGGCAAAATTATTAACGCCTAAATCTATTCCTGCAATGCGATTATTAAATTTCTTTTGGTCAGGAATGTTTATTTGATAAACTATCTCCATATAATAACATGATCCTTTTGGAACAAAACGCACTTGCATTAATTTTCCTGTTGCTTTTGTGGGAATACCACTAAATTTTCTTAATGGTAGCCAAGAAAAAATAAGTTTATTCCCTTCTATTCTACATTGAATATTTTTTATCATTAAAACACTTCTACCATTTTTCTTTTTATAGAAAGGCATTTCTGGTTTACCAAAAAATCCTTCTCCTTTCTTTTTAGACCATTGTTTGATTCCTTTAAAAAATGAACGCCAGTCTCTATCAAGTAAAACCAATGTGTTCTGCGCAGCCTGAGAACCTAATCGTTTGTATTGTAAAGTACTTTGCATCATATTGTCAAGACTATAATATCTAATCCACTTTCCAGTAGATTTAAATTCTTGTGTGATAATATAATTAGCACAATTATATAAACTTTTGGCTTCCCAACATTTTTGATCTATAACTTTCCATAATGGAGTGTTCCTTTTAATGCAATGTTTTTCAATGCGATTAACAATCAATTGACCTCCTTTCTTTTTATTTTTCCCATGAATGATATAATTTATTGGAGCAATTTCACTCCTTTGTTTGAATTTATTCAAACTGATTGTAAATCGCAATCTCTAGACCCTGATCTATTTATAATAGATGTTTGGGTTTACTTCACCATGAAATATAAATTTTATTGAGTGTTACTCATCAATAACTTCATCTAATTGCCATTTACTTTCACAATCAACTCCACGATCATTGACTTCTTTCGTTGCCAATTCTTCCGCCTCTTCCACACTATCTGCTTCTACTGTTACATAAGCATCTTTTACAAACGAAACTGTATAAGTTGTCATTCTATTCTCCTTTTCTGTTAACCACATGAAAGTGGTATTTCGTTGACTGTTATTCTGATTTGGGCTTTCTTACGACTTTACCACAAGCTAGGCAAGTATATTCTTTCTTGACTTCTCCTATACCGGCGCTGAAGTTGATTGAACGCCCATTCATATCTACCCATCTACTAAAAATTTCTTTGGTTGGATGTTTACATCTCATTTTATTTTTCCCTTTCTGTTAATACTCAATCGGCTTTTCATCATAAAACGTCCAGCCATAAGTCTTTTTGCAATCATCATTACTAATCATACCACCTTTGAAGAAAAACTCCAATTCACCATCTCCATCCCAAAAATATTTCATAATAATTTCTTGACCATTCACCACTTTCTTGAATACATGGTACGAACCATCTTCAGGATATCCTTCGTCTAGCAACTCGTCAGGCAGTGGTGTTACATCGTCTTTGAGTTCAAATGTATCATAGCACCCTAATTGACGGTAATCACCATATCTAGTATGTTTGAGTTCTTGTTTGAAAAATTCATCACGTAGGGTTTCACCTAAGAGATCAGGGTTAGTTTTAGGGTTAATGTTGAGTTTCATTGTTATAGTCCTTTCTGTTAAGCCAACATCATTTCATAATTAAGCACATAACCTTTTGAGTCAATATAAACCCTATCAAATACTGCCACAGGTTTATTATCTTTTGTTACAATGGTTTGAATAAGTTCTGAACCATCGTCTTTATATTTGCTATGGATAAAAGAAAACTTTGGAGCAATACCTTGACGAGTGAGTATTTGATAAAAGTAGTGTTCGAGTAGATTCTTTTGTTTGCAGGTCATTGTTGAGTGTCCTTTCTGTTATAGTTCAGGGAAAACATTAGAAGAATGTAATCTCATAAATATTGCATCTTCAGGAACATCTCTTAATAAAGTAGGATAAGTATTTTTGTCAAAATGCACATCAAAATTCGCTTGATGACCAGTAACATAAACTGGACTTCCTTTTATCCAATCTGGTCTCCAATAAATGTAATTGCCAGCGTGTTCTATTTCGTATTTGTTTAAAAATTTCATTTTATTCTCCTTTCTAATGAAAGTTACATTTCATGGGTTTAGTTTGTTACTTGATCGTATCCGAGCAAAATTAGTAAAGTGTTCAATGCGCCATTTTCTCTGGTTTTAGTCCACTCAATAATAGAATCCCTATCAAGTTGAGCAAGATCGGCGTTATCCCATTTTCCGTCAGGGGTCATAGCACGAATATAAATTCCAGTTACGCTTTCCATATCACGATTATTCCATCTATCAGCGTTAATTTTTAGTTCCATTATTATCTCCTTTTTGTTTTCCAATGAAAGTAGAATTTCATGGTTCTTTATAACTATCCAGAATCGCACTCAACTGTTTTTCGTCAACTGTTATATCAAATATTGCATTGTAAATTTCATCGGCTTCATGCAACGATAAAAAATGTTCTAATACCACCATTAATTTATCTTCTTCATTCTCTGTCATTTTTAATCCCTTCTAATTCTGCACACTTAAGATGATAATACTTTCTATTTTGACCACGACCATTACTGACTAGGATCACTTCGCTTAATTTTTCAATATTAGAATTACATTTGTGACATAATTGAGAACTCCTAATTTGAGTTTTTCTAATAACAATTTTAGTGTTTTTGGGCAATCTTCTTCTCATTTTATTTATGTCCTTTCATTGCCATGAAAATTGTATTTCATGTGGTTGTTACTTTAAGTTGTTTTCAAGTTCCATCGCATCAAATCCACAATTAGGACAAATCAAATCGTCAGTCCATTTTACTCTTTCTTCGCAAGAGGGGCAATAAGCCTCTGGATTTTCCATAATTTCATTATAATCAATTTGTAATACATTCTTAATGCTTTTGGGGGCATAAAATAATTCTGTAATTAATCCCTGATCCACTGTAATAATAATAGTGTCTTTTTTACTATATTTTTTCATGTTATTCCTCTTCTTCTGGATTAATAACTTCATAGTCTAAAATTTCAGTATCTACAATTTCCGCCCCAGTGATAAATTTATTTGAAAAGTCATAATCCATATTGTCAATAATTTCATCAAGATCAGTATCATGATTGATCACGAGTCTTACTGTAACATTTACTAAAGTTTGTTTCATAATATTATCTCCTTTTCTTTATTCGTTATAGTAATATTATACAGTTATAAAATTGAAAAGTCAAGCATTTTCAGTTAATTTAAGAATTCTAATCCAATTCTAATGTTCAATCACAATCCCTTTTGGAACATTATTTGCCCACCACCATTCACCATGAAGTAAATGTCTTTCTGATGGCTCTGTAACGATTACACGGTGTATAACTGACATCTCATAGTGTAGATCGTCATTGATATATGTATCACCATCCTCTGCTGGACAAATAGCGGCACAAAAGATTCTACCATTTTGTCTTATTCGTAGTGCCATAATTCATTTCCTTTCAATGAAATCATTGTTTCATGGCAATAGCCCAAGCCGCATCAATGCCACCGACTCTTACATGTTCAGATAATGGTGTTCCAAGAAGTCTATGACAACAAGGACATTCATTACCTCCATCGAAAAATACTTCTCTGCCTGATCCCATCCTTGCATTATCTTCAATCCAAATAATTGTTCTTACTACACTTTCTTCACCCTCAAAAAAATCAGTAGTAATTTTATCACCAGCTTTTAATTTTTCTGTGTGCTTATTGATTCTCATTTTTATTTTCCTTTCTAATATATATTATTGCACGACATTTTATTAAAGTCAATAGGGAGTTTTAAATTCTGCGTAATAATTCTTGATAAACTTCATATCTACTAAAAGGAATTAGACCAAATTTACAATCTGGATCGTCGCCTCTGGCTTTATCTAGCATTCTTTTCCATAAGTCTAATGTATCATCTGTGACTTTGGTTATATCAGTTTGTGACCAATCGCCTTTTTCTTCCATTGTAATCTCCTTTTAAAAAATCAATGAAATTGCTGTTTCATGGGGTAATTGTTTTACTTTAATCCCAAATAAATTACAACTATTTTCAAACATTTCTTTATCAACGAAAAACATAAAACCATTATCAATTTCAAACCATCCAATAGACTTACTGCCAAAAGATTCTTTTGTTGGAAGTAAAGCGTCTTTTAGTCCACACCATTCTTTTAATCTAAAACTATATTCATCTTGTCTCAGTCTTTCAATGCGTACCTTTACTTCTTGCTCATAAGGTTTAGGAGTAATATAATAAACATTTCCTACACTTCCAGCAACAAGGTTCTTAGCGTGCGCTTGTTTTGCCATAAATCTAAAAGCGGTTGGGATTGCACCAAATTCAAATTCTGCCGATCCCATATAATCAAAACGATAAATAGTTTTTAATATTGTTTTTGCTTCCGTTGATAACCCATCAACTGATATAGTGTTAGAAAAGTCAATATCACTAGGAACACCATAAGGCTTTTCAATTCTTTGAATAAGGTGTGAACCACACATTTCTTTTCGTAAAATCATTTCTTCGCTCATCTATTTGTCTCCTTCTGTTATATAGTCTAATGAAATGGAAATTTCATGGGGTACTACCAGTGATAATCAACTGTTACCAAAAAGCCGGTAGTAATATTATTTTTAGTTAAAAATTCTTTTACGTTTCCGTTAAAATCTTTGTTTGGTTTGAATTTTTTATTGTCATAATCCCATTCTTCATTTTCCCAATAATCACCATTGAAAAAGATAGTGCCACAATCTAATTTTTCGTCAATTTCTTCAATCGGAATAATATTACTTTCATGATTGAACCAATCAGTAGGCCACTTCAAGGCCATTCCGACACCAAAGAATCCTGGCTCATCCACTCCGGTATCTCTGTTATAATGATAGCATCCGTTACATTTGTAATCAGGATTTTCTTGTCTGTGTTTTAGTCCAATTTCATCATTGCGTAATCCTGTACCATCACAAAGTCTACACTTCTCATAATTCCTAATATCTTCTTCAGGATTATAATTGCCATGTGATCCAGTCCATCTACCACCAATTTCATACCAATCAAAAATTCCGTTAGGGTTGCACCAATAAAGGTTGCCATCTTCATCTTTTTCTTCTTGAATTTCTAAATTTGCATCATACTGTGACAAAATATCTTCGACCTGTTCTTGCCAATTTTCGTTGCTTTCCAAGTAAATCTCTGCATGTGTGTGCATTATTTTCTCCTTTTATTTAAATATGATTATCTGTTAAGTGCCATGAAATAGATGTTTTATTGGTGTGGTCAATCTGGTGATACTACAACTTTTTGCCACTCCACATTAAAATTTCCACAAGTCCGTATCGCTCCATCTTTTTCTGTTATGTGAAGACTAAAATATTTTTCTGTTGTACCTACTTCAACGGTAAAAGATTCAACGTTAGTATAGACTGCTTCGGTTTCATAATGACCGTCTTCATCTGTTGTTTGCCAAAGTTCAACCTTCATATTATTAGTCCTTTCTGTTATAGGTTATTAATTAACATCCAATTTTTATAATCCTTCCAACGTTTTGTTGCCTTGTCTCCAAGACTAGCGGAGTCTGCAAACTTTTCAGCCAACAACCACCGGAGTTCAATACCATCCCAATTTTCGGGGATATCGCCATCTGATAAGTGACCAAGAATATCATCCAGAATGTTTTGGGTTAAATCTTTGAGAAATTGTTCTTGTTCGGTTTTGTTATTCATAGGGTTATCCTTTCTTATTCATTAAACTGATTTTTGTTCAACGACTTTCATATTAGAATCAATCATTGTGTGCTTATGTAATGGTAGAATATTTTCATCAGGATTACCAATTTCAAATTCAAAGGCATCAACAGGCATAATTCTAATGAATGAAAGGAATGAGTCAATAATGTTTTCGCCTTTTCTCCATGATTCAATAAGATCATAAAAACGTTGAGGATTTTTAGCAAACCATGTTTTTGTGCAATCCTGCAACCAATAAACAATATCTTTTTCTGATACATATTCCGCATCATAACTTGCAATATTGCCACAAATAACCTTTAGGTCATTGATTTTATTATCTGATTTTTGATACCAGCCTTTTGCATATAAGACCAAGTGATATTCTTTATTCATTTTTATATCTCCTTTCGTTATTCATAATAGCACGACTGTTAAGTAATGTCAAGCACCAAATTTATTAGCGATGGCCTGAAAAATATCTTTTACAATTTCTGGATTTTTACTAGGGTCTTCCCAATAAAAATCACTAATAGCACAACCGTTATCTGCAACAAATTCACCGCTAGTTTGGCATATAAGATATCGTTTACCATTGATTCTAGCCCAAAGACCGCCTGGATGTTCGTCAAATTCGATTGTAAATTTTTGTTTATTCATAGTCATCCTCCTGTTATTGTCTGTTATAGAATTTCTGTTCTATCTACACCATGAAAGAAAAGTTTCATGGGGATTACATCTTTGTCAATTGATCAATTACACCATTTCTCAAAATTTCTTTTGCTTGTTGGATTACTTTTCTTCCACATTCACCACCAACAAAGATACATAATTTTTCGTTGAGGATAATCCTGTCACTTGCTGTTATATGTGATTGTTTACATTCGTCACAAATATAAGTTTTATGTTTTGATAGGGTGTAGTGGAGTTGATATTTTAAGCATTCAAGCCTGCGAAGTAGTTTCATAAATTAAACCTTTTGTCCAGGTTTATAAAAACTAGGCAAGTCCCCACGTTCCATTGTATGAGTAATTCTACCACCAACCGATTTATATTGAATAGCGGTTGCGTTATGGTTAGTCCAGAATAACTCCTCGCACCAATTCTTGACCGTGTTAAGTGTTCCTGTTATACCTGAATAGGGTTGTTCAGGCGTTTGGTGAAATTCGTTATAGGGTAGGAGCCAAAATTCGTATGATTTTTTCATGGTTATCCTTTCTAATCTTTGAAAATATCAATTTGAATAAATCCGATTCTTATGATTGTTCTATAAGAGTATAATCCAGTCATGCTAAATCCGGTTTTATAAAATCGGAATTGCTTAGAAAAACCTATTAGTATAACGTTTTTACCTATTCTCATCTGTTTATACCCTTCTGTTAAGAATAAATACCCATTTTTGCTTGAATATATCCATCATTGACTAATTCAAGAAGAAAATCATTTAATTTCTTTTTGTTCTTGAAAATTGCAATATCAAAGAAGTCGCTACCGTCACTATGCTTTTTGATACCACCACAATAATTCACTACATATTTGGCATGACCGATATTAGACATTGTGTTATATCGTTTTTTTGAGGGTTTTGTTATTTGAAAATCAAATACAACTCCGTCTACTTTCATTCCACAATAATTAGATACTAGGTATTCTGTATATCCATTACCAAGTCTAATATTTGTGATCTTTGAGGTGTAGGTTATTGGGTCTGTTTGCACCGTATATGAAATTATGTCATCAACTTTGTAATCGGTCATTTATATCTCCTTTTCTGTTAATCTAGTTTCTCAATTTTGTTAGTTCTGTAAAAACATCATACCAGAATTTTGCTTCCTCTTTATTGTCACGATATACAAATGCAATTTGATTAATAATTGCTGTTGATTTTTCATATCCATAACTATCATAAAATAATTTTGCTGTTTGTTCGATTCGTGTTATCATTTTTATCCTTTCTGTTCTAATAAAATTGACATTTCATGGTGTAAGTGTTCTATGACTCTTTCCAGAAAATCTCATCCAAAGGATTATCCACATTGTTTTTGATGTATTCCAAAATATCCAATAACGCGTGAAGTTTTTCTGTTTTAATTTTGTTATGATAAGTTTCTGGATTTTCTGTCTCATCAACAAGACGATCATAAACATTATCTATTCTGTTTAATAGTTGTTCGGTTTCCAATAATTCGATTACACGGTGTTCGTTATGTTCAGCCATTTTATTTTCTCCTTTTTTGTAAACTGTTTTTGATTACATAACCATTATACAGTCAAGTATATTCAAAAGTCAAGTGTTTTTGGATATTGGTTAGATTTTTTAAGTTTTCTAATGTTCAACTTTATTATCATCATAAACTTTATCCCACAGGAAGCCCTACAAACGATTTAAATAGTTATAGTGTATATTTGTCCAATTTGATGTATAAATCGCGCCATGAGGCTCTGGAGTGCCTTAAATAGGGTATGTGGTGAGGGTTTGCAACCAAGTGTCAATATTTAATGTTGATTCACCATGAAACCACTCTTTCATGGAACAGATGTTCTATGCTCTTTCATAAGCTACTCCGGCACAATCCCTTTTGACTATTATTTTCTTATTCAATAGTTCCTTAAATGCTTTAAGACGGTCTTCACAATTCATTTCTGGAATATCTGCATTTAAGGGCATAAATCCATTTTTATCAATATAACTCAACCATATCTTAGCATTTTTACTTATTTTCATTGTATCATCCTTTCTATGCTAATTCAGACTCAATACTTGCCAGTAACCAATTGCTATACCACATGTCCGTTAAAGCTGGCTCAAAACCTTGCCATTCAATTACGTTATGCCATGAGGTTGTAATACCGCCTATAATATCATGAACCTGCCAAGAATCGGTATCGGCATGGAATACTCCAACATGAGTAATACAGTTTTGATCACGGTATTTAATTTTCTGACCAAGTTCGGGTATAAAGATGTTTGACTTCCACATTTTAAACCTCCTAGTTTTAATTACTTCCAGATAGGTAATGCCGTGAAATAGAGTCCGCCAATAGGGAGTTTGTGTTCTCCAGTAATGCGCCAACATCTCATACATTCTTTAGCGTCTTCTGGCGAGTCAAAAGAAAAATCAGGTTCATAGCGGATTGTTTGACCGTTTTCATAAATTACAAAAATTCCGTATTCCATTTTAAGCCTCCTGTTTTTTAGAAAATATGTTCCATGAAAGGATTATTTCATTAGAAAGTTTGTTCTGTTATACGTTTGATTGTTTTGCGCCGATTGCCGTATAATAATCATTATCTGTTAACCCAGTGTGTAATAATACCATTCTCTTTTTATAGGTGTATGAGTATTCTCTTTTTTCTTTTGGTGGAAGAACAATACTATTCTTTTTTGTATATTCGATCACAAATACTTCGGGAGTCATACTTTCATACCCTTCGGGAAGTCCTTCGGGTTTATTGTTACCAAAACCACCAACAATTGTTTGAGTCATTTTATTTTATCCTTTCGCTAATTATGATAGTATTTCAATTTTCCATAAGTCGGCGGTATAATCGCTATTTATTTGTTCACCGGCATACCATGAACCACCGTTTTCAAAGGTTATTTTCCACTTATCAATTGTTTTTACTTTTCCCATATTATCATAATTGTAACCGGTTTGTTGAGGTCATTTTTGGTCTTCGGTATATCGAAGCAAATTGATACGTTTGTTTAATAATGATTGAGGTTTGATGCCTTGATCTTTGAGCCATTGATATAGTGTCATGCGTTAAGTCTCCTATATTGTAATGTGGATATTATAATATTCAATAATCATCCAAAAAATATTGTGAATTGCCGGATAGCACCAATATAAAGCGATAAACCATTTTGTGTATTGGATTACTGTTTTGATAATTGGATATTTGTTAAAAAGATTCTGGTAATAATTGAAATGATTTTCTGATACTGTTTCCATTAGTATTGCAAACAAGGCTGTAAAGACGGTTTGTAGTAATATAAACGTCATCCATCCGTATTGGTAGGGGATAGGATTGCCTTCAGAACCACCTAAAGATAAAAACCATGCGGTAGTGAGCCAGTCACCAATTTGACCAGCAATAAGAATAATAGTTGTTGTTTGCAATTTTAGTTTTAGTTTTTTGTTGGTTAAGTTAGCAGTTGTCATTTTAGGTATCCTTTCTGATTTGATTATACTACACTGTTAAGGGATGTGTCAAGTGCCAATTTTCTGTTAAGACTAGGATATTTATACCCCATATTTTCAAGTTCTTTGAGTTGAAATTCAGATATATAACCGCGTTCTATAATTCTCAATGCCCATCTAGCAAGTTGTATCTGTTTAGTGTTGTTGGATGGTTTGACCAATTGGAGTAAGTAACCACGAATGTGAGGGTTTAGTCTCATAGTGGATTACTCTCATTCTGTTCGGGGTAAAATTTTCGATATTCTTGATCACAATGTTCAGAACAAAAAACGGAGTCCAGGGATTCATCTAATACGATTTTATCACCTTTGAAAAATGGTTCACCACAATATAAACATCCTGCGGGGTCATCGTCTGGAGCCGTTGTATGGATTAGTTTAGCCATGATTGTTAATTCCTTTCGTGTTATAGGGATAATGTTTTTATTTACCAGCCGTAAATATTTCTAACATTTTTTTCAATGCTTTTTGTATAGTAATTCAACATATTTTTTGTTATAGGTTTTTTGTTATAAATCATATCGGTAAAATAATCAATGTTTCTATCATTTCTGACCATTCTAAAAAGGATATGATTAGTACCGTCATGGTGTGATGATTCTTTACGGATATTATAACCATCACTATAAATTTTAATATAATCATGGTTGCCAAAACTCATTATTTCATTCAGATTGTCTCCAATAATTTTATAGCCTGAAAATCTGCCGTTCCATAATCCTAAGTCTGCAATAGCGATAATGTTCCCGTCTAATTGTTTATTAAGGTTTTCTTGTTCGTCTGAAAACCAAAAATCAAGTTGTTCTCCCCATTCATCATAGACCATTTGTTCTGTTACTTCTTCAATAGGAATTTCTTGATGTTCGGCTATTTGTTGTTTGGTGTTATCCATTGTATCAAAATCTTCGTAGTTGTCATAAATTATGTGCTTCATTTTATTTATCCTTTCAGTATTTGAATTGGTTACAATGTTATTCTACTTTTGTGAAAATAAGGTATCCATTTTCTTGTAATTTTTCTGTTAATGATTCTACCATATAATTAGGATACCACCAGACATTATCAATAAATTCAACAATACCATCATCGTTATAAACTACATCGTCTGACAAGATAGGGGCTTCTGTTAATGCTCCAATATCTTCCGGCTGTACCCATGTCCAGCCGTTACATAATTGATGTTCTATAATTTCACGGAACATTATTTCATCTGACCATTGTTCTTTGTATTGTTCTTGAATTTCTGTTAATTCAATTTTCCCTTCAGGGATTAATGATATTTTTAAATTTCCGTTTGGTAGAATTTCAAAATTTGCGTAGTTTCCGTTTGACATTTTTAATCCTTTCTTTTATCTAATTAAACCATCGAAAATTTCAACGTCATTTTGATCATTCACTGTTAACCAAATTTGTCCGGTTGTTATGGTTTGAAGAATCATGGTTTTGATAGTGTTAAAGTGATATTCTTCAGGGGTGAAAATAAATTCTTTGATTATACCACCATTAGAAAGAACGTGAGCAATATACATTTTTAATCTCCTATTTAGTAGATTTTTATTAGCGGTTTGTATTCCACACCGTAACCATTTGATTTTTCAGTTTTTTTGTTGATGAAAATTAATTCCATTTGGTATTTATGATAATTTTTATCCATCCAATTTTGCGCCTGTTCTTGTGTTTTGAAGTATTTTGTTTGCCACATTTTTAATCCCTTTCGTTATCTGTTTTTGATTACAATACCATTATAAACGATAGTTCAAAAAATTACAATAGAACAAAATAGAACAAAACCTTAAAAGATTCTACGAATATCTTTTAAGGTTTCGGTTGATTCACAATTTGATACAGCAAAGGGTAAAAGGTTGTAGTATGTACCGTCATCAACGGTAGGCGGTTTATTATTGGTTGTAGTGGCTAGTCTGCCGGTTGTGTTGTGCTTATAGTATTGATAATTTGGAGAGGTATAGAGAAGTGTCCAGTTATTCATTTTGTTAGTCCTGTTTTATTGTTTCTTGGGTAGTATGTTCAAATTGAATATCCCAGTTAATCAATCTAATCATATAATAATCCCAAATATCATTATAATCATTAGACAATGATTCGTTTAGTTGCCAATATATAACCCCTGTTCCGGTCATCCAATTGGAGTATACTCTTAATGCCCGTTCTTCAGAATGTAAGCCAAAGGTATGATCTAAATTGTATTTAATGTCAGGATCGGAACCATCCAGAGCGCCATGATATTTAATGAAAGTGAAAGTGCTTATTAGAACAATGATTATTGTAATGATGATAATTAATTTTTTCATTTGTTTTATCCCTTCTGTTATAGAAAATGTGTTCTAATGAAAAGGTTATTTCATGGGACAAGTGTTCTATTCAATATTATTTTTCTTTTTGTATTGTTTTACAGCATCAACTATAAAGCAATTTGTAACATGGTCAGGGCATCGGTATATAATACTATATGCCAATTCAGGATTATTATTTTTTAATGCTTCATTGGCTAAAACCATAAAATATTCGCATTGTTTGCGTAGTTTGTCCATTTTTGCATCAGTTCTTTTATAGTCTGCAATTAATTTTTGTTCGTCCATGATCTTTTAATCCTTTCATTGTCTGACTGATATTTGACCGGCTGTTAAAGGTCATTAGGATTGTAGCAATTCACAATCGAACCGCTGTTATATTCTACCACCAATAAAATAGATGATGGGGCGCATGGAAGTTTTAAATTAATTCCTTCTTTTTGTTCAATGTCACCGTTTGAGTAAAAATATTGTGTATAGGTTTGCATGTTATTTTAAATCCTTTCCGGTTATCAGTTTATACAATCCGGCAACTGCCAGCAACGAACTAAAGAGGATGAACCCGAAGATTATAACGTCCATGATGAATTACTCCTTTTTAATGAGATTGGATATAACAAGCCATTGATATTAACATTCTGTCATCAAAAATATTGTTATTATCATCCCTGACCGTTATTAGTTCGTTGTTATTTATAAACTCTTTGAAAGTATATCCTATGATATTTCTTTTTTCATTTCTGATAGGGCATTGAATAAAAATTCTACCAAAGGGGGATTTTTTCACTTTAAAATCTTTCATGGTTTGATGAAAAAATTTTAAAGTTTTGCGATCAAAAAAGAATGGTTGTTTTTCTTGTGTTCTATATTTTATATCGTAAATTGTCGGTTTATTGTTGGTCATTGTTAACCTCTTTTCTGTTATTTAAATTTTATACTCATTCTATAAGACAAGTGATTAAACTTGTCTTATATGGTCAGGATAAAATCTATTTTGTTAGTGGTGAGAGAATTTCAAGAACACGTTTAAAAAGTGCCGGTAATTCTTCTTCATTAATCCATTTTCTCATTTCAGGGTTTAATGTTTTATGTTTTGTATTAGATGTTAGATGATCAGTTCCCTGATGTAAAATGTCTGCCATTTTACGCATAGTATAAAATCGTTGCATGAGGTCTGATAATTCCCACGCTTCCGAGTCTGTTAAAACCGTTGCTGTTAAGCGTGATCCTTTGTCATTAAGAGTATGAATATATTCTTTTTTGACTTCGCATTTTTTATCAAAATTGTATTCAAACATTTGACCAACAAAACCGTTAAAATGTTGATGGCTATCAATATCTCTTGCCCTGTTTGGTGTTGCGTTGTTTTGGTAAGTTTCAATATAACCAAAACCCCAATACCAGCCACAATCCCATACTGGAGCCTCTAACCAATAGTTAATCCCTTCCTCATCTTGTCCGATGAGGTAAACATCTTTGTTAAAAGCGTGTGATTTTCTTTTTTCTAGCATTGTTAGCCTCTTTCCTGTTATATGGTTTGATTATGATTTTATTCTTATTTTAGCATACTATCCTTTATAATATGCCATTTATAAGAGTAAAATCTATCTAATTTCTGATAAGTCTTCAATTTCTTGTTCAGTAAAAAATTTATTAAGTTTTCTACCAAATGACGCTATACGTTCTGCGTCATCATAAAATTCATAACCAAATTCACTTATAACGTCTTCTTTATCTGTAAAGCTACAATCGCCAGAAATGCAAGCCAAAACATCATAAGCGTTCGGAGTAATTTGATTTTCCATATCGTTAACAGAACCCCAAAAATCAAATGTTATTTGTTTTCTTGGGTTCTTTTTTGTTAATTGTACAATAAAGTGTTCGCCTGATGGCTCCCATCTAGCATTTTTTGTATTACTACAATCAATTGAAAATTTGATCTGGTATTTGCTCAAAAAATCATTAGCTTGTTTTTCGTATTCGTTCTCATTTTCAGTCATTTTATTTTCTCCTGTTTGTCTAGTGGTTTGTTTTCTTGATTAAGTTAAGTATACCACGACTTGATTATTAATACTAGAACATAAGTTAAGAGTTTGTAGAACATTAGATTAGAGTATTAGGGAAGTTTTGATCCTTGCATAGTGACAAAATCGCCGTTATACTCTTTAATCGTCCAGCCTAATTTGAGAAGTTTTGAACCTTCCAAATATCCGGCATAAGTTTTGCAATTAAAAGTTTTAAAGTATAGCATTTTAGAATTTCCTTTCTAGAACAAAAGTTCTAATGAAAGATAGATTTCATTGAACAGATGTTCTATAATGTTATGACTCTTCAATGGCTTTGTAAAAATCAGCCAATGCTTTTTTAAGGCTTTTCCCAACATATACAGGGTATTCCAGTTGATCATCATCGTTCATACGGTCATCAGTGACCCAATAATAACCATCATCGCCAGCCCAAAGTGAAAAATTATTACTTTTAATCCAGACGCCAGACTCAAGAATTTGTTTTACGGTTTTCATTTTTTCTCCTTTTTGAATGTCTGATTAATTACTTGATTAAGTTAATCATACCATAAAATTTGATTAATAGTAGAACATTACATTAGAGTTTATAGAACACTTCCTTAAATTAATCGTTGATGAAATGAGTATTTTATTAGGATATATTTTTTAATTTTGGTTTGCAATTTTCGTTAGTTGTCCGGCATACTTACCAATAATTTTTTGAGCGGATTTTAATTGCTTATCTGTTAGGAATTTATTTTTTTGAATAAAAATAGCAAGTGAGGTTAAAAATTTTGCGTCTATTCCATTAAAACCAGCGTTATTTTTTTCTTTAGTTTCGTGATCGAGTTTTTCGGATGATGTTTGCAATTTATACAATGCTAGAATAGCCTTATACGTCCAGTTTTTTTCAGTTGTAATTTTAGACCTGATAAAATCTTTAGTATAGTTATTCATGGTTTGACCTTTTTTATAATTGTTTTGAATTATTGACGCTGTAATTATATGCTGTTTCAAATTCATTAAATTTTAAAAATGCACAATATATATCATTTTGTTTTGTTAATTCGTTATAATAAGGTTCTGGATTGATTGAGACTTCACAAGCTCCACCAATAACCGGAAGTATAGCGTTATCGCTGTTACAATCACAATAGTAAACAGAATATATAACCTCTGTTTCGGGCGGTTCTGATTGAGTTGCAACGGCTTTAAAAATATCCTGTATTGAGGGGAATTTTGTATACTCACATATTGGATTAGTACTGTTATCATCCGAAGTGTTATAATGCGCGTATTGTCTGTTAAAGTCACGGCTTGCATGGTCGGGAATTGATTCTAGCTTGTCAATTGGTATTATCATTATTTTATACCCCTTCCAATATTTTTTGCCATTTTATCAATAGATTGTAAGTATGTTATAGGATTGATAAAAATAAAACAAAGATAATATAATCCAGGGTATTCTTTAGATGATTGCTGCCCTTTAGAAAATATATCCTTATTATCAGCATTAGTTAAATTACCTTTTAATGCTTTGTTAAGCATAGTCTGACAATAATTATCATTAATTTTATCCCCTAACATGAGTTTAAATTTTTTGTTTATTTTTAAACCATATTGATTTTCAAGTGATTTATAAGTGATCATCTGTTAAGCTCCCACTGTTAAGGATAATTTTATATCTTTTTGTCTATGCCAAACACCACCAGCCAAATATCGAAAATAACCGTTATTATTTTCGCATTCTTTAATGATTGAGATTGTGCCGGTCTTAAATACATCAGTATTCAGACTCTCAATTTTATCGCCGGTTTTAAAGGCTTGTTTTTCTTTGCCTGATGGGATTTTATCCCACTTGCCGCGAATATCCATTATATCAGCAATGATTTTAACTCTATTGGTATTGTCGAATGATATCCCGTTCAGTTTGTTTAGTTCCATTTTAAGCGCTCCCTGTTATCTATATTGTGTTATCTGTTAATGATTTTAGCACGTTTGTTAAGACTTGTCAAGTATTTTTAAGGTTCTGTTATAAAAATACTCTTATATTGATTAAATTGAGATTCAGAACATAACCAACGGCCTGATAATGGCATACCTGTTATAATATCGTATGCACTGGTATTATCCGCTTGCATGGTGTATATTTCATGCGTTACCGGATGTTTAAAATACATGGTGTTATTATTGGTTAAAAATGGTTTAATCGGTTCTGTTATGGTCTGATGTTCCATTAGATTATACCTGTTATCATACATAAATTATGATTAGTTATATTTTCTTTTTTTCTACGATCAAAAAATACAACCTTGCAATAACTTGTATAATTAGCTTGCTGTATGGCTTCTGACTTTGTTTTATATCCGCCTGTTAGATATTTATATATGTTACCATGCGTTAATTGTGTTGGCTTTGTTTTAGAGTAAAATACTTCTGTCAATTTGTCGTTTTTAAGTGTTCCAAAATAATACATTTTTAGTCTCCAATTGGTATCTATTTATGATTGTCTGTTAAGTGATTCTAGAATTGTTATACATTTTTTGCATGTTATTATTTGATCATCATATTCAGACCAAGATGATTTTTTGTTAGGGTTATTACCACATAATGAATTGTTATTAATTACCACGTGCGTTATATATCCCGTTAAGTCTATACCAGACCGGCACGAACCTGTTTTATGGGTTATTCTATACTCTAGATTTTTATTTGCAACCATGTTAACCCCTTGCAATATTCTTTAAATTGGTTTGCGTATGTACCTGTTATTTTGCATGATGGATTATCATTAAGACAACACGCCGCTGTTAAGTATAGGTCTTCTGGTTTATAAGCAATTCCCCCGCCTGACTCATGTTCGATATTAATATATGTATTGTCTTCTGATTTTTTGGCAGTGTAAACTATTCGATTTTTTGAATTAATTAATTGTAATATCATTTTTTACTCCAGGTTATGAATTTTTTTAAATTCTTGATCGAATTCTTGAGGGGTTAAGATATTCCATTTTTTAATTATATCATCATGGTTTATATATTGGTATCTATTTTTACCAGTGAATAAAATATGATAGCATGTTACTATTAACCAATTGGTGTTTTCTCCATTATGTTTAAAAGATTCACATATACATGCTATTGAACCTGATTTTTTATTTTTAATTCCAGTTCCATGTTTTAAGTCTTCCATTTTTTAATCCTGTTATTCAAATTTTGTTTTCTGTTAAGTATTATAACCGAATTTTTTAATTTTATACTCATTTTGCCGGTCTATACTATTATTAAACCGGCATGATCAGGATAAAATTAATGAAGTATTCCATTATAAACAGGATGAAATTTATCATTAAAGGGCAGTGATTCTAGATTCGTATTCCATTCGCTGTTAATGATATTGCCGGCCATATTGCAACCGGCAGAAGTGATTTTAAATCCGGCATATTTTAAACCATTTGCGAATGATTCGCACGTGTTAAAATCACTTTGCAAAATTCTTTTTGCGTTTCTTCCAAAATTGCACATATTGAAACATTCAACTTCAAAAACGTTTGCAATTCCTGCCTGATAAACTAATACTGCGCGTTTTTCTTCCATTTTAAACCATCCTTTTTAATTTTTTAATTTTACTTCCGCGCTTGTAATTCAATTGTACCATGCTGTTAACTGAATTACAAGAGTCAAAATAAAATTAGTTGATTAGTCGGAAGTGATATCCGTTTTCATGCCAGATTACATTAAAACCGACTAGCCTGTTATTAATTCCTATTAATGATTGTAGTAATTCAGGCGCATAGTGCCAGCCAAAAAACCATTTTTTAAATTTTGTTGACATGATTATACATCCAACCGTGTTAAAAATTCAATACGTGCAGCCTTGTTTTTTCGTGCGACTTTCAGGTTAAATTTTTTAACTTGTCTGGTATCCATCATCCATTTTTTGTTAATGATTTTTTTCATTCTGTTATACTCCATTATATACCGGTTACCTTATTATAACCTTATGTTATAACCGGATTCTGTTATATAATCCGGTTATATGATAAGAGTATAATCTATTTATTATCAGGATAGCAAGCATTAATAAATCTTGTTTTATTGAATGTCGGATTATCTTTTTTTAAGACTTCCATTAAATCAGATTGAATTTTATTAATGATCATATTTGCACTAATTTTTGCAGCATCGTTAAAAAATGGTTGTGTATTTGTATGTTCTCTAGCATTTTTTAAAATTTTTGCAAATTGGATGTAATCTTTTTTAGTCATTTTTAACCTTTCTTGAAATTTGAATTATTTTCTAATCTGTAATCATTGTATCAAAACAAAATAGAACATACAATAGAACAACCTTAAAAAATCTTATAGAACAACCTTAAAATTTTATTTTAAAATCAATCTTATTTTTTAATTCTAATACCAAAATTATATTCAACTTTTGTTAAGATTAGGTTCTAAAATGATACATTTTATAGTCAAAACATAGAACATTATCTTAACGAATTATAGAACAACCTTAAATCGGTTCGTGGGAATGCCTGTAATCGTTTTATATATCATTTATGGTATTTTATACCTTGCAATAATAAAATCGCTAAAAATGGCTTCTGGATGCCTTAAATTGGGTGTATTGTATTTATGGGTTATTCTACTATATAAGGCTAGAAATGATCAAATTTATTATTATATTAGAATTCTTAAAAAATGTTTTAAAATGGATTTTTTAAGGTTTAAGGTATTGTATTTTGTTTTTTATATGGTAGAATGATTTTACAATTCAATATAAAAAAGGATAAATATCATGAAAAACAAAAAATTAACAGTTGCTCAGAAGTGGGAACAAGAAAATGAAAAAAGAGAATTAGAACGAAAAAACAAGATTAATAAGTATTTTCAAGAATTAGAATATAGAAAAACTCATACTGTATTGCATGATGCGAATTATTACGAGGGCCAAATTAATCAATCAAATTTGAATTATTGTAGTAATATTATTTAAAAAAAGGATAAAATAAAATGACAACCATGACTTCAGAACAAGCTACACAATTTAACAGATTCTCAATATACAATGCCTTAACCGTTGCGAATGCGTTACCATGCGGATGTATTCCTTATCAGGATGTATATACTTTTAACCGTTGGAAATCGCAAGGATATATAGTTAAAAAAGGCGAGCGTGGTATTAAAATTCCAGTGATCGGAAGTAGTGTTAAACATGATGATAATACCGGTCAGGATGTTGTAAAGAAATATACCACTACATCCGCAGTATTTTGTCGGTGTCAGGTTGTAAAGTTGGAATAAAAATAAATAATAATTACACGGATAAAAATAGTCTAGTATTTTTATACTGGACTATTTTTTATTTAAATTAGAATTCTTAAAATATTAGATTTTTTAAGGTTAAAAGGATTGACTTTTATATTTTAATTGCTTATAATAGACTTAATAAAGTAATTAATCAATCATTCAAAAAAGAGGAAAAAATGAAAATTAACTTATTGGATTCAAAATTTGAGAATAATCAATTTTCAGATAATGCAATTTTAGCCAAAGCCAAAGCAATTAAACTTGCTAAAAAAATTGGTATTGACTGGTATTCTAATATCGAATATCATGAAGAGTATAATTATTTCAATTTTACAATTGAAAATAAAGGTTATAGACTGGAATTCCAGATTACAATTAAAGAAAAAGAATTGTATTATCGCTATTCTCAAAATGAGAATAATCCGGTATTGTCAGTCTCTACATCCGAATTAATAGGTTTTTTGGATAATCAAAATTACAAAGCTAATAAATTTTACTCATTGGAAGCAATAGGTTATTATCTGATTATGATTGATCATTCATTAGCCAGATAATAAAATAATTCAATTGACAATCGAATAGAGTATAAAAAGACTAGAGTAAAATCTAGTCTTTTTGTTTTAAGTTTAGTTGAGGATTAGTGTATAGTGATTAGTGATTAGTAATTAGATTAGTTTCTGGAATGGATTAGATAAATAGATTGATTAATTGATTGATTGATTGAGAATATATAGATTAGTATATGATTAGTTTTATATATCGGATAACGATATACTATGTATAATACAGTATAATGTATATAAGTATAGTGTTAGGGTTATAATAGTATGATTGGTATGGTATGGTATGGTATGGTGTTAGTTTATTATCTTATACTATACAGTGTAATATAATATATTTATATGTATAGTGTTAGTATAATGTTTATAGTGTATCATTGTATTATTGTATCATTGTATAGTATAATACTTCTCTTATAAGTTGCTTGTTACTCGAATCCGGTAAAATCAGCCTAACCCTATATTATAGAACATTTATCCTATAAAATCTTCATTTCATTACAGATCCGCCAGGATAATCAGGATCCTGCTATTGTCATATAGATTATTACTTATAATCACTATGTAAAATATAAATAAGGTGGGGGTACTTTACAAATTCAGACTAGAACACATGTCCTATAACCGTGATAGCACTTCCACTCACACACCCTTACCCTATACCTATTCCCATTCCATCATAAATCCCTACAAATATCTCACTCCTATCCTCATAACCCTATATCCACAATATCCCTAACCAGACATCATATTTCTCAGGATTTCGATATTATTCCTATCCCTATCCCTATACCAATACCTTACATATACTTTTCTCGATAACCTCATGTATCGAATAGATTTAGTGTATTTCTCGACCCTATATCTATAAAAATATGATAAAATTAAATAAATTTAAATAAAAAATACCCTACCCCTATTTTACAACTTTAGGATAGAGTATATAGTATTAGATTCTATGTATAGGTATAGGCTTACATCTCTTACTACTACTACAAATAAAAAAATAACATATTAACTAAAAATAAAAAACGACGCTCTTGCTCTTTGTCGTTTTTTATTTTAAAATTAAAACGAATGGCAGGTTTTTCGCCATTCGTTTTAATTAAGTGGTAAGCGTTTCCGTTAGGAAACTATGGTGATTTAATAGGGATAGTCTTTTAAATTTGTCATGTTTTTCCGTATTTCCTTATATAGAGCTTTTACGTAATTTAATGACATATTTATAAAAATATGGGAGAACCAGTTAATTAGTGTGTACACTTGTTATCATGGCAGACTTTTAAAAATTGTATTATTTCTACTAATAATTATTTATTCTTCCATTACCTCTATTGGAGGAATAGATTTATTTACAATCCAATATTTCTTTCCTTTGTGTTGACTATGTGCCTCTCTATCTAAAATAGTGGTAATATAATAAGGAAGATTATCATCTTGTAAAATATTATTCATAGTATTATATCCTCTACTTCTATAGTCCAATCTTCTTTTTGGATCAAATAATTTATTAAAGAATTTCTCTTTAAATGCTTCTTGAATTTCTCCCTTATAAATTCTCTTACCTATATATTGTTCTAGAATATCAGACAAACATTCTTTCTCATAATACTCTTCTGCTATTTTTATATTATCAAAATCAATCTCTAATTTCTTAGATATAAATCTTTTGTATCCATCAGTATCTTTATTAGAAATCATATCTAAAGAAATAGATCGAATATATTTATAGTAAATCATTTTGGCTTCATTGATTTCAAAGTTATTTCTAATAACAGAATCAAATGCAGATCTAGCATATTTCTTTTGGAATTCTTCTTTGCCCAAATCTTCCAATTCTTGTACTTGTTTTAATTTATCATCTATTCTTTGTATCCTTGGATAAATTTCTCCGCCATGATAATTTTTTATATATAGATTAATTTTATCATTAACACCAGTGACACGCTTTCTCCCCAAGCATTGGATGACATCTATAGGATCAAACAAATCAATAATTATATGTTTTAACTGAGCATCTATAATATTGACACCATTGTCAATAACTTTTGTTGTAAATAACATTCTTGGTTTAAAATATGAATTTTCTCCAATATCTTGACTTACAGTTTTGGATGATTTTCTATAGAATTCTCTATTATTTTCAGAACACATGAATGCAGAATCATTAAACAATAAACTAAGTTCTAAAGATTCTAAGGCTGTCCCAAAATATATAACTTTCTCTTCATAAGGAATTTTTTCTAAAATATTATTGAGGGTTTCTGCTTTAGAATAAAAATATAAATTTTCAATATAGGAATAATCTTTTGGAATGATATATGTAAAATCAAAAGTATCTTCATATGTTAGAATAGCATCTGTCGTAGCACTTAAAAAGATATATATTTTATCTGATAAAGGATTCTTAAGTTGAGACAAAAGAATGTCGGTTGTATTACTGAAGTTACTATCAGATGTTATATAATGGCATTCGTCAAAAATTATAAAATCATAAGGTTCAAATAAAGATGCGATTTCTGATCCTGACAATACCATGGCTTCAATATTTTGATAGTTTTTTAAAGCAATAACATCTAATTTATTTTCTTTTAATTCCTCATTATTCTGACTTCTTAGAGCATTACGATTTGAAAGAAGTAATATTTTTTTATCATTCTTTTTACAATAATTATATAATTCGTTCTTAACAAATTGAGATTTACCAAAGCCAGTTTGAGCGTCTATTAATATTCTATCCTTGGGAGACCACCTAGAGATTTCTTCTTGATTTATTATATCTGATATATATTGTCGTGTCATGAATTATTCTTTTAGCCATGGATAACAGGTATAAACATCATATTTTTTATCATTAACAATTTGAAGAGTTAAACGATTTGTTTCTTCTTTTATTCTTTCTAATGCTTTCTTTGCATCAACTTCAGAAGAATAACACGTATCATTCCACAACTCAACCATAGGCTTTCCTTTCCAATTTAAATCTTCAAACAATACTTCACCAATATAATACATAATTATTTTCTCCTTTACTTAAATAATAAATCATCTCCAAGAATAAAATACTGGACTTGGCGCGGAGACAACACCAGTTTGTCATTATATCCATAGATGCACCCATAGACATAATCTAGTCCAGTTTTTGTAAGAGTAGTATAACACACTTTTAAGAATTTGTCAAGGTCTACAGACATTACAGTTTATTGAACATAGAAAATTGGTTCTATTTAACCCTTGACAAAAACGCAAAAGTGTGATAGACTTATAGAAATAACAAAGTAATTCTTTTGTTATATTTCTATATAGAAAGGGATAAGGTAAATAATTATGTGGGTAATAGCTTTAATAATTTTTATAGGCGCATCAATCTTGTTCAATAATCCTAATAACAATAGTAGTAAACGTACTGGGCGCAGTTCGATGAGTGGTGGTATTCCTTATCGGTTTAGAAAACAAATCCGTCACAATATTCGTAAGTAATATATTATAGAAAGGAAGGAGGATATATTTTAGATAGTTTTATTTATTTCTAAGAAAAATATTTAATGGAAAATTATAATGGCGTAAGTAGCAATTTAGAGAGTAATAGTAACACAGATTATGTAGTTTGTCAAGAGGGTGATTTGGAAGATTGTAATTGTTGTGAAGGGAAACAGGAATGTAAGTTTTGGGATTGTGAATTAGAAGAATGTAATTATGATGAGTTTGAATTTACGTGGGCTGAGATGTCATACAGAAAATTCATTCAAAGAAGCGTAAATTTTAAACACTCCGAATTACAATAACTTAAAATAAATCAATAAAAAATACAATACAGAGAGGTGAGCTATTAAGAAAATCCAGAGCTTCTTCGTTCTCAAGTTTAGTTCATCCAGACTTCGAGATACCGGATATAAAATAGAAAAATTAACTCTAGACCAAGCAAGACAAAATGGGGAAGTAATTCGCTTATCAAATTCAGAATTATTACGCGCAATTCAACGAATACGCAATATAACTTACAATCAATCAGAAGTTGATGATCTAATTCGTAAAAAGAAAAAACGTAAGTCAAATTCTTTTATTAATGAACAATTAGATAAATTACTTTATATAGAAGATATTATTAGTATAGAATTTGATGATTCCAGACATTATAAAACAATTATAGGCAAAGGTGGTATTTGGATTAATGGCAAAAAATATGTTCGTCTTTTAGTTGGGGCGGGAATGGCACGCCGTAGCACCGTTCTTTTTTGTACGGAAGAAATTTTTTCTGATTTGCATAAATTTTTAAATTGCGGAAGAGACGAAACAATTCCATTAGTCCCAAATAAATATTCTGCATATTTGGCTTTAGCTAGTTCTTCTACACTTCGAGTGTCAGTTCCAAAATTTGTTGTAATACCAGATTGTGAAATTGAAAAAATAATTGAAGTAGACTTTTTACATGATGATGGAAATAAAAGCAAAGATCCTTTAGTATATCCTGAAAAACAAAATACAAAATTTAATTTGTTTGATGGACAGGGATTAGTGAGTCCCGAAAGATCAAAACAGTGGGGGGCGGAATTACAACTTGACTATACTCCATCAGAGTTTATTATAAGAGACGGTTTTCTAAAGGGTTTGTTAGTTACATTTGACTTTCACGAATTAGCAAGAAGAAATAATATTGAAACAATTAAAGATGTTTACGGAAATCAATATCCTATTGAAAGTATTGACACAATTATTTCTGTCTCACAATTTAAAATGTATCAATCTTATAAAAGCACAGAAGAATATATTGAAAAATGTAAAGAGTTAGACTATTCGTTTGGAATATCACGCTGTAGCATTAAGCCATCTTCCGAGAAGGGGCACTGTTTTTCCACCTATCAATATTTACAGAATCTAAATATACAAACAAAAGAACAAGTCGAAGGATTGTGTAAAAAAACAGTTGATTGGTTTAATAATGTAACTGGAAATGATTGGATTTATACAACTCTTTTCCTTATGGGAGATATTGATAAAAGCAGAATTGGCGAAGATTGGTTTAACAAATTAGACAATCCATTACTTCAATCTTTATTATTAGAACCTAAACTTATTAATGACAAACAAATTCAAAATAAGATACAACGATTAATAAATAAAAAAATAAAAGAAAGTTATTTGGGAGTTTTGCTTTTAAATGGTAATTACCAATTCCTCGTCAGCGACCCTTTTGCTCAAGCGGAATGGGCGCTAGGTTTACAAACTAAAGGTATTTTGAGTGATGGAGAAAGCTTTTGCCAATTCTGGAACGAAAAAAATATTTCTAAAGTTTGTGCAATACGAAGTCCTATGACGTGGCGTTCGGAATCAAATTTATTAAATATAAAAAATAATGAAGATTTAAAGTATTGGTACAAGTATCTTGATACGGGCATAGTATTTAATATTTATGGCATAGATGCTCTAAAGATGAGCAATTGTGATTTCGACGGTGATATTTTATTGACTACAGATCAGAAAGAATTTTTGGAATGCGCTTATGCTGAAAAAGATTTTCTTCCTCCTATGTATAATAGGAAAACCGCAGAAAAGAAAATTATAGTAGAATCCGAACTATGGGAATACGATATAAAAACCTTCAAAGGTCGGATAGGTCTCTATACTAATTTTGGTACAGAATTCTTTGCTATGCTATCTCAATTTGAAGAAGGCTCGGAAGAATACAACGAAATTTTAAACCGTCTAAAAATTTGTAATTGTCTTCAATCTATGGAAATAGATCGTGCAAAAGGAATCCAAACCATGGATGTTCCTAAATATTGGACAAAATGGGAAAAGATAACCGGAGACGAAACACCAGAAGAATTACATTTAAAAGAATTACATCATCGTACTATTTGTGATAAACGACCTTATTTCTTTAGATACTTATATCCAAATTATGAAAAAGAGTACAAAGAACGCTTAGATACTTATAATAATTATTGTGAATCAAAATTCGATGGAGACTTAAACCATATCATAAATAAAGAAAACAAAAATGAAGAAGAATCACGAATTGTTAGTAACTATTATCGTTTTGGTACATTACTAGACTCTGATTGTGTTATGAATAAAATTTGTCACTACATGGAATCACAAGTAAAAGAACTAAAAAAGAATAATCAATTAAAATCTTTTGATTTTAAGAGTTTAGTAGATAACAATATCGAATATAAAGAAAAGAATAAAGTGGTTCTTGAAAACCTATATCAAAAGTACAGACAATTCAAACAGCAGATCAACTATAAGTCAAGTTCATCTGGTTTCCAAGAAATGATGAAGTGGTTACGCGAACAATCAGATTCTATTGTAACTTCTTCAGACGAAATAGTTTATTGGGGAAGTGAATTTGGTTCATCATTTTTATTGGATGTTTTTGGTGATGATTTGGTTGAAGTGTTGAAAGAATATTCTAATAGAAAATTCATAATGCCTGTAAAATCTAATGATGGATATATAGATTATATGGGATCAAAATATGAGATTGTGAGGGTTGATTTGTGGCATCTCATCGAAAAATAACCTTTGATGAATTGGCAAAAGCACAGGATATTTTAAAGAATGGATTTGAGTCTGGAACGATAACTAGATATGAAATAGCGACACTTGCAAAATATTATTTTTCTATTGGTATTACAGGCATAAAATTAAAAAAAGAATTAATTAATTTCTGCAAGGAACATAGTTCTAATTTTAATGAGGTAATCCATAGAGAAACCATAGCATATGCTTTAAGGTCAGCAGAGAAGTATAATCTAAAAACTTGTAATGACGTTATTGTAACTGTTGCAGAAATGGATATTATTAGAAATCTTCCATATAAGTATGCTAAAGTTTTATTTGTGATGTTGGTTCTTGCAAAACATTCGAAAGAAAATAAAGTATATAAAAAAAATAAGGTACAAGTAGAAAGTCAAAAATATTATTGTTATCAGACTATGCGAGAGATAACAAGAATTGCAAAAGTAGGAGTCACAAATGATGGAATAAAAATTATGAAACATTTCCTAGATGCTGAATCTGGTTATATTTCGGCAACAGAAATAAATACTAGAACATGGGAAGTGTGTATTATAAATAACGATTCTGATATCGAAATGATTATAGATGATATAAATATTTTATCAGAATACCTTCCAATTTTTTGTGAGAAGTGTAAGAAAACATTAGAAAAAGATGAAAAATCTAAAATGCATAATCTTTGTAAAGAATGCTATAAAGAAAAAAGAGAAGACGCAATAAGGGAAAATTCTAAAAAATATTGGCAAGAAAACCATTGATAAGATATACTTATACAGAGTAAGGTACTTTTCTACTTTAATGGTAATATATACCAATTATATCTAAAACTAAAAAAGGAACAATAAAAGGAACCCAAAATGCAAAAAGAAGAATTTATAACCGCCCTCTCCGAAAAATCAGGGTATACAAAAGAGGGATGTAACGATATACTAAACTCACTAATAGAAGTACTACACGATATTATAAAAAAAAGAGTAGATTTGTCCATTCGTGGATTTGGTCAACTCCAATACTCCACCACCCCAGAACATGAGGGGAACAAACCAACCCCAGGAATCAAGGGGGCAAAAACAAAAATTTTAATTCCAGAAACAGAAAGTGTTAGTTTTAAGTTAGCTTCTAATTTGAGGGGTATTGTAAAGAGGGGTTATAGTAATAACGAAGAAGAAAGCGAATAGAAATAAGATAAAAAAATTTGAACAATAACAATATCATGAGCAAGAAAAGGAGGATATTATGACAGCTATTTCACATGTAACAAAAACTTTTGCTGTTGGGCAATCACAATCTGCATCTCTTATGTTGAATCAATGGATGCTTTCGGGTATGCAAATTTCTGGAAGCCATCTCACGGCAACGTCTATTACCTTTTTAGTATCAGACAAAGGGGACACTTATTATCCGTTGTATGATAGTACAAGCACAGAAGTTAGTATAACCACAGGATCTTATGCCAGAGCATATTCTTTAAAACCTACAGATTTTTATCCATGGAATTATGTAATAGCAAGAGAAGGAACGAGTGCATCTCCTGTATTGCAAACTGATGTTGCTCAAGACTTTGATTTTGTGATTAGGTCAACATAGGAATTTTTATGAACATTTTAGATATGCTATTATTGATGAATAGTGAAACTTCGAAACCTCCTGAGTGGTATCTGGCTAATGGAGTATCGAAGGATGATGTTCTTGGAGCATGGTTAGCGAAGGGCGCAGTCGATTTGACCACATCATATAATTCGTTAGTTGGAGACAAAATTCTAACAACTACCGCTGCTCCTAGCTTTAACGGGACACTGGGCTGGTTTTTTAATGGTGAAACTCACTTATTGGCAGATATAACACCAGATGATAATACTACCGTGATTATTTCCTATGAACTATTTTCAGGAGGAGACAAAGTCTTGTTCGGAGCCATGAACACGTATCTTGTGGAAGAAGAAGATATTACGGAGTTCCTCATGCTGACAACAACAAGCTCAGGTTATTCTTCCTTTTTCGTATCAGAGGCAGTTTCTATGGAAGAGGCTCCTCCGGCTTCAGGTGTTTTTGCTCTGAATTCTGAGGGGATGTATTTAGATGGAGAAATAAAACAACCCTTTATAAGTACTCCGACATTTACAAACGCCCCAGCAGCCTTTGCTATTGGCGGTTTAGATGTTTACGAGGAGGGTGAATTTGTTGAGGTAACGCAAACTTCTACTTGCATTATCAGGGCTATTGTAGCATATAATAAGAAATTGTCGGCAACCCAGATAGCATCAATATCTGCAAAGATGGCATTGATTTAGATGATGATTCAACACCATGAAAGAGAAATTTTATTGGGTTAGGTAGAACGAGTTTTCTATTTACCCTTGACAAAAATAGGAAAGTATGATAGACTATTGACATAATCTAGTTGAGAACTAAGAAGCGTCCCCACCAATTTATTTCAATTTTATTGATTTTTATTAAGGGAGCGGGTAAAACTCTCGCCAGTTAGATTATAATCTTATATAAGGAGAACTAAGCTTGAATCTTAAAAAACTAGACGATAAGGTTTTTAATGAATGTTTGGAAGCAAAAATAAAATCTCAAGGGAAAATACCATTTTGGGAAAATAAATTCAAAAAGTTTTCTGACAAAGGTTATGATGTAAAAGATAGAGAAGATTTACGTGATAAATTTCGCAAATGGTGTAAAAAACGAGGGATTATTGTAAATTTTGACAATGAAAATCCTAATATAAATATTGAAGTAAAACAAAGTCCTAGAGTTGCAGTATGCGACATTGAGACATTGCCCATTGTTTCTTATAATTGGGGAATTTGGGATCAAAATATTGGATTAGATCAAATTATATCTGATGGGTGTCTATTGGGCTGGGCAGGAAAGTTCCTCAATGAACCTGAAATGTACTCCGATATCCTTACAAGTAAAGAAGCGAAATCTCGTGATACACTAAGAATTACTAAATCTATTTGGGAATTTTTATCTAAAGCTGATGTGGTAATCGGACATAATTACTCGCAATTTGACGTAAAATATATCAACACAGAATTCCTTCGTCATGGACTACCTCCTCTAAAATATACAATTGTAGATACTTTGCTTGTAGCCAAACAGAATTTCCGTTTTAGCAGTAACAAGATGAAATTTCTAAATGATCAACTTGGTATAAGAAATAAAATTGACAATTCTGGGTTCCTTCTTTGGAAGGGATGTGATCAGGGTGATGAGGAATCATTAAAGACAATGTTAGAATATAATATTGGAGATATTGGCGCGACGGAGGAGTTGTTTTATAAGGTTCGTCCTTATGTCAGAAACTTTAATGTTGCTCTCTATAACACTTTAGAAACAGAACAATGTCCTGTGTGCGGATCTACAAATCTCGTGAAAGAGGGACATTATTATACTCAGGCGGGAATGTGGGATTCGATTCGTTGCCAAGATTGTAAATGTATTTCTAGAGCAAAAGAGAATCTTTTGTCTAAAAATAAGAAAAAAGCATTGTTGGTAAATTCGTAATAATTTGTAACATAAAATAAATCATCTTGGAGGTGTCTCTCTGAACAACGGAATAAAAACAATCACATTGGAAGACGAACAGATTGCCGCGTTTTATGAAGGACGATATAATATAGATATGGAAATAAATCAATATCTATATATAAAAAATAACGAAGGTGAAATTATAGAAAAAAGAAAGTGGGATGGGAAAAATCTTGTTCCACTTAAATTCAAACCAATTGATAACTATAGGTTTGGTAAAGTAAAACCCATCAACGATGAGCAATTTGCACTCTTTGATTTGTTGCAAGATGAAACTATTACGGTCAAGGAAATTACAGGGGTAGTAGGAGCCGGTAAAAATTATAGTGCTTTTACATACGCATTAGATGCAATAGACAAAGGAGAAAAGGGGAAATCGCCTTATCATAAACTTGTACTAATAAGAAATAACGTAGAAGTAAAGGATTCTGTTCCACTAGGGGCGCTCCCTCAAGGAGCGAACGAAAAACTCCTCCCTTATGCTATGCCTGCCGCAGATTTATTAGGAAGTTCAATTGAATTAATGAGATTGATAGACGATGGCAAAATTGAACTTTTGCATCTAGGCTTTGCTCGCGGTAGAAGTTTTGATAACACTATTATTATGGTAGATGAATCAGAAAATTTAACCTCAGAACATATGGCGCTTCTGGTCTCGCGAGTAGGAAAAAATTCTATTATTATGTTTTTAGGTGACACTAATCAAACAGATAAAGTCGTATTTGAAAAGAATTCAGGATTAGAAAGACTAAATACTAGATTATTTGGAAATAGATTATTTGGCTGTGTCCACCTAATTAAAACCGAAAGATCTGAAACTGCCGCATTAGCTGCTTTATTACAATAAATTTAGGTGGAGATAAATAAATTGTATTTATATGAGATAGAGTTTTCAATTAAAGAAAAAGTAGAAATTCCAGAAGACATGCTTGAAGAATATGGATTACCAGATGATGTTGATATTAATGATCTGCATCAACATGTTTCTAGGACTATTCATTTGGGTGGTAATAACTTTTTTGATGTTCAGGACGAGGCAATTGATTTAATTACAGAAGTCTTTTTTGAAGGTGTTCCCGAAGAAGAAATAGATTATGAAATTATCGGAATTAAACAAGTTGAAAATATATTTATTGCGAATTGGCCTTCAGTTGAAGATCCTTTTGATAAAGCAAAAAATATGGCAGACGAAGACGTTATGTTAGTAAAATGCCCTGAATGTGAAGAAGTCTTTCGTATTGCTGAAGATGGATGGGATTGGCTTGTTTGTAAAAAATGTGGTTTTAAGATTATGAAAGATCAACTTTTAAAATTGGGGAAACATTGGGTTGTGGTAAAAATAGGTAAAGATACACATAAATAATAACAAATATCCCAATAAAACGGATATTTCATGTGGTTTAACCCTTGACAAATATTAATATCTATGATATAAATATAGAGTAACAACAAACAACGGTGCGCTAACACCTTATCAATCTGAAAAGCTCTACGGAGCGTCAGCAAGACTTAATGGCTTGCGTCGTTGATGGGACAACAGAAAAACCCAGATTTGGATAGATACGGAACTATCCTAGTTGGCAGACAACGAAAAAATTAGTGTAATATGAGTTACAGATCTCACCAAATACTGTTGTAAAATCACTATGCTTAGAAATGCTCAGGGTTAGTCCGAAAGCCAAAACTAAGCGGTAAGACCCCTCTTACTTACTAGTTAAAGGTGAGAGGGGTAATGATATAGCGCAGTAATTCAATTTGGCAGAAGTCAGACTTTGGGAGTCTGAGGTTGCGCGTTCAAATCGCGCTTGCGCTACTGATAAATCTCCAATAAAACACACATTTCATGGAAATATAATAATCAAATATTTATGTAACGCAGAAAACTATCATCGGATTGATGATAGTTTTTTATATTATATAAAATCATCATCATAGATTCATTATAAACAAATAAAAAATTAAAAAGGAGGATCTATGACTGTAACATTTATAAACTCAAATACTATGCCTGCATACTTGGCATTGTCTACAGATATATCTGGAAGTAAAATAAGTGGAGCGGCAAATATTGGTAAAACAATCTATTTAACTGATACAAATAGTTGGTTAATTATAAATAAAGATTTAACAGTATCCCCATTCCAAATTAATATGAATTCTACTATTTGTGGATCTTCTATTAGTATAGACGCTGTTGCACTTAAAGATACAACAACTGATGCTCGTGCTAAAATTGTAGCAGGTACATCTATTGTTGGGACTGATGTTGCTTTGGCTGTACATGATGCTAATCCTATTAGTGGGAGTATGAATATTTTGAATTTTCCTACGACATATAGTGGAAGTATAACAAATTTCCCAACATCTATTGATTCTGTAATATATGATACTTCCGGTTGCGCAATAGAATCACATACCGATGCGGATGGTCAAAAATATTTAGGTGTTGCAGCTATCCAAGCAGTACATGCAGATACAAATAATAGCAGTACTACAAATTTAGATTCTACAAATTCATATACATTTACAGGTTCTCCAACTTCAACTCTAGGAATTGTTGGGCTTCAATGGAATTTGAAAACAGATCAAAATGCTACAGTCTATATTGAACAGTCTGACGATGGAACAAATTGGGATATATCTGATTCTTTTGCTTATTATTATTCAAAAGGTGCAATGGGGAATACCGTACAGGCAATTACTGGTTATTGGAGAGTTAGAGTTATATTAACAGGAACAACTGACACAACATATTTTAGATTAGCAAGTTATCTTTGCCCAATTGCAGATCCTTTGCCTAGGTCGTTGAATTCATATGGAAGGCTTAGTGTATCTTCTGGAATTGAAGATTTAGAAACAGGTGCACGTGTTGAAGTTGATCCATTAGGGTCTTTAAAAACAATAACCCCAGTGAGATTAGTCGGGACAGCTTTTAGTGGATCAACATTGGATACTAATTTTTGGACTGCTGTTGCAACTGGCACTGGTAGTGCTTCCCAAGCAGGGGAATTAACTGTATCTACTGGAACAACAGCTAATTCAACTATAAAAGTTACAAGTGTTCGAAAGGCAAGAAAAGTTACAGGTGCAGCTAATCAGTTTAGATGCGTCGCTAGACTTGTAACAGCGCCACAAGCTAACAATATCAGACGTGCAGGTGCATACGATGACAATAATGGGTATTTTTTCCAAGTTGATGGGACTACATTTGGAGTTGGATATAGAAGAGCGGGCGTTGATACAATTGTAACTTCTGGAAGTTTTAATGGGAATTTTGGTAAAGAAGTTGCTATAGATACTTTAATGAAAAGAATAGTTATTAATATTTCTGAGGTTTCAGCAAAGTATTTTGTAAATGATATTTTATTACATACAATTACAGATGTAAGTGGATTACAATCACCTCAGACATTGGATTTACAAGCAAGAGTTGAAAATATTAATAGTGGTGGAAATACTACTGATAATTCAATTTTGATAAAAGTCTTAACCATATTAAGGCTTGGTGAACTTACTACCCTTCCACAATATTTTTATTCTGGTACAAACGCTACAACTGTTCTCAAGTATAGTGCAGGGACTTTACAAAAAGTTATAAATTTGGATAACACCGGTACATTTACAATCTATGATAGTGTTTCGGCAACAGGAACACAGATAGCTGTAATAGATGCCAGTAAAGTAGTCGGAGAAATGGAATTTAACGCCCCATTTAGTAATGGATTAACTGTTGTTAACAATGGTGCTAAATGTACTTTAATATATGAATAGGTAATATGTTTGGATATAGTAGCCGTGACTACGCATTGTGCCTACTATAATATTATAGTATTAATACCATGAAATCGCAATTTTATGGGGTTGGATAACAAATTTGGCTGGTGTAGCTCAGTTGGTAGAGCGATCCCTTTGTAGGGGATATGTGGAGAGTTCGAAACTTTTCATCGGCTCCTTGTAACAAATGTAGTGAAATGCAAAAAAATAAATAAACAATCAGGTTGGGCGCGTTGCCCATACAATTATATCTTTTAAGGAGAATAATAAATAAGATGGCAACAAGCGTGACTAAGAAAAAGGTTTTGGTTAAGAAAGTTAAAGATTTAGATGCAAAAGAAAATTATTGTAGAATTTGTATGAAAATGAGACCAGCGAAAGATTTTTATTCTTCGCCAGATTTAGAATTAGATAGGTCTGGATTATTATCCGTGTGTAAAGAACATTGCGCTGAAATATATACTAATTCTTATAATATGGAGCATAGTATAGAAAAAGCATTATTGCGAACTTGTAGAATATTGAATATTGCATACATGACAAATGCCGTTGAAGCTGCAAAAAAACAAATTATCAACTTTCAGAACGAAGGGAAACAAGACGTTCAAAGTTTTGGAATATATAAAAGCAAATTGTCTACTCTATCTAATCTGAGCGATGATACAAATTTAACTTTTCATAGCTCTGGAAATAATGTTCAAGTGTCATCTTCTAATGAAACGTTAACTGAAGATGTTGATTTTAATAAATATTTAAAAGACTTTTGGGGGCCGGATTTAGTTTTTGAAGACTATGAGTTTCTAGAGTCAGAATTGGCGAGATACAAAAAAACTCATAAGTGTGATACGGCTACAGAAGAATCTTTGCTTCGTCAGATATGCTTTGCTGAATTAGATATTAGAAAAAGCAGAATGGGTAAAGGTAATGGAGATGCTTCGGCGGTAAAGCGACTACAAGAACTTATGAGAACTGCGAGTGTAGACCCTGCAAAAGCTGCTACTGCTAATTCCGGCAAGGCTCAAGATACTTTTTCGTCTTTTATAAAAATAATAGAAGAAAATGAACCCGCCGAATATTATTCTGGCAAAGATAAAGATTTGTTCAAGGATTTTGATAATATTGATTTTTATTTTAAAAAATATGTTACTCGTCCTCTTAAAAATTTTATTACGCAAAGTAGAGATTTTAATGTGGATACAGAAGACGATGTTGATGATGTTGTGGACGTGAGTGAGGAATAAAATGTCAACGTCTCCTCGCCCATATAAAAACAAAGAGCTTAAAAGCTTATCTTCACAAAATGAATTTTTACGTCCAAAATCTATGACTAGAAGCTCAACATTAGAAGGTGAAAGAAAAGATAGATTGAAACGATGGATAACTATGTTTCGTCGCAACCCAGTAAGGTTGATCCAGGATTACTTTGGTATTCATTTGCATCCTTATCAAATATTAATGATATGGATATTGCAAAGAAGTAATTTGGCTTATATAGTGGCTAGTCGTGCTGCCGCAAAAACATGGATTATTGCTGTGTGGACACTTACTTTATGCGTTTTATATCCTGGGATTAAGATTATTGTGTGTTCAAAAACACTCGCTCAAGGAGGAATTCTTCTTTCTGAAAAAATGAAAGAATTGCAAAGTAGATATCCTAATGTTGCCAGAGAAATTGATCACATAACAACAAATTCTAATACATATGAATGTATTTTTCATTGCGGTAGTACTATTAAAGTTGTTCCTAGTTCCGATTCGGCAAGAGGGAATAGATGTCACTATATCGTCATAGAAGAGGCGAGATTGGTTCCAAGAGAAATACTTGAAAAAGTAATAAAACCTTTTCTTGAAGTTAGAACCCCACCCTATAGGTTGAAACCAGAATATGGATCAGATAAAGATTTAATAGAAGATGGTAGAATATCTTATATTACTTCGGCGTGGTATACGGCAGAATATTGGTATACTTATGTAAAGTCATGTATAAGAAGAATGGTAAATGGAGATGAAACTGCTAATTTTCTAGCGCTTGATTATTTTATCACATTATTTCATGGAATAAAAACAGAAGATATGATAAAAAATGAAACAGGCGATATGGATGAGATAGGGTTTCAACTTGAATATCTCAACATACCATCTGGCAGTAGTGGAAAAAGTTTTTTTGCGTCATCTTTATTTAAAAGGAATCTTAAACAAGCTTTTTATCCTCAAAGAGATGATAATTTTAATGCTAAAAAAAATCCTTATGCCATTGAAAAAGTGGAAGGTGAAATTAGATTTATTACTTGTGATGTTGCTATGCGAGCAAATAAGAAAAATGATAATTCTATTATGGCGTGCATAAGACTTATTCCCATAAAGGGGGAAGGGTATGAACGTCATTGTTCTTATATGGAAAGTCATAAAGGCGAGCATACTGGGGTTCAAGCTAAAAGAATAAAGGAACTTTATCACGATTTTGAAGCAGATTATGTTTGTTTAGATCTTCAGAATGCAGGTATCAGTATTTTTGATTCCTTGAGTGAGAATACCATGGATGAAGAAAGAGGAGAAACATATCCTCCTTTTACAGTTGTAGATGAAAATTTCTTATCTGTCAAAGATGATGTTAGAGAAGAGCTTAGGCGTAGAGCAAGAGGGATTAATGCTTTGCCTGTAATTTTTCCCATGTCAGCTAGCCAAGATTTAAATAGCCAAATCGCAAATCTATTTAGATCTTCTTTGCAGAAAAAATTATGGAAATTCTTAATTCTAGATGGTGATGCTGAAGAATTTTTGATTAAATCTAAAAATAAAGAATTTTTAAGTAATCCTGCTGATTCATCAATTTATGCCTTTTATTTAAATCCATATGTCCAGACAGGGCTTACGATTTCAGAATGCATTAACTTAGACTTAGCATTGGTTAGTGGTAAAGTGAAATTGGTTGAAAAAGCTGGATGTAACAAAGACCGTTATAGTGCGCTCAGTTATGTTAATTTTTTTATTTCACAAGAGTTTGATACAGCTTTATTAAAAGAAGAGGATACAAGTAATGATTGGGATATTATATCGGGCTTATTTCAAATGTATTAATCTCCAAAGAAAGGAGGTAAAATTAATTGCCTAAAACAAAAAAAATGACTACTCAAACTGATCCAGATTTAATTTCAGAAGATCAAGTTTGGACTGCTCTAGAATTTGCACAATCTTTAGGTGGACTTTATCCAGGAACTTATTCGCCTATGCTCATCAATCAGCGCCTTAAAGATATGTCCCTTCTTTCTTCTTCAGACATAACTCAAGAAAAAGCAGAAAAAGCACTTGCAAATCCCAAAGATAGCGAACGGGAACTTTTGTCAATTTCTGAAAATCTTGAAGTTACATCTACGACATATAGAAGAATTATAGATTATATGTCTAATCTTCCTTCTTGGGATTGGACTTATGCTGTAATGAATATGGATGATATCAATGAATTTAAAAGTCCTGCATATAAAAAAGATTTAAAAGTGTTAAAGGACTTTTTCTATAAGTTCGACCATAAGAAAGAATTTTCTACCGCATTGAAACAAATGCTTCGTGAAGAAGTTTTCTTCTGCTCATTCAGAAACGAGGGGGATCGCTGGCTTCTCCAACAACTCCCTTCGGATAGGTGTATGATTACTGGAAAATGGGATTATGGAACACTTTTTAGTTTTGATTATACTTTCTTTCTTCAAGGTGGTGTCCCAATAGATGGTTTTGCGCCATCATTCAAAACGGGATTTCAGAATTTATTTGGTGAAGGTAGTAAAATTATAGACTATATCCCCATGCGAAGTGTAGATACAAGAGATCAAAACGTTTATGCTTATTGGGGAGATATAAGCCCAGAAGATGGTGGGTGGGCATTTAAAATGCAACCCGAAAAGAATTTCAGAACGCAATATTTTAGCGGCATGTTCCCAGATTTAGCATTGCAACCCACAATTCGTAATTTACAAAAGAACAATTATTTAGCAGAAGCAGTTAAGCTTATCATGGGAGAAGTAGGGACACTTAATAAAGATGCAAAAAGTGCTGTTCTTAGAGATCAATTTAACTTATCTCCAGAAATGGCTGCTAAATTTATGCAACTTGTAAAATCCGCTATTAATAATAGCGCGGTCAGTGTCGCCAGCGCACCTTTGGGAAATATGAAAGCTTTTCAATTCGAGGGGAATAATAGTTTATATCAAAGCTATTTGACTAATCTTCTCGGATTGTCTGGTGTAAATTCAAATATATTATTTAGTTCATCCCAAAAACAAAATGTTACAGAAACTTTATTGGGTGTTGATGTTGACCAACATATCGTAGAGAATCTTTATCCTGTATTTGAAAACTTTTTAGAGTATCAAATTAATAAACTTACAAAAAAATATAAATTTAAAATTACTTTAGAGGGCACAAGATTTTATGTTGATAGGGAAAGAAGATTAGATCGTCAAACTGCACTGATGGATAAAGGAATTATCAATTTCCCGAAAATCTGCTCTGCACTTGGAGTCAATCCGTTTGAGTTTCAAACGCAGTTAGATGAAACTAGAATTAACGGTTGGGTCGATAACTTAACTCCAATCATATCTTCGTTCCAACAATCAGGGGCAACTTCTTCTGGAACGGGTAGACCAAGAAAATCAGATAGTGATTTAGAAGATTCTGGTGCGGAAACAAGGGGACAAGGTTCAAACATCGGTAAAGGTGGTAAAAATTAATGTAGAATAAAAACGGCTAAAGCATTAAGCGCATAACGGGACACACATCCTGGCTCCGTGCGCTATATAAATATATCATATAAAAATAGAAAAATGGAGGAATATAAAAATGACTAGAATGACTTCGAAAGAAATTTCACAACTGAATAAAATGAATCGTGCTGCACAGAACGCGACTTTGGGTACTCGTTTAAATACGCTTGAAGGCGTTGTAACTGGTAGTCTTGTTGTAAGTTCTGCTCAAGCTACGGCTTCTGCAATTGTTATTCAAACTATTATTAATCCTATTGTTGGGAAAATTGTTCAAGCATCTCGTTCTGGTAGTGCCATTCCTAATGTAAAATGCACAACTAGTGGAAGTAACTTGAATATCACTTCGGCATCTCCTGCTTGGGTAATTGCCGCTGACGACGCATTAAATTATATAGTGTGGTAAATCTCCAATATTATCCTAAAAGAAAGGAGGAATATTGAGATCATTAATACCTGAAAATGTAAATAAAAAATTAGATGAAATTGTAACAATGTGCTTTTTAGGAAATAGAATTGCTGACCGAGCAATGAGTGTGATGGATGTAAAATTTTCTATGAATAAGTCAAGTGAATTGCTTCATCAAAAATTGGCGCATTTGTTTCCTTTGATTGGCGATATTGCATCTTCATATCAGTCGGCAAGAAATTGCCTCACTTTCTACGGGGATACTCCTGCTGATGGCACAGATTATAATAGCCCTCAAGAATTCTTTGAAAAACTATTAGATTACATGACTGACTTAGAATCATTGTGTTATGAATCATGTCAGCTCGCGAAAGAAGAATCAGATTTCACAACTTCGGCATTTTTGCATAAATTTATTCGTATGCTAATCCCTATAACTAATCAATGTATTCTACTTGCGGATAAAGGCAAGGCGTATAATGGTGATTGGATGAGATTTGATCACGACGTTGATGATTTTGTGATTCTAGGAGAATTCAATAAAGGTTGGGTAAAATAATGTATGTATTAAATCCAGAAAAAATTGAGCACAAGATAGGATTCAAAAAAAACATATCTGATTATTTGCAATCACATGGTGTCCCCCTTTTGGCAACAGAAGGGGACATTTATTATTTTGCGAGTACTGATAGACTAAGAGATGCTTTAAAAAGTGCTCCTTTATGGGTAAAAATTACGACATGGTTTGTATAATCCCATGAAACGTGAATTTTATGGGGTAAAATATTGAAAAATTTTCAAAGAAGAAATTATTTTTCCTTTGAGGAAAGGAGGAAATGATTGAGTGAAGAAAGAAAACCTTTAGTATTTAGTGTTGATTCAGCAGAAATAATTGAAGATAATCCTGATTCTAGATTTATAACTTGTAGAATTCATGCATTTTCATCTGGGAAAAATTATCATAAGTTGTATTGCTCCGAAGAGACCCTTAAAAGAACTGCATCTACTATCTATAACATGCCTATTGTGTATAATCTTATAAATAGTGGACGAGATTTCGGTTCACACGTTGAAGTAGACAAAAGCCTAATCTGTGGCTTCGCAATTCCAGATACGGGTTCTTTTGAAAAAGGCGTAGATGAATTTGGTAATGAAATTCTAAAATTCTATGTGGACGCAAAAATTTGGAAAATCTATGTCCCTGCCGTTTCTGAGATTCTTGAGAAAAGAGATGGTAAGGTAGGTATTAGTGTTGAGATGTGGCTTTATGAATCTCATATTAGAGAAGATAATGGTATTGAAGAAATGGATGACTTCTGCTATTTTGGTATATGTCTTCTCGGCAAAGCGATTCAGAGTGCCATTCAAAATGCGGAATTACAAGTATTATCTTTTTCTCAAATTAATGAAAAATACCATGAGGATTATTTGAAAGAATTTTCTAAATATTCTTCAATTGATTTCTCTATTTCTCAAGAGATTAAAAATAATTCTAATAAAGGATTAGACTTGTATAAGCAATATGGGACAGGTGGAAATTCTGTTGCATTATCTATTGCTAGACATTTCTCTAAAAACGATAAAGCTAGTCCTGAAAAAATAAAATCTACTCATAAATATTTGTCTTATCATCAAAATGATATTCGAAAGAAATCTCCGCCAAATGGAAGTTATATTAGTTGGATGTTGTATGGGGGAAATGAAGGCTTGGAATGGTCTAAAGAAATGGTAAAACAAATGAAAGAGATAGAAGATAAACCAATGTCTTATTTTGATAATGGTGAAGTTATTACTTTCCCATATTCTAAGATAGAAGACGTTCCTGAAAATATGAAGAAACTGGATGGAATTGCTTTAACTCTTGACCAGATTAATCAAATAAGCAAAGTTGCTGATGCGATAGGCGTAGATGAAAAGAAAAATGGATATGCTATTGCGAAATCACAATTTAAGAAAGATCATCACATTGATGGGGGTCATTGGATAAAGAACAAGTCTGTAAAAAAGGAGGAACTTAGTGTGAAAGATGAAAATGATAAAGAATTAGAACCCAAAGAAGAAACTATGGCAGAAGAAAAACTTCCTGAATCTGAAACTCAGCCAGAAGAAGAAAAAATGGCTGTAGAAACAGAAGAAATGGCAGTAGAAGAAAAACCTGAAACTTCTGAAGAAGAAAAAAAAGAAGATGAAGAAAAAGAAACTCTTGCTGAAGAAGTTAAGGAAGAAGAACCCAAAGAAGAAAAAATGTCTTTAGACGCCAACCTAGATATGGCTGCGCTTATGGCTATGCTTGCAGACGAAACTGAAGATTATAAAGCTTTGGTTGCCAAACATGAAGCAGGTGAAGAAATGGATTATGCAATGCTTTGCTCTAAGATGTATGGCAAAATGAAAGCGATGCAAGCTGAATCTGATGCTGCCAAAGAAGATAAAGATGTGTATATGGCTAAAAATGCTGATCTTCAGGAATACAAAGATAAAATTGAAAAGCAACAGTTTGATTATGCTGTTGAAAAAACTATTCAAGAAGTATCTGACGTATTTACCAAAGAAGAGATTGAAAATGCTAGAGAAGAAGTAAGATCTTTTAGTATTGAAAATCTTCCTGCATGGCAAAGTAGCATCAAGAGTGCTGCTTATGAACGCATCAAAGATGCCCCCAAGAAAAAGGAAAGCTTTACTCGTATGGCTACCGTACATTCTTGGTTAAATAGAGATGACAAACCCGAAGACGTGACGAAAGAATATGCGAAAAAGGGTTGGTTGTAAAAATTATTTCAATAAAAATGGAGGATAAATAAAAATATGACTTATCATGCTGTTACAAATTTAGCAAGTGTGGCTGCACAGGATGTTAACGCTTACAGTTCAAATTTTGTGAGTGCATCTAACCTTGACAATGGCTTTGTTTGCCAATTGTTAACTGTGTCTGCTAGTGAAGTGTTTACTGCTACTTCACCTAGCTCTGCTTCTCCCACCGGTGTCTTTATGGTTGACACCCCTGTTTTGCCTTTCTTGGTAAATGGTGCTGGAGAAAAAGTTAATGGTCTCGGAACTGCTCGTGACTTCTATACTATTGCTGGTGAAACTGGTGTTGCAAGACGCTTACAGCTTGGTGATGTTTTTGAGGTTAGCGCTGAGGCTCTTGATAGCTCTACCACCGCTACTTATGCTATTGCTGACGATAGTGGGAATTTCAAACTAAAATGGTCTGCCGTAACTGTTAGTGGCTTCTATGCCAAATATCTTGCTACCAAATACATATCTCTTCCCGATGGTAGTATCGGAACTGGTCGCGTTACAACTTATCAGTTTAGAGTTGAACACATCTAATTTAGTCATGTTCTTACCTGACTTTACAATAAAAATAAAAAAAATGGAGGATAAATAAAAATATGACTATATTACCCGCAAACGTTTTGCATTTTGCTGCCGATGTGGATATGAAAACCATTCTGGAAAGTGCAGTTGATTTCTGGAATCATTATCAATCCGAAAATTCTCATGGTAAAGCTAATTTCAGTTATGCTCGTAAAGATACTGAAGGACGCGAAGTTACTTTAACCCAAAAATCAGAAGCCTTGAGTGATATGATTTTGACCTATGCCGCAAAGAAAGTTGGTATTACCGACTTATCTCCTGCTACTGCTGCTGGATATCAAAATCATCCCACTCTTCGTTGGGCTATCGGAAATATTGGTACACAGATAATTGATAGCGTGCTCCCAGATACGGTTCAAAAGGGGAACAGTGCTTTCGCGTCTATTCAATCGGTAGGCTGGGGCGAAACGGCAATTTTTGATATTCGGTCTCGTGATTTGTTTGCTGTAACTAAAGCTGCAAATTTTGGAAAGAAACAATCGAATCGCCAAACGCAATTCACTGGACAGAAATTCTTGACTCCAGAAATGCGACAAGTTACTGTTAGTTTGAATTTGTGGAGAGTCCTTACCGGCAAAGACAGCCTTGCCAACTTTATTGCCAAAGCACTTTTGTCCGTTGAAACAGAGATGAGCCGTGATATTTACACCGCAATGGCTACTGCTATGGCTGCATTGAGCACTACCGCATCTACTGGTCTTCGTGTTGTTGGTTGGGATCAGGATGATTTCATTGGGCTTGCAGACAAGGTTTCTAGTTGGTCTGGTGGCGCTGAACCTATTGCTATTGGCACAAAAATTGCTCTTAATAAAATCTTTCCAAACGATGCAAATTTTCGTTACGATTTGGAAAGTGAATATGTTAAATTGGGCTATTTGAGACAAATTTCTGGGATTAGAACTTATGAACTTCCTCAGATTGCAGACTTTGCTACTGGCCCATTTGCTACATTCCTTAACAATGACAGAATCTGGATCATTGCTCCTGGAACTGATAAACCCGTTAAATGTGTTATTGGTGGCACTCTTATGAGTAATATGGATGACACCTTTACCAACGCAGATATGAGTCAATCATCTAGCATGTTCAAGGCTTGGTCTGTGGGTGTGGTCACTTCGAGCGTTGCAGCAGAGATTACTGTAGCATAGTTTTAAAGTTTTTGATATATATATGGAGGGTGTAAAAACCCTCCATATATAAAATAATATTATATAAAAAAAGGAAAAATAAAAAATGGCTACCGCTAAGTCTTTAGACAAAGTAACAAATTCTTCTCAGAATGGAGAAGTAGCAAAAAAAGTTTTAAAACAGGTTGTAAGAAAGCCAATTGATGAAACAAAAAATGAAGGATTTTCCGAACTTGAATATTGGAAAAACAAAGCATTGGAGTTAGAAAAACAACAAGAAAAAGATGGATATAATCCACTTTCGCCTAACGATATGGTTGAAGTTGTTAGTTTATGTAATGATAAGCTTAACTTAAATACTAAAAATCGTGGCGAAGGCAATAGATATAGTTTTGATTATTTTGGCGAAACAAAAAATATTATGTTTTCCGAACTTGCTCAAATCAAAGAAACACAAAAAAATTTTGCTAGAAAAGGCTATTTTTTTATAAATAACTCTTCGGCAGTAAGACAATTAGGGCTTGAACAAGATTATAAAAGTATTTTAAGCTTAGAAAAAATAAATCAAATTATATCAAATTCACCTGATGCTGAAAATTTATTTAAATCAACAAATCAAGGACAACAAGGTATACTCGCCAATATGATTGTGTCTATGATAATGGAGGGAAAGCCTGTGGATATGAATGTTGTTCATAAGATTTCAGAAATTTCGGGTATTGATATTAATCAAAGAGTGACCGAACAAAAAGAAAGTTTGGAAAGAAATAAATTGGAGGATTAAAAAATAACGTAGTTTTTACTATATGGCAATAAAGGGAATGAATATTTATTTAACCCTTGACAAAAATAAAAAAGTGTGATAATATAAATGTAGTGAGCGAATAGGCAAATCTTGCTAATTTGTTTATAAGAATACAACCCTTAAGTATTTTTTCGCTCACTTTGTATTATTGAGGGTATTTATTAAAATTGGGAGATAAAATTGAGAAAAAAAAGATTTAAAAGAAATAAAACAATTGATATTTGAAAAATTTGGAAGTGATATTACAGTATTAGAATATACAAAAATGAGTGCAAAGGGAAAGTTCAGATGTAATCTTCATAACATTGATTTTTATACAATGCCGAGAGATATAATTGGAAGAGGAACTGGGTGTTCTCAATGTGCCAATGAAGGTAGGCGCAAGAAACATTCATTTTCTTTTGATTATGTAAAAACTTTTATTGAGAGTAGAAATTGTATTTTAATTTCAACAGAATATATAAATTGTGATTTAAAATTAGAAGTTATTTTCGAATGTGGACATAGAGGGAATATAACTTTTTGGAGTTTTAAAGAAGGTCACAGATGCCCCGAATGTGGGCAAAGAATGGGTGGAGAATCGAAACGTTTATTGAAGGAAGACGTTGAAAGTCGTTTAAAAATAAAAGGACTTGATGTTATAGAATTTATAGATGGATATCTAAATACTAGTTCTATGGTAAAAACAAAGTGCGAAAATGGTCATATTGAAATTCATAGCATTTCTAGTTTATTATATTCTTGTAAATGTAATCAATGCACAAAAGAAAAAATGTCTTTAGAAAAAAGAGGAGATGGGGGAAGTAATTGGCAAGGTGGTAAAACATTGATTTTTAGTTATTTACAAAAGAAAATGAAAAAATGGAGATATGAATCTTTAAATATATCAAATCATAAATGCTTAATCTGTGGAGAAACAAAGCATCTTCACGTTCATCATCTTTATAATTTTTATAGTATAGTTCATGATGCGTTTAGAGAATTGGGGATAAAAAGAAGATTAAGAATTTCAGAATATAATGTGGAAGAATTAGATATTATAGTCAATAAAACTTTAGAAATACATTATAGACATTTGTTGGGTGTGGCGATTTGTAAAAAACATCATGATGAATTCCATAGTTGGTATGGGCAATACAATAATAATTTGAATCAATTCGAAGATTTTTTGCAATATAAAGAAGAACAACGCATCGCATCCGGCGAACTGAAAATCCCAGACTAAACAAAAAAACAACTAAAACAAAAAACAAAATATCCTAATATTAAAAAATCTATCTTTATATCAAAGGTAGATTTTTTAATATTAACTATATTAATTAACATAAAAACTTAACATAAACCATAACAAACAAAGAAAGGAGGGCTATGGGAACAAGCGCAAGTAGTGTTGTGGACAGGTTCATGCTACAGATAAAAAATGACGATGCTTTAAATACTCTTTATAGCACAAGTGGTAGTGTAATAATGGTCAACTATGTTGAATATTGGCTTCTCGCCGCAATTGATGATTTTTCAAGAGTAACAACTTTCGATATGAGTTATACTGAAGGATCTGGATCGTCTGTTGGATATTTTACGAGAGACTTAACAAGTAGAGAGATTAATATTTTGTCACGAGCGATGGTCAAACAATGGCTGCAACAACAAGTATCAGACAAAAACGCTCTTGGAAGATATTTTGTTGATAGAGAATTTAAAATGTCTGCTCCCATGCTTCCGTCAATGAAAGCATATTTGATTGAAGTTATTGAAGGTGTAGATAAATTATTGGGAGATTATGCTTGGGATAATGATGTGTCTTGGGATAATTGGTTCAATCAGAATTTTTATAGCACATAAAGGAGGAGTAAGATATGATGAGATTCGCACTTACTCAAACCTCTTCTGCTAGTCAAATAAAAATTAATGAATATAAATATGCGGGTCATTCCTTATTTAAGAATAGCACTGACATATTCACCATTCAACGTGAAACCTCTTTTGCAAGTCAAACCTATCAAAATATTGACGTGCGTGTAACACCAGTAATAAATCTAAGCACAGGTGAAAAGCGTAGTGATGATTGGAAACAGTTAATTTTTGATCCTTATGAAACATTCGTCCCTACAATTGGGAGTATGTTCTACTTCGATGATAATTTCTGGCTCTGTGTCTTTACAGACAACATTAAATCAACACTATTAAATATTATTATTAGACGTTGTAATGAACAATTACGATGGATAAGCGATAATGGTATCTACTATGCGGAGCCAATTTGTGTGGATTACGATATCACCGGAACTAGGGACTTGCTCAGACAAGACGATCTGGCACTCCCCCAAGGATATTGCGACTGTTTTCTACAATTAAATGAACGTACAGAATTGGTTCAACCTAATCAACGATTCTTATTTGGTAGACCAAAACAACGTGTATGTTGGAAATTGTTTGGTAACGGGATAATGAATTCACAGAATCAACAAACATTGACGGATACAACCGCAAGACTGATGACATTAACTATGGGTGGATATCAATATAATACTCAAACAGACAACCTAGAATTAGGCGTGGCAGACTACTACAAAAACATCTACACCATAAACCTATCCTCATCTTCAATATCCGGCAACGTAGGCGAAACCTATCAACTTGGTGCAACCTTACTCATGAACAACATGCCAACTACCGGAAGTTTAACATACTCAATTAGTTCATCGTCAATAGCCACAATCTCCACTTCCGGTCTCCTAACCCTATCCTCATCCGGTTCAACCATAGCAACAGCCTATATGGGAGGTAATCCTACCGTATCCGCATCCGCTTTGGTCTCAGTAACCGCATCAGGAACAACCACAAACGAGATCCGTGTAACTCCATCAGATAACGTAGAAATACTTGAAGGTGACACACAAGTATTTACAACCTATCTCTATACAAACGGTGTACAACAAGCAGATGTATTTACATTTGCACCCGTAAACTCAAATGTGCCTACTGATCATTACATACTAACCCCATCATCAAACGGATTCTCACTACAAAACATAGAACGCTACCTCGACCTACCTCTACTCATAACCGCAACATCAGGCTCACACACAAAACAAATTTCAATAACGCTTAACGGCGCATTCTAAAAAAGGAGATAGACTGAAAATGACAGCAACCCAAATTTTAGATGATATACAACAAGCTTATAATAAATATTCTGGTTTACAAGAAGTTCCCTATAACATCACCTCATACCTTATGAAATATGATGATTTTATTTGGAGACTACTCAAATATCCTGTAAATACTGCGTGGAATGAAAATATCAATGATAATCTAACATCCGCAGAAAAGGGGGCATTAATATATCAAGGTAATGGGGAAATGACAGATTATAGGGTTTTTTTTGATGCAGGAATGAGTGCCGCGTGGACAAAAGTAGCTACAGTATTGAGAATAACGCCTGTAACCGTTGTCCCAAAAACTTACGTAACGGGAACACAATCAATTAGATTTGAGGTGTATTCCCACGAAACTATAAACATAATGAGCAATAAAAATCCTCGTTCCTTATCTATAATTCAACGTTTGATAGAAGTATTAAATGGCGCTGATATTAAAGGTGTTGGTAGAATATTTTTTGATTATAAGGCGTCACAGTATTGTAGAATGACGGGCATAAATGTAGGTAATAGTGTTTATAAAGGTTTTGAGTTGATTATGTGCAATCAGAATCTAGGATAACGGAGGATATGTGGATGAAGAATTAGCAAAATTATATATCCCCAATAATGATGTTTTTGGCTTACCTCAAATTTATAAAAATATAAAATTTTATCCTATTAAAATATCTGAATCAAAGACGTTGGAATCTTTTTATACGCTGATGATGTATCCAAAACTTTTTGGAGCGACAAAAGAAATTATAAAAATGAGCTATATAAAGTTTATGATATATAAAGAAAATTCAAAAGAAGGTGTGATAAAAATACAAGAAGAATTTGAAGCTTTTTTAAGTTATATATCAAAAACAAAAGTTAGGTTATCTACAGGCATAAAAGACGACACTAAACCCAAATCATTAGAAAATGTTTATGTAAATATTTATTTTGGAGATATAATTTTAAATGAATGGGATTTTGAAGAAGCAAGAGAATTTATTCTAAAACAAAACACCTTCAGCGCAGAATGGGTAAATCAATATCATCCAGAATTAGAACAGAAATTACAAAAAATATATGAAAAAAATCCTATAAATTTGGAAGATCAAGTTTTTACTATAATTGCTACAAGAGGATTACCAATGTTAGAAGTGCTTAATTATACTTTATATCAATTCAAAGGAATATTCAATAGAATTATAGTGAAAGAAAATTATGATTTATATCAACCTTTAATATTAACATATGGTTCTAAAACTGGTGATATGAAACATTGGTTATATCACTCAGAAGAAGAAAATGGAAGATATGGAAGCATTCTTATTCCTGTAGAAAAATTTGCGGGAAATAGCAAGGATGCTTTTGGAAAAAATATCGCTGAACGATAAAACAATTATTAGAAAAGGAGAAATAATCTATGTCAAATAAAGAATTTCTTGTAAGTACGGGCAAAGCGGTTCTCCGCGATCCCAATACAAAAGCAGGTTTAGGATATGGTACTTTTAATCTTGAAACTGCTTTAACTGTAACTACTGAAGAAGCCGTGGTACGTGGTGGCATCGGGAATCCTATTTTGTTTGTGTATAAACATTCTAGAAAAGTAGATGCCAAGATTACTGATACAACTTTTTCACCAACTATTTTATCACTTAATGCAGGGACAACTATTTTTAATGGTTCTGTAACAGCACTTGCTACAGATTGTAAAACGCTTTCTGCAAGTGGTAGTGCTACATTAGATCATACACCAACTAGTGATACTGTAGAAGTTTATTTTGAAGCAGATGGAACTATTCAAAGTGTTGTGCCTACTGGAGATACTATTACGGTATCTGGTGGTGCAAATCTTAAAGTTACTGCATTTTATGATTATACTACAACTGCCGATAGAGTTCGTATTGAAACTAATACTCCGCCTTCTGTAATTGATCTTTTATTGATTGCTGAGGTTAGAGATGACACTGGGACATTGACAAACAATCTTAACATCCATATTCCTAGATTCCAAGTTAGCGGTAATTATACTTTGGGTATGACTGCAAATGGTGTTTCTACTCAGGCGCTTGAAGGAACTGCCTTGGAAATGGCTTCTTCAGATTGCACAGGAAATCCATATTACGCCGATGTTATTTGGATTCCTGCTAGTGGTGGAAATCCTGCGGTATACGCTTTGGCACTAACTCCTGATTTGACTTTTTCTGCTGCTAGTGTACCTGCCAACAAACAATTAACATTGAATGGTTTACGTGGTGGAAATTATATTCCTGCTGACCTTACCACCTCCGCTTCCTATGCTGTGACTAGTGGATCAACCACTCTTGCTGCTTATGTGAATGTTGGTTTGCATACTGGATTGGTTACTTGTGGTTCGTCTATGGTCGCAGGTAATTATGGGACTATTACAGCGTCATATGTTGACACAACCCATGGTCTATTGCACGATTATATCACATTTACCGTCACTGCTTAACCCTAAGCATTGCTATCTAGGGGAGACTAACCCTCTCCCCTATTTTTAAAAAGGAGGCAGTGCTTGGATATTATATCAGAAATATTACGGTATATAATTATTTTTGGTGGTTTTGTATTAGGAGTTGTAAATACTATTGATGCCATTAAACAATCTTATAAACGACGTATAAGTGACGCTCCATGGTCTAAATGGGCATATGCCTTATTGGGATTTTATTGGTGTGTCACGTATACTATTTTGATGTTTATTCCTATGGAAAAGAAATATGAATTTACATCTTCTTGGATACGACCATCATTATCGTTTTTAGTAATGTTATTGTTGTTAGGAAAACAAAAATCGGTTTATTTGCCCGACTTAATAAAAGAAAAAATACAAAAAATAAAACTGAGAAGGGGGCAAACAATGCATGGAAAACTTTAGCATTGCAGATGTCGCTACACTAGTTGGAATATTCATCCTTCTTTGGACTAAATTCTTCTCTAAAAGTGATAGACAAAAACTTATAGGTGAAAATGTAAAATTAAAAGCGGAAGCTATTAAAGTTGAGGCAGAAACAAATAAAATTGAAGTAGAAACTGCTGATAAGTATGAAGATGTTTTTAATAAATTGACAGTAAGAAATGAAAAGTTAATGTTGATGAATGAAAACCTTAACAACATTATAACTTCATATGATGAAAAATTTGTAAAGATAAATAAGAGAGTTGCGGAACTCGAAAGAGATAATCGAAAACTCAAACTTCAAATAGCAAAAAGGGATGCAATTATTGATTGCTTAGAAATTGAGCATCGTGAATTGGCGCAAAAAGCTATTGATGCTGGTCTACAAAATATATCTCTTGACACGAATTGTTTTAGTGTTTGTGATGATGAAGACGAATAATAATTAAATTATAAAAATTTACAAAAAAGGAAAAGATGAAAGAAAAAAAAGTTGATTTTAAATTTCCAGAAAGAGAAACTGTTGAAGTTGTTTTTGGAGGACAAAAGGTACAAGTAAAATTATATTTGGACATTACAGATAGACAAGCCATTTTAGATGCTTACTTTGCAGAACGTGACTTATCTCCAGTTGATTCACAAATAGAAGCGGAATTCAATTTGATTCTCAATGTTATTAATTTGATGACAGATATTCGTGTTGAAATATCTAGTAATAAAAAAGCAATTAAATTTGTAAATAATCTTTTAAATACTGGAACATGGTATCGAGTAAAAGATTGTATTACTAATTTTTCTGAATTGCAACGAGATATTGAAAGAATATCACAGCAAAAAAATTTGGAAGGAAAGTTAAATAAAATGATTGATAAAGTAGGATTATTTATTGATAATATTTCAAAATTAGATTGGTCTGTTGATGGAGTTCAGAAAATAGCCACTGTGCTTGCTCCAGAATTAAAACAACTTGCAACTTTTTTCCCTAATGGCATTGATAAACCTATTGAACCAATACAGCCAATTCAATAAAATCAAGATTTCATGGACATGATAGAGAGATTATGACTGTAAAAGAGAAGTTTAGAAAGTGGGTTAAACATAGATGCCCTGATTGTGATTGTGATGATATGAAAATTATTGACGTAGTAAACGATGAAAATGGAGCGAGCTATGTTGAAACATTCAGGATTTGTGACGAATGTGGTTATAGGGAGGATATAACAGACAAAAGAAATAATAATAAGGTTGAAATAAAGGAGGTTGTCGATGTCAGACCAATTTATAACAAACGACGCGATGCTCCTAAAAATAATTGGTGAAGACTTAAAAAAAGTTATTGATGATATGTCTCAGTGGGTAGTTGAAAGAGTCCAAGAGTCTATTTTTAAAAATGTATATAGATATCCAGAAACAGATGCCTATAAACGTCTTGGTTTTGATGGTGGTTTTATAGGAGCTTGGGCGAAAGAAGTTACTGATCTTGTAGGAAATATAATCACCAATAATATATCCATGGTTCCTTCAATGATGGAATATAATCCTGATGAGCATCAGCATGGTAATAGTGTTGAAGATCGTAGAGAATACATGGATAAATTTATTGCGGAAGCAAATACGGGAAGTTATGATTTTGGGGGAGCAGCCTCTGTGCGTAGAGATTATTGGACTGAGGTGGAAAACGCAATAAATAATGGAGAATTTGATAATCAGTTAGAGAAGATAATGATTTTACATGGAATCTCGTTTATACGAGGTTAATAATTTAATTTTATATTTTAAGAAGGAGAATAATAAAAATGGCAAGTTTATTGAAATCACGTAAGTTTTGGTTGGCAATTTTGGCGATGGCACAAACGATTTTGTTTCAGTTTGTACCTGAGTTTCCTGCGACTGTTTGGCAATCAATTGATGGTGTTTTAATTGTGCTTATTGGCGCTATTGCAGCCGAAGATGCTGCGGAAAAACGTGCTGGTTAAGCAATATTTGTATTAATTTATGGAATGAGGCAGACATATTCATTTATGTCTGCCTAACTTTTTAAGATGGATTGAAAGGATTTTATGGAGTATATATTTGGGTTAGACCCTTCTTTAAGCAATTTTGGAATTTGTATTTTTGATATTAATGGAAATCCGATTGAAGCAATTAGCGTAGCCACTTCTCAAAAAGACGGAGAACATGGCAAGAGGCTGAAAATAATAGCAGATGTATTATTGGATTTAAGAAAGAAATATGAAACACATCTGATTGCGTTAGAATCTGGGTTTTCAAGACACATGGTATCGACACAAGTTTTGTACAGGGTTCGCGGCCTATGCGATTACATTTTTTATGATTGTGAAGTCAGGGCATTCGCACCGTCTAGCGTCAAGAAAATTGTTGGTGGTAGTGGGAAAACAAGTAAAACACAATTGCAAGAAATAATTTCAAAAAAATTCCCAACGTTAAAGTTTGATGACGAAGATCAATCGGATGCGTGTTGCATAGGCACTTGTCTACTAATTGAGAAAAATCTAATGAAACTATGATTTCATTGGCGTGAGTTTTTTATTTAGTATCTATATGGGGAGATTTGAAAGAAGAAAGGAATAATAAATAAATGTCAAGGCATACAGATAAAAATATAATTACTTCTCCTGAAAAATGGGAGAAGGTAAGTGAAAAAAATAAGAGATTAATGGAATCATTTTTAGATGAAAAAGATACAAGATGCTCTTCTGAAACCGTAAGCGGATATCGCTCAGATTTGACGATATTTTTTTCATATGTTTTAGATACTTTAGATAATAAATTTTTTATTGATATTCGCAAGATGGAATTTTCACAATTCTTTTCCTTCTGTGTCAACAAGTTAGAATGGAAAGGATCTGCTAGATTTAATAGGATGAGAAGTGTATTATCAAGTTTATCCAATTATATCGAGCGCGTGATGGATGATGAATATCCGACATATAAAAATATTATTTTAAAAGCAGTTCAAACGATGCCTAAAGCTATTGCTAGAGAAAAAACGGTATTGTCGGGAGAACAAATAAATAAATTATTGAAACAACTAGTGGAAGAAAAAAGATTCCAAGAAAGTTGTGTCATTGCGCTTGCTATCGCTAGTGGAGCAAGGATAAGCGAATTATTACGGATTACTACGGATTTGATTGATCCTACACATTTGGCTTACTCTGATATTTTTATCGAGACACTTAAACAAATTAAAACAAAAGGCAGAACAAAAACTGGTGATATGAAGTTTAAATATATTATCAAAGATTTATTTATGCCTTATTACGAATTATGGCTTCCTGAACGTGAAAAAATAATGAAAGAAAATAGTAAAGAACATAATTGTATTTTTATTGATCAAAATGGTGATGCGGCGAGTATAGATAATATCAGATATTGGATTCCTCTGTGGGAAAAATTTTTAGGTATTGATATTTACATGCATTCAATGAGACATTATACGGTTACATTTTTGACTAGAATTGGATTACCTACTGACTTAATAATTGAAATTATGGGATGGAAGTCTGGAGAAGCCATGTACAAAATTTATAATGATCTGGATGGAAAGTCACGTGAATGGAAAGAATTAAGTAAACTAAAAGATCATCTGGACAAACAAGATAAAGTGGAGTAATAATTCAACAAACTAAATAACTAATATGCGCTTTCTTGCGCAAGAAGGAGGTGTATATAAAATATGAGTGAATATAGTATTCTTTTAAAAGCGAAATTAGACGCAGAGTCTACAAAAGGCTCTGTTCAAAATTCTATTAATAGTATCCAAAAATCTATTGTTTTAAATATTAGTAATGTAAAAATAGATCCAACTGCTTTGAATAATATTAAGATGCAGATAAGTGCTGCTATTAGTAGTGGTATGAGTGGAGCAGGAACTTCAAGTACGAGTGGAACATCTAGTGGGGGAACTCCTAGTGGGGGAAGCGCAAGCAATGGAAAATATGTTATGTCTGCTGCTGAATTGGCGAGAGTCAATACTGCTGTTGGAACTCTTACCACTAAGCTTCAAACTTTAAGAGCGACTAATGTTGATGCATTTAAAACAGAAGGAATTATTGCGCAAGAAGCACATATGCAAAATCTTGTCGGTGCTCTTGCTACTGGCAAAACAGGATTTGCGAACGTTTCATCTGAAATGAATAAGTTTGAAGGGAATATTCGCAAAACAAATGAAGGTCTTAGAACCACAACAACCTCGACTGATAATTTTGTTTCTAGTATTGGTAAAGCTATAGGTAAAATTGCTCTTTGGGGTGTTGCAACTGGCATATTGTATGGAAGTTTAAAGAAAATTCAAGAAGGCATACAATATATTAAAGATTTAAATGAAGAAATGACTAATATTGGTGTGGTAACTGGGCAAACGACGGATCAATTGTCTGGGATGGCGACTGAATTTAATGCAATGGCTAAAGAATATGGAGTCACCACATTAGAAGTGACAAAAGGTAGTTTGGAGTTTATCAGACAAGGCAAAACGGTACAAGAAACAAATAAGCTTATTGCCGACTCTATGATGATGAGCAAACTTGCAAATATGGAATCGGCCCAAGCATCAGAATATTTAACTGCTATTATGGCAGGATTTAAACTATCAGCCGAAGATATGATAGGCGTTCTCGATAAATTAACGGTTGTTGACAACAACTCAGCAACGTCGGTAGCTGAATTAGCAGAAGGAATGAAGCGTTCTGCAAACTCCGCACAACAAGTTGGTGTGAGTTTGGAAGAATTAATTTCTTACATTGGAACCGTTTCAAGCGTGACCCGTAAATCCTCTATGTTTTGTTAAGGTTCAAACCCTTGACAAATTTGGAGCATTGTGGTATAATAAATAAACCATAATGAAAATTCTCTTTAATGATTCTTGTCTCCCATAAAGGCAAGATGTTTCGAAAACCCTAAAACTGGGCAACGAAGCGGAAGTAATATAATCATATAAAAATAAAAAATAAAAGGAATATAGATGGAAGAAGAGACTAGAAATTGTAAATATTGCAATAAAGAATTTACAACAACGAATAATAAGAAAATATATTGCTCTAAAAATTGTGGGGCATACTATGTTCGAGATCACAAAAACGAATTGTATAAATTTAATTGTAAAAATTGTAATATAGAATTTGAATCTAGGGATCAAACAAAAGTTTTTTGTAGCCCGAATTGTAATCGAAAGTATTATGCAAAAAATCCTATAAAGCATGAATATAATTTGATTTGTAATAATTGCGGTAAGCCGTTTACAAAAATATTATCAGACAATCCTAATTTAAATGATGAAAATCATTACTGTAGCCAATCTTGTGTTGTCCTTCATAAAAATAAAATAGGGATAGGAATAAAATATAGTTGTAAACAGTGTAATAAAGAGTTTGATCAAATTCACAAAAGACATTTTTTCTGTACATTGGAATGTAAAAGAATATATAATACTGTTAATGGGCCGAGGAAAATAGTGAATTGTTCTTTTTGTAATAAAGAAATAGAAAGACCTAGAAGTTTAAAACGAGATAACTTTTTTTGCTCAATAGAATGTGAAAGTAATTTTAGAATAGAGCAAGCCAACGATACTAGAAACTGCGAAACTTGCAATAAAGAATTTTATTGTAAAAAAGGTGATAAATTAAGATTTTGTTCTTATGAATGTCAGGCAATATGGCAAAGAATATATCGAAGTGGGAAAAATCATCCATCATATAAATTTGATATAACAGACGAGGAAAGAATAAAACTTTGTGAAACTTGTGGCAATCCAATGATTGGCACTCCAAAATCTTTCGAGATTCAAAAATATTGTTCTAGAAAATGTAAATTTATAGGGCAAAAGGCATCTTTAACAAAACCACATAGAGATATTTGTTCAATCCTTGATAAAAACGATATTGACTTTGATATAGAAAAGCCGATGGGAAGATTTTCTCTTGATTGTTTTATAGAAAATACTTGTTTGGCTATAGAGGTAATGGGAACATTTTATCACATGGACATAAGAAAATATGATAAGGTGGTAAGCGAAATTCAAGAGAACACGATAGATAGAGATAAAAGAAAGAAATATAAAGCAATAGAAAAAGGTATTTTTATATTATATTTATGGGAATATGATATATGCAAGAATCCTTTTTTGTGTGAGAAATTAATTAAGTTGTTTATAGAAAAGAATGGAGATATTAATAATTTTCATTCTATGAATTATAATTTACAGGATAATTCTTTAAATATAAACCAAGATTTATTAATTCCTTACTTTGAAATAATATGATTATATTACACCGTTAACGACTGAAACAAGAGAATCCCATTTTAAAAGATGGGAGTGAAACAGTCTGAACACGCACAATAGTTTATAAATAAAATGCGTGAGAAAAGGTCAAGTGTAAAGACACTTATAGAAGAACCTTTTCCGCTATTCTATTTAATAGGATAGTCATAAAAGTAACAGTCTGGAATCAATCGGGGAAAGTTTTAAAACCATGTTCGCCAGGTATAGCAATATTAAACTTGGAAAAATGTTTGAGGACGATGCAACAAACATTAATGATGTTGAAAAAGCACTATCGTTAGTAAATGTAAAAATACGAGATACTGCTACTAGTTTTAGACCAATGGGAGATGTTTTCGATGAAGTTGCATCTAAGTGGTCTACGTATAATGAACTAGAACAGTCGGCAATTGCCAACGCATTAGCGGGGGTTCGGCAAAGAGAAAACTTTCTTACCTTGATGTCAAACTACAATGTAGTTCTTGAACAACAAACAATGCAAACAACTGCTGCGGGACAAGCAACCGAAAGATATCAAATTTATTTAGAGTCAATCGAAGCCGCTGCAAATAAATCAAAAGCATCATGGGAAGCCGTATGGCAAAAAACCATCAATAATGATGTCATAAAATTTTTCTATAATTTATCAGCAGCAATAGCTAATAGCATAGACAAAATTGGAGGATTAATTCCACTTGTGCTAGTGTTGGGTGGTGCTTTTGTTTCTCTTAATTTTAAATCTATTGTTGGTGGGATTTCTAGTGTTGTTTCTAGTTTAAGACTTATGTTTACTGTAATATCAACGGGAGCGGCTGCAACCGCAGCAGAAGTAGCTGTTGCAACAGCAGGTTTAAGTCTAATTATTGCAGGAATTGTATTAGCTATTTCTTCTATGGGCAATGCATCAAGTCGTTTAGAAAATACGATGCAAAAAATATCTGATACTACTGCTAGACTAGAGGAATTAAAATCTAATACTCAATTGATTAAAGATTTGTCTGAAGAATTTAAAAAGTTAGAAGAAAATTCTAATCGTACAACAGAAGAACAACAAAAATTCTTAGATGTTCAAAACCAATTAAAAGATTTATTGCCACAAATTGCAGGATATTATGATCAATCTGGTAATTTTATCATATCTGATGAAGCATTATCTAGTAATCAATCATATCTTGATTTGCTTCAACAACAAATAGATGCGGAACAAGAACTTTTATTTTTGCAAACTAAGAAAGAAATCAAGCAAGGTGCAACAGCATATGAACAGAATGCAACAGATATAAATCTTTATAGTGGTATATTAAGTTCTGGAAGAAGTGCCGTAGCTGGTGGTGGAGCGCTTACTTCTGAGCAAATAGATAATTATAAAGAAAAAATAGCAACATTAAAATCAGAAAATTCAAAGTTTTTAACAGATGTCGCTGCAAATTGGGGTAATTTTACTGAAGATCAGCAATCTGAATTAATGAAAATTCTTGCCAATACGGGAGATTTTGGCGAAGAACTTACTAATTTGTTTGAGTCTTCGCAAAGAGACGTAGAGAGATCAAGGACTGATGCAATATTTGCCCAAAGAGATACAATTTCAGAAAATGAAGAAGAAATTCAATCAACAGATGACCTCGTCGCTTCTTCCGAATCCCTAACCTCATCCATGGATGCTGTGGCAAAAGCAGCAGAAGAACAAGCAAAAAATGGACAAATATCTAATGCAACTGCTTTAGATTTAATTTCTTCAAATGCTGATTTGGCTATGTATTTAATACAAACAGCAGATGGATATATTTTTGATGCTGAAGCTGCAAGAGCAGCGACTCAAGCAGAAATGATAAATGAGTTTACAAAATATGGTTTAGCAAGTGCTGCTGTTGCTGCCGCAAATGGAAATTATATTCTTGCAAATTCTATGATAGTAACTGCTAATTTAGCGTCAGAAGAAACAGCAAGATTGCAAGGGTTACTAAGAACATTCGCTGCTATGAGTGTTAATGTTTCTATTCCTTCTGTTGGTGGAGGTTCGGGGGTATCTGCTCAAGAAAAGCTAAATAATGCAAAAAAAGAATCATATGAATTAGAAATAAAGGCATATAATGCCCAAAAAAAATCAGCACAAGCGGAAATAGATGCTCTTGAAGCCCGAAAAGATGCTTATAATGACCTTATAGATGCAAAAAAAGAATCTCTTCGTTTAACAAAAGAAGAAGATGACTATCAAAAAGAACTTGCTGACAAAAATAAAGAACTTGCAGATATTGACAATGAACTCCTACAACTTCAGTTTGATAATAGTGAAGAAGCGAATGCTCGTCGTCTTGAACTTGAAGAAGAACGTGCAGAAAAAACAGCGGATATTGCAGAATATCAAGCTGACAGGACTTATGATATCCAAATTGAAGCATTAGATCGTGAAGCTGAAGCATTTGAAAAAATGATAGATATGCAAATATCTGGAATAAATACTATGATTTCTGGCTTTGACGCTATGATTGCAAAAATCAATGAAATGATTGATGCTTTGGGGAAAATGTCTAATGCTAGTGGCGGGAGTGGAGGATATACACAACCCACAGGGGGAACAAGTGTGATTGGCCCAACAGGATATAATTATTCCAGAACCACTATTGGTGCCGCTGAAAGTGCAGCAAAAAGAGATTTAAATGGAAATGGAGTAATCGGTCTTGCTTCTGGTGGTTCATTTGAGGTGTTAGGAACTTCTTCTAATGCTGATTCTAGATTATTACCCGTTGCCCCAGGTGAATTAGGTATCGCCATTAATCGATCACAACAAAATTCAATTGCTCCTCTTGCTTCATTATTCTCTAGTATCATGAAGAATACTAATACTTCACCGTTATCTTTTGAAAATAAGGGTGTTGGCGGTAATGGAGATATATCTGTAAGTATTGGCGATATTATTGTTCAAGGTTCTTTAGACAAAAATGCTATTCCTGCTATGAAAGATATGATAATGCAAACGACTGTTGATGCACTTCGTAGAACTGGTATAACTCGTAATGCGAGTAGTTTTATAACATAAATTTAATACCACATGAAATTGGTATTTTATGAGGAAATGGTGAAGAGAAACTATTACCTCACATAATAGTTTCTCTTTTGTCAATATGGAGAAAAATGTGAATTTTTGATAAAAATGATAAAAAATACTGAATATAGTATAAAAACAAGAAAGGAGGGATAATTGTCACAATTTACGACCTTAGATTTCGAATTCGATTCGATCCCTTCCCAAACTTATAAATTAAGTATTGTCAATTTTGATAGCGGTGGACTATATAGTGGCATAGGTTCTTCAGACCCAACTATACATACCCAAAAAGTTTATCGTCATGATAAGGTATATGACTTAGGTGTTTCACAAGATCAAGTGCTTTCGTTTCCATTAACTTTTGTCACTGATGTTCCTTTATCTGGAATGGAACGCAACATAATAAGCAACTGGCTTTTTGGACGTTCATCTCGCAAGAAATTGAAAATATTACAAGACGACTTAAATGGCGCATGGTTCAATGTATTTTTAACAAAACCAGAGCCTTATTATGTTGGCAATGTAAATATTGGGTTTAAGTGTGTGGCAGTTTGTGATTCTGCTTTCGCCTATAGCCCCATGAAAACTGTAACTAGAACATATACTGGAGATAATGTTATTACAGATGACCTGGTTATCTATAACGATAGTGCTAATGATGACTATTTATATACAAATTTTTCTTTTGCGCTCAACTCTGTTGGTAATAGTTTTAGTATAACCAACGCAGATGATATTGAAACTATTTCTGGGAGTTCTGTGGCAAGAGAATTTTTGTTTTCGGGATTGCTTTCAAATGAAGAAATTGTTATAAATGGTGAGACACAAACAATTGTTTCAAGTACTGGATTGCGTAGGTTATCTAATTTTAATAAAAAATGGTTTAGGTTAGTTCCTCGTGCAAATCATTTGCATGTTGAATCGGGTATCGGAACATTCACAATTACTTATTATTCTAGAATTAAAATAGGTGGTTAAAGGAGGTTATAAGAATGGGAATTATTAATTTTGATGCTTTTAACCTCTATGAAACTCCAAATTATATTTTATGCAATCCATCAGGAGAACAGTTATACGCACTCAGCGCTATATCAGACAGAAAATATTCACCTCGTTTCAACACCCTATCAGAATTATCCTTCTCGGCAAGAGAATATATCAATGGTGAACAAATGCCATATTACGATTATCTTGTCAATAGAAGATTAGTATATGTTGAGAATCTTGGATATTTTCAAATTGTTGGGAATACTGAAAAAGGCGATGGTATTCAAACTTATAAAGAAATAAAATGTCAATCTATTGAAGTACAACTTATTTATAAAAAAATAGGTGTGTTTAAAGGAACATATAAACTTTATGATCCAATTACTCCTGTCGGAACATTAATGCAAACAATTATAGATTTGCTTCCCGATTGGTCAATAGGAACAATAGGTGCTGATGTTGCAATAAAATATAGAACATTCGATGTTACTGATACGACTGTATATAATTTTCTTATGACAAAAGTTGAAGAAGCATATGAATGTGTATTTCAATTCGATACTATAAACAAAACAATATCTGCTTATTCTTTGTCTGATTCCACCACCGAAACAAGCATATATCTTTCTTATAATAATGTTATAGAAAGTATTCAATTAGATGAAATATCAGATGAGCTAATAACATCTTTAACGGTTTTAGGTGGTGGGGATTTATCTATTAATCAAGTGAATCCTTTGGGAACGAATGAAATTTATGACTTTACATATTTTAAAACAACCGAATGGATGGGTCAAGGATTGGTAGATGCAATCACAGCATGGGAAGTATTAGTGGATGCTAATCAACCAACTTATGCCACAACTCTTACTGCTTTGCTAGATGCCAATGAAACATTGATTTCATTGAATTCTGATTTGGTTACTTTGCAGGGAGAATATAGTGCTATAGATAATGTTCGTCTTGTAAGAATACAGCAAGGATTAGATTTGACTAGTGTTAATGCGGATTTGGCTGCAAAACAAATTGAAATAGATGACAAAAGTTCAGATATAGATGGTATCGAAGGCGCAATAACAACTTTGGTTTCACAATTAACTGATATTAACACTTTACTTTCTTTTTCGTCCAATTTTACTGAAGCGCAAATCATAGAACTACAACCTTTCATTATTCAATCTGGTTATGTTAATGAAAATTTTATACAAACAAGCACAATGACTAATCCTGAAATACAAGAGCAAGCTCAAGGCTTATATGATCAGGCAGTAGGGTTGTTGTCAAGAGCATCCGAACCTCGATATAATTTTGATGTGGATAGTATTAATTTCCCATTAATAAAATTATTTGAAAGTTTTACAGACGAATTGGTTATGGGTTCTATTATCAATCTTGAAATAAAACCAAATATTATTAGCTATCCTATATTGTTGGGATATGATTTAAATTACGATAATCCTGATGATTTTAAATTAATATTTGGAAATAGATTAAGGTTAGATGATGCTGCTTATCAATATAGTGATTTAATGAATAACCCAATTAGTTCTGCGACCACCACAAAAGTGAATTCTACTAGTTGGAATACAAGTGCATCTTATACTAATAATGAGGTTAACACTTTTATTACAAGTGCTTTAAATGCTGCGACTAATAATGTGATTAGCGGTAGTGCTCAAAATATTATATTAAGTGAGAATGGGTTAAGGGGGAGGCAAGACATTGGTGGTGGTCTTTATAATCCAGAGCAATTTTGGATGGTAAATAATATGCTTGCTTTTACTGATGATAATTGGGCAACATCAAAATTAGCACTAGGCAAAATTTCTCTTCCAGGGGGAGGATACGGTTTTGGTTTAGTTTCGAATTATTTAATCGGGAACATGATTGCCGGAAACCAACTTACTATTACAAATGAAAATAATAAATTCTTATTAGACGGTTCTGGTGCAACCCTAATAGATGCAACCCTAAACATAACCAACTCTACCAACACCAACCAAATACTTCTCGATACTTCAAATGGCATAAAAATTCGTAGTCAAATAGGTGGAACTTGGACAGATACCTTTTATGCTGACACTGCGGGTAATTTACATTTTACTGGTGATTTGAGTGGTGCTACAGGTACGTTTAGTGGGGCAATAACAGGGGCAACTATTACCGGTGGAGTTATTAGTGGCGCAACTATAAATGCAGGTGTAATAAATGGTGCTACGGGTTATTTTAGCGGAAATATTTATGCCAATAATTTACAAGGATTGATTTATGATAGCCAGATTGATAGTATTAGTGCTAATAAAATTACTGCGGGGGTTATGAGTGCCGATAGAATTTATGGAGGAACAATAAACTGGGGTGGAGGTAGTCTTGGCACTAGCGGAACAGGAGTTCCTAAAATAACGGCTTTTGGTGGGGGGACGTTTGAAATAAATGCAGGGACTACTGTGATTTATGGAACCCTAGGCGTTGTTGGGAATATCTATATGGGAAGTGCTGCTGCTTTAGTTGCAACTCAGTCTTGGGTAAACTCTCAAGGCTTTTATAATTCTGGGGATAATCCTTCTTTTGGGGCAATTTATTCTAACAATTATTACGCGTTAGGTTCTGCTGGTATATCGGCAACTCGTACTGTTAGAAACTCAACAAACACAGGGACATCAACTTTGCAATTTGTGAGAGGAATTTATGTTGGAGGGTCATAATAAATGAAAGAAAAATTAATTAGAATTTATCAACTTTTAAATGTTTTATCGGTTTCTGGTCATCAAAATATTTTAGCATTGGGAGAATCTATTAATACAATACAAAATATAATTAATGATATAAGTACTCAAGAAGAAATAGAGAATCAGAATAAACCTGCAATAATAGATAATACAAAAGAAAATATACCAAAAAAGGAGGATAAATAAATAATGTGACTACATCTTCTTTTGAATGTATTAATGCAAATACTCTTCCCATTATACAAATGATAGCGGGAGATGAACAAGATTTTACGGGCAATGTATATGATAGCGGGAGTAGTTTAATTGATTTAAATGCTGCAACTACCAGTATTCAAATTTTCCCATATGGTGATCCTACTTATAATGTTATTACATTAGAAGGTCAAATTACGGGTAGCCCATTAGGAGAGTATACCGCGACGTTTGCTAGTGCTTGTAGTATTAATTTGTCAGGAACATATATTTATATGCCTGTCATTGTGGATTATTTAGGGAAAGTTCATAAACCTGCACAAGGTAAATTAGTGATATTTCCTAGTCCGAACGTTTAATTAAAATAAGGAGGAATAATTAATGAGTGGCGTAACTGTAGCTGAAAACGCAACATTAGATGCTTGGTTTGGAGCGGTGACTTTAACCCCACCTTCTTCATGGTACTGCGCATTATCAACAACAACACCTACAGAGGCTGGGACATCCTTTACCGAACCCAGTTCAGGAGCATATGCTCGTGTAGCAATAACAAACAATGCAACAAATTTTCCAGCAGCATCATCTGGAGCAAAAACAAATGGAACGGCAATAACATTCCCTGAATCAACTGCATCATGGGGAACAATTACACATATTGGTTTTTATAATCAAGCATCAGGTGGGGCATTATATTTTTGGGAAGCTTTGCCCACATCAAAAGCTGTAGCCGCCAACACTACTGTTTATTTTTCAGTTGGTTCATTAACTATATCAAATCTTAATGCTGGATAAAAAGGAGTGTGACCTATGAGCGGTCGCCATACATTTAATGTAAAATTAACTCCTGCTAGAGTATTTGAAATTATTCTTGATAATTTTAGTTTTTCTGCTGCATGGTATCAAACTTTAAAAATAAAGAGAATAAAGTTTGTTATCACTCAAACTAGTTTATTATTAAGGTTTATTGATACTTTAGTTGTTAAAAAAATAAAATTTGCAATCTCTACGGGATTCCCAAAATTACTTCAAAATCTACCTGTAACTTTATCTCTAAAAAAGATAAAGTTAACAGCGGTATGGAGAGAATTATATAACATTATTCAAACCGTATCTATAAAAAAGATAAAATTTATTGGGGGTTTAAGACAATTATTGAGAATAACAACGGCAAACTTGATTATTAAAAAAATAAAAATTATAGCAACAGCAACCGTAGCCGTATTCTATACACTATCTTATTGGGATACATATTATTTATCGGATTTAGATGATTATTATTTATCAGAAATGGACTTTGTGGTTTAATCCCCATAAAGAGAGGAGGAAAGAAATATGACAACTTCAACTTTGGGGTTAAGCGGAACAACTCAAGCCGCTGGAAGTGCGGTAAAGTTTCTTGATTGGCGTTTAGCACAAGATAATATTACAGATTCTAATATGACAAAAATAGATTTATTTGCGACTAATATTAGTGCATCTGTCGTGTCTTTACAAGGCAGTACACCTTTCTTGACAAATGCGACAGAAGCAGCAACTAATAATTATATTGCAACAGTTTCTAATTTTGGCGCTTACACAGATGGTAAAATTATTAATTTGGTTTTAGATGTGACTAGTACCGGAACAACTACACTAAACATTAATTCTTTAGGAATAAAATCTTTATATAAGATTGCAAGTAATGGAATCGCGGGGAACCTAACTTCTGGCGATTTAGTTGCCGGAAGACCTCACTTTTTTATGTATAATTTAGTAGGTGGGTATTGGCTGTGGGTTGATGGAACCAGTGCAGATCAAGTTAATGTTACAACAACAGTTGCCACAGAAATCTTACTTGGATCTGCTAGTGGTATTGTAGGTAGTGGAATTTCTGCATCTAGTTTGTCCACCAATGATGGTTATTTTTTGGTAACTCAACTTAGTTCAAATTTAAGAAATGAGACCCAAATTATTGCCGGAAGTGGTATTGGTTTAGTTGGTAATACTGGTGCATCCACTATTGCGGTTACTGCCAATCTTATTGCTGGAACCAATATTACACTGTCTGCTAATAGTTCATCTTCGGCTGTGACTATTAATTCTGAAACAGCAGCTTCTTCTATTGCTCCCTCTACTGCTAATTATGTCGTGTTTGGAAGTCTTGATTCAACATTAACAAATGACAAATTGATAACTGCTGGTAGTGGAATGGCAATTGAAAATAACATCGCAGCTTCTAAAATTTATTTACATACAAAATTGATTACAGGTAGTGGAACAACCATAACGACTGATACCACTGCATCGACTTTAGCGGTAAATGTGAATGCATCTTCCCCTCTTAGTGCTTCTGGCACTTATGTAACGCATAATACTTCTGGAGTAGTTGCAGGAACATATACTTTGTCGAGTACTACGATTGATGCGACAGGGCATATAACTTCTGCATCTAGTGGATTAATAGCCTCTGCTACTCAAGTGTCTTCTGGATCATCTGCCACGGCTTTAGTTTCGGCAAGTGGTTTGTCCCAATCAAATTATGGTGTTAAAACAGTTTGTATACCTTTGGTGACAGGGACAACCACTCTAGCTGGCGGAGAAGAACAATATGTTCGTATTCCAAAATATATGAATGGGTGGAAGCTTGCAGATGGAGCTGCGTCTTGTGGCGCTTCTAATGGTAGCGGAAGTTCTACATCTGGTTCTCCTAGTTTCAATATATTAAGAAGCAGCGCTTCATCAATGACTAGAGTTAGTATGCTTACCAATTTAGTTACAATAGATGCTTCTGAATTTGATTCTTCAACATCGGCATCTCCAATGACGATAGCTGCTTTAAATACTGTTTTTACTGGAGACAAAGTATGGGCTATTACTAGTGCGTCCGGAACGGGAGTTCTCAATGTGCAAGTATCTCCTACATTTAGGAATATGCCATGAGAAACATAGTAAACGCACTCCATGAAATGGAGCTTTTATGTATTTAATAAAAATAAATTTATTTGTAATTAGGTGGCATAAATGACAGCTATTTCTGGAACGTCTATAGGGATTGATGTGGTTCAAAGGCAAGCAATGCCGTATGGGAATAGTACTGTTTCTTTTACAATTGCTAATTATCCTAATCGGGTAGTGTATGTATCTGCTCATAGCGACGGTAGTGGTTTTGATGTTGGTGAACCTGTTGGATGGACAGAATTAGCAGCAATAGGAAATGTAAATGATCGTGGTTTTACTAGGTTATATCAATTAATAAATCCGCCTATAGGTGCAAATTCTTATACTTTTTCTTCTGATTCTACGAATGGAGAATCTTTTCTTGTAGTTTCATTTTATAATGTAAATCAAAGCACCCCACATCGAACTGTTTATACTGATGGCGCAACTAGTAGTATCCCCAATATAACAGTTGCCGATTCTGCCAGCGGAGACCTTGTTGTTGATTGGAATTCTTATTATCTCGTTTCTGATTCTACTCCAGGCGTAGGGCAAACTGATGTTTATTCTGGGAATTACACTTTTTGTTCTTATAAGGTAGCCACGGGGATTAACACAACAATGACGTGGAATCATAGTGGCGACCATGCGCATATAGGGATGGCTTTAGTTCCTATTTTATCAAGTATATTGTCTCCAATGTGGTTTTTTTAATACCTAATAAAATCAACATTTCATGGGAAATTAATTGTAATTTAGGAAGAGAAATCAATATTTAATGTCGCTTTCGGAAGTATATTTTATTATTTATTTCCGAAACGGAAAGAGTAATATGCGCATAATAAGACATAATAATGGATTATGCGCATTTATAGTAATAAAGGGCTATAACTTAACATTATAGCCCTTTTGTCTATAATTGGCGAATATAGCTTATATGGCTATATTTTGTTCTTATTTATTATAAAGTTGTGAAGGTGCAAATAGCAAGTCTTCTTTTGCTATTATATTTGTTTAGTATAACACAAAGGAGGAAAGTTGTCAAGTCAAATAATACAAGATATTAGTAGATATCAACAATATGTTGATTTTAAACTTATGAAAAGTTTAGGTCAGAATTATATTGTTGCAAAATGTGCAAGTGGTAATGGTAGAGTTGATTCTATGTGGGAATCTCATTATAAAAATGGAATTGATGCGGGGATGATAGTGATTCCTTATTTTTGGGAAGACCCAATTGATGATGCAATTACACAAGCAAAATCTTTTGTAAATATTATTAAGAACAAAAAAGTTCCGTGTATTGTTATAGACGTAGAACAAAATTGGAAAAGTTGGGATGACTGGTCTAAAAAAATAAATCCACTTCCTTCTTTTTCAAAAGATTATTTATTTACACACTTTAAAACAGTTTACGAATACTTAACCAAAAATACAACCCTTCCTATAATCGTGTACACAGCTAATTGGTTTGTAAAAGCTTATCTTCCTAAAGAAGCATGGACTTATTTAGAAAGTATTTATACATGGTGGGCAGATTATACATTTTATAATACAACTAAAGTTAAAAAAACTTGGGCAGAGATTGAAACATTAATCCCCACAACTGATATCATTCCTACCTTGCCTAGATTTTATAAAACAGATAGGGCGCTTTTATGGCAAGTATCAGGAGACAAGTTTTATGCGGATGGAGTGTATGCTAATATTGAAAGAACACGATTGTCTGAATTAGATTTGAACAAATGGATTAATAAAAATATTTCAATAGATAAAATTTTTGGAGGATCAAATGTAGTAGTTGTTCCTCCGTTGGAGGAAGAACTTGTGATTGCGACTTTTAAAAAATCAACAAAATTTGTGAATGTTTTAAATGTTCCTTATATTTCTCAATTAGGAGAGGGTGCTCTTAAGCACAATAACGATTGTGGAGCAGCTTGTGGATGCATGATCGTTGGAGGATATAAAGACGTAATCCCAACTGTAGATGAATTTTATGATAAAGCACAATCTAGTGGAGATGTATATCTAAGTGCCACTCAAATTATTAATGTATTAAAATCTTATGGAATTTCTTCTACTTGGTATATCTCTGACATGAAACCTTTGATGTCTACATTATCTTCTGGTAAACCAGTTATTTGTCTTATTTTATACAAAACATTAGTAGATGCGGGGATTGTGGATAGCACATTTAAGGGTTATCATTTTGTATTGGCAACAGGATATGACACTAAAAATATTTATATTAACGATCCTCTAAATGGTGGTGAATATTTAGAAGTTCCTATTGAAACTTTCAATCAGTGTTGGAAAGATGCAGGGATTGATCCAAATGCCAATCCTTCTTATGGTTGTATTGTTCCCAATAATCCTATTGGTGGAGATGTGATATCTTATCCTAAATATAAAGTAACAGCAAATTCTTTATATATTCGTAGTGGCCAAGGAACTTCTTATTCTGCTATTGGATCTTTAAAATATGGTGACATTGTTGAAGTTTTAAATATTTCTAATGGTTGGGCAAAGCTTGCTACACAGGCAGGATATAGTTCGGCGCAATATTTGGTTAAGGTTTAGGGTTGATTTTAGGTTGGTGGTAGATATGAATAAAGGTGGCTATTTAAGCCACCTTTATTTTTTATTGTTTTAGGATTCTAGAATTGTACGTTCTTTCTTCAAATCCCTATTTGTAGCATGATGTGTTGTGAATTTGTCAGGATAACGCGACTGAAGTTTAGCTATATTAATATCTAGAATCTCTTCTGGATCTAAATCATTAGTATAGCATAAATTGCTCCAATACCACATAATATCACCAAGTTCTTCTTTTATATTTACCCAATCCAAATCTTTATTATATGCCAATTCTTTTTTGAACGTATCTGCTAATTCTCCAATTTCTGTCATCATGCCTAAAATCATATGCAAATCATTTAGTTGCCATGTTTCAAGATTGGCATTTGTTCTGTTAGCTTTTTCGCAATATTCTTTTAATTGCATATTTTATCCTTTTATAAATCATAAGATGGTGATGTGGTTTGCTCAATTTCTGATTTACACCCAAGGCATTTCTTTTTACCATCAATGTCTACAAGCTCATTGCCACAAACAGGACATTTGTCTTTTTTAAGAGCTTTGGGAGTAAGAACTTGAACTTTCCTAGATTCATTTCTGTACATGGCAACTCCCTTACAACCCAACTCCCATGCCAACATCCCTGCTTTAGCCATTGTCTCACGATGGGTCATTTTTGGGAAATTAATTGTTTTACTGACACCTGAATCTACATGCCTTTGTGCCGCTGCTAAAGTTTTGATATGCTCTTCCCAAGTAACTTCTGTGCCACCATTTGATGATACTGCACAACGGAAATATTCTTTTCCCGC